GCATGGGTTCAAGCAAAAGTAACTTTAGCAACAGAAGGTATTCTTACTTGTGCAAATTATATGGCAGGTAAAGATCAAGAACTTGGTGAATCCATGAATATTGATGAAATTGCACCAGTAGTTGCTGGTGGATTATCTGTTGCAAGAATGGCAGCATCTCAAATAGCAAAAAATGCAATTAAAGGTGCAACAGAAAAAACAGTTGGTGCAGCTGCATCTGGTATCATAAACACCGCAGGAACACAAACTGCAAATACTTCTGCTCAACAAGCAGCCAAGCTTGCTATGCGTCCAGGATCATCTTCATATGTTTCAAATTTACCAATTGATCGTTCTGCTGCGACAGCACCAACAATTCCAAAACCACAAACACCATCATCTTCAAAACCACAAACACCATTACCAACAAATTCTTCTGGATCAACTTCGAATCAAATATCACCTAATGGTGTAAAAAATAAAACAAATGATTCTAAAATAAGAAAAAATATATCAAAATCTATAGAAACATCAATATCAAATACTGCAAGTATTGCAAAAAAAGGTGTGGGTGGATATGTTGGTATGTTTACTCCAAAGGAAGAATTTTCTCAAAAATTATTATCATTCAAACAAATCAATGACATTATGGAAACTGCTGCATGGCAAAGAAAAGAAGGTAAAAATCCAGAAGGGGGATTGAATCAAAAAGGAATTGATTCATATCGTAAAGAAAATCCCGGTTCAAAACTTTCAATGGCAGTTACTACACCACCTTCAAAGTTATCTCCAAATTCAAAAGCAGCAAAACGTAGAAAATCTTTTTGTGCTCGTATGTCAGGAATGCCTGGTCCAATGAAAGATGAAAAAGGAAGACCAACAAGAAAAGCATTATCTCTGAGAAAGTGGAATTGTTGATATAAATGAATTGTTTAGGAAGAGATTAGTAGGTAACTTATGGCTGCAGATATTTATCTCGGTAATCCAAATCTAAAAAAAGCAAATACTCAAATTGAGTTTACTGAAGAAAATATTATTGAATTCATGAAATGTAAACAAGATCCTGTTTATTTTGCAAAAAAATATATCAAGATTGTTTCTCTTGATCATGGGCTTGTTTCATTTAAAATGTATCCATTTCAAGAAAAATTGATTAAAAATTTCCATGCTCATAGATTTAATATTTGTAAAATGCCACGTCAAACTGGTAAATCAACAACTGCAGTATCATACATGTTGCATTATGCAGTATTTAATGACAATGTAAATATTGCAATTCTTGCAAATAAGGCTTCAACTGCAAGGGACTTGTTAAGTAGATTGCAATTAGCATATGAAAATCTTCCTAAATGGATGCAGCAGGGCATCATAGCATGGAATAAAGGAAGCATGGAACTTGAGAATGGATCTAAAATTATGGCAGCATCTACATCAGCCTCAGCAATTCGTGGAGGATCTTATAATATTATTTTTTTGGATGAATTTGCATTTATTCCAAATCATATTGCAGAACAATTTTTTGCATCAGTATATCCCACAATTTCTTCGGGTCAAAATACAAAAGTAATTATGGTTTCTACGCCCCATGGCATGAATCATTTCTATAGATATTGGCACGATGCGGAAAGAGGAAAAAATGAATATATTCCAACAGAAGTGCATTGGTCAGAAGTACCAGGAAGGGATGCAAAATGGAAAGAACAAACAATTGCAAATACTTCGGAACAACAGTTTAAGGTTGAATTTGAATGTGAATTTTTGGGATCCGTAGATACATTGATTGCACCATCAAAATTAAAATCAATGGTATATGATGATCCTATTAAAAGAAGTGGAGGACTTGATGTATATCACAATCCAGATTTAACAAGAGATTATATTATTACTGTAGATGTTTCTAGAGGAATTACTAAAGATTATTCTGCATTCGTAGTTTTTGACATTACAACATTTCCATATACAGTTGTTGCAAAATATAGAAATAATGAAATTAAACCAATGATTTTCCCTTCCGTTATAGAAGAGGTTGCCAAAGCATATAATAAAGCTTGGGTTCTGTGTGAAGTCAATGATATTGGTGATCAGGTTGCTTCAATTTTACATTTTGATTTAGAATATGAAAATATACTTATGGTTTCTATGAGAGGAAGAGCAGGGCAAATTGCTGGAGCAGGGTTTTCTGGAACTAAAACTCAACTAGGAATTAAAATGAGTGCAACAACTAAAAAAATTGGTTGTTCAAACTTAAAAATTTTAGTAGAAGATGATAAATTAATAATTCAAGATTATGACATCATTAGCGAACTTACAACTTTTATTCAAAGAAAACAATCATTCGAGGCAGAAGAAGGTTGTAATGATGATCTTGCAATGTGTTTAGTTATATTTTCTTGGTTAGTTGCACAAGATTACTTCAAAGAAATGACTGATCAAGATGTTCGCAAAAGAATTTATGATGGGCAAAGAGATCAAATTGAACAGGACATGTCTCCATTCGGATTCATTTTAGATGGAAGTGATTATGAAGGCGAAATGGTTGATGAGAGTGGAGATAGATGGCATACTGATGAATATGGTGACGTTTCATACATGTGGGAATATAAGTAATTTATAAATACTTTCAGAATAAAATAGGGAATCTCTAGGGGAGTTTAGAATGGCGATTCAGTTAGCATCTCCGGGCGTAAAAGTTAGAGAAGTTGATTTAACCAGAGGTGGTGTAAATGCAACATCAAATATTGCTGCAGGAATTGCAGCACCATTTCAAAAAGGTCCGGTAAATGAAATTAAAAGAATATCAAATGAGAAACAATTAGTTGATATTTTTGGACAACCAGGAGTTGGAACAACAGACTACCATTATGAATCTTGGTATGCTGCTTCAAATTTTCTTTCATATGGTGGAGAATTAGATGTAGTTAGAGCAGGTGGATCAAATCTTGTTAATTCAAATGCTGCTGTTGCAGTTGCATCGTCATCAAGTTTAAAAATTTATAACTTTGAGGATTTTAATAATAATAGGTATAATGATTCAAATTGGTATTTTGCATCAAAAAATCCTGGTTTTTGGGCAGAAAATATAAAGGTATGTATTATTGATAATGCAGCTGATCAAAGAATTTCAGGAATTTCTAGTTTAACAAGTAATTCTGATCAAATAAAAGTTGGATATGCGGTAACTCAAACATTGAGTGGAGTGAATATTGGAATTGGTACAACATCAGATGCAAATGGATATCTGAAAGGACTAATTACTGGTGTTGGAGTTAGTCACGTTGATATAAAAATTACTTCGTATGTTTCTGGAATTGGAAATACAGAATATTCAATTTCATATCAGCAAAATTCACTGTATGAATTTAAAACTGGAGCAGGGTATGTAATTGGTGTTTCATCAGAAGCAGGAAATGCTGGAATTTTAACTGGATCCTTAATAAATCAAAATTGGTATGATACTCAAAATATTTTGACTTCTGCTGAAGATGGTGGAACCGATCCATTTACATTATCATGGAGATCTGTTTTAAACAAACCACAAGATAGTGCATATGTTACTCAAAGATCTGGTAAAAATGATTCTTTAAATCTAGTAGTAATTGATATAACTGGATCAATTAGTGGTTCTGTAGGAACAATTTTAGAAAAATTTGGAAATCTTTCTAAAGCTAAGGATACCGAAATTTCTCCACAAAAATCAACATATTATAAAGATTATATCGCAGAAAATTCAAATTATATTTTTGCAGGAACTTCTCCAGCAAGAAATGATTCATATTGGAATACTTCTGCAAAACCAGCAGGATTTTCTGCAGGAATTACTACGGTATCAACAGCAGCTGGATCTTGGGGACAAAATGCTCAGGGAATAATTTTTAACTCTGTAGGAAATATTTCATATAAACTAACTGGTGGTAAAGATTACATTGGAATTGGATTATTTGATTGTGATCTTGGTGATCTAATGACATCATATGATTATTTTAATGATCCAGTAAATAGTGATATTCGTTTTCTACTCCAAGGTGGTGCTCATAAAAGTAAAGAAGATGAGCAAGCAAAAGCTAAAAAATTAATTTCAATTTGCGAATTTAGAAAAGATTGTGTAACATTCATTTCTCCAAATCGAGATAGTGTTGTAAATCTTACGAATCAATCAACACAATTATCAAATATTCTCTCATTCTTTTCTCCATTAACATCTTCTTCTTATGCAATTTTTGATTCCGGATATCAATACGTATATGATAGGTGGAATAAAAAATATGTTTATATTCCAACATCAAATGATGTTGCCGGATTGTGCGTAAGAACAGACATAAATCAATTTCCATGGTTCTCTCCTGCGGGAAGTAGTAGAGGAAATTTAAATTATGCTATCAAATTAGCATATAATCCTGGACAAGATCATAGAGATCGTCTTTATTCAAATAGAATTAATCCAATAATTGCTTCTCCTGGAGCAGGAATTATTCTTTATGGTGATAAGACTGGACTTTCCTATGAAAGTTCTTTTGATCGAATCAATGTTCGAAGATTGTTTATTACAATTGAAAAAGCAATTGCAAATGTTGCAGATGCACAATTATTTGAATTAAATGATGCAGGTACTCGATCTAATTTTGTAAATATTATAGAACCTTATTTGAGAGATATTAAAGCAAAAAGAGGAATTTATGATTATCAAATCATCTGTGATGATACAAATAATCCACCAGATGTTATTGATAGAAGTGAATTTGTTGCTGACATTTATGTCAAACCAGCTAGATCAATTAATTTTATAGGTCTAACATTTGTATCAACCAGAACCGGAATTTCCTTTTCGGAAGTAATCGGAACAGTATAATAGGAGAAACTACCCATGCCATTAGATAGAAACACAGCAGGTATTCTTAATAATACAAGAACGATTGATTCATTCAAGAGTCGATTGGTTCAGGGAGGTGCTCGTCCCAATTTATTTGAAGTCGAATTTGATTTTCCATCAACAATTAAAGCAGAGTTGGGAGATATTCCAACAGACACTACATATAGAATGTTAATTAAAGGAGCACAACTTCCAGCATCAAATATCGCAGAAGTAATTGTTCCCTTTAGAGGAAGACAGCTAAAAGTGGCTGGAGATAGAAGATTTGATCCATGGACAATTACAGTTGTCAATGATGGTGATTTTAAACTAAAAGAAGCATTTGAAAAGTGGTCAAATTATATTACCAAAACTTCAGATGGTTCTGGTACAATAAGACCTCAAGATTATTTTGCAAATTGGATTGTTCATCAACTAGGAAGAGCATCTTATACTTCAGGATCAGCTTCTGCAAGTGGATCTACACTTCCAATTCTAAGAAGTTATAAGATGTATGGATGTTGGCCAAGCATTGTTTCTGGAATTGAACTATCGTATGATAGTGCAGACACCGTAGAAGAATTTCAAGTAACATTACAAGTTCAATGGTGGGAAGCATATAATAGCACAGGCGGCGATTCAATTGTTTGATAAATAGTGAAAATTACTTTACACTATGGCTGCCGGAAAAAAATTATTTGGATTTGCTCTTGAGGATGTTGATGATAAAAAATCACAAAGTGTAGTCAGCCCTGTTCCTCCAAATGATGAGGATGGGGTTGATTATTATTTGTCTTCTGGATTTTATGGTCAATACGTAGATTTAGAAGGAGTTTTTAGAACCGAATTTGATATTGTAAAAAAATATCGTGATATGGCATTGCATCCGGAATGTGATACTGCAATTGAACATGTTGTAAATGAGGCTATTGTTTCTGACTTAAACGATAGTCCAATTCAAATTGATTTGGATAATTTGAATGCAAGTGATAATTTAAAATCTGTAATTCGCAATGAATTCAAATATATTAAAGATTTGATGCAATTTGATAAAAAAGCACATGAAATTTTTAGAAATTGGTATGTTGATGGAAGAATTTATTATCATAAAGTAATTGATATGAAAAAACCTGATGAAGGTATTCAAGATATCAGGTATATTGACGCACTAAAAATAAAATTAATGAGAATTCGTCCTCAGGATAAAAGTCATGGGCAAACATTGAAAATTGATTTGGGAACAGATAATCCTTTGATACATCAACATGCAGATGCAGAAGTTGAAGAATTTTATATTTATTATCCCAAAGGAATGGTTGAAAAATATGGATCCATAACCGGAAAGGGAATTAAAATTGCAAAAGATTCAATTACTTTTGTTTCTTCCGGACTTGTGGATCGAAATAAGTATCTTACGCTTTCATATTTACATAAAGCTATTAAATCCCTCAATCAACTTCGTATGATTGAAGATTCTCTTGTAATTTATAGACTTTCAAGAGCACCAGAAAAAAGAATTTTTTATATTGATGTTGGAAATTTGCCAAAAGTAAAAGCAGAACAATATCTTCGTGATGTGATGATGAGATACCGCAATCGAATGCATTACGATGCTCATACTGGAGAAGTTAAAGATGATAAAAAATTTGTAAGTATGTTGGAAGATTTTTGGCTTCCTCGTCGGGAAGGTGGAAGAGGAACTGAAATTGGAACTCTTCCTGGAGGACAAAATTTAGGAGAACTTCAAGACATTGAATATTTTCAAAAAAAACTTTTCAGATCATTGAATATTCCCGATAGTAGACTTGCAAGTGAGAGTGGATTTAATCTTGGTCGTTCTTCAGAAATTCTTCGTGATGAATTAATGTTTTCAAAATTTGTCGGAAGAATGAGAAAAAGATTTAGTAATATTTTCATTGATATGCTAAAAACTCAATTAATTTTGAAAAATATTGTCACCCCAGAAGACTGGGAAAAAATGGCAGAGCATATTCAATTTGATTATTTGTACGACAATCATTTTTCTGAATTAAAAGAAACCGAATTGATGAACGAAAGATTAAATTTAATGGTTGCAATTGAACCTTATATTGGAACTTATTACTCTAGAGATTATGTTAAACGTAAAGTCTTGAGAATGACAGAAGAAGAAATTGAAGAAATGACTCGAGAAATGGAAGAAGAAAATGAAACAGGTGTTGGTGTTCCATTAGATGTTCAAAATGAAATCGCGGTTGGAAAAAATCAATCTAATAATGATTTGGGAGAAAATCCACCAGAACCAGATTTGGAAAATAATAAAAATTCTGGAGCAACAGAATCTCCAAAAATAAATATTAAAAAAGCTAAGATATAAATAAATACAAGGCATATCTATAACTATGGAAACTTCAGAATTAGTAAATATGATTGCGGCAGATGCTAAACCATCAGATATTTCTGATTATATTAAAAATTTACTTTATGCAAAATCAGCGGAAAAAATTGACGATTTGAGACCATCTGTTTCTGCTAATTTATTTGGAGATGATCATGATGAATTCGAAGAAAATGATGATTCAGAAGAATTCGATTCAGAAGAGGTAGAATGAGCGCATCACAACCATTAAGTTTAGTAAAAGATTATGGATTACTTGATAGTAGTAACGATAGTATCAAAACTTCAAATCCCCAGATTATAAAAACTGGTATTGTTTATGCATCTTGTAGTACTGAAAAAAAGGGTGGGAACATTGGAGTCTGCAATACAACAACTAGTTCTGGTATTGGTTCATTTCATATAAATCTTGGAACAGAACTTCTTTATCGTTATGGACATCCCGCTCAAGCAGTTATTACTGGAATACAAACAGGAACAAGTACAGTTCTAACATTAAATCATACAGATACCAAACTTAGAGTTGGTGATTATATTCAAGTTGTCGGAGCAGGAACAACATATGATAATAGTCTTTTTCATAAAGAAATTACGGAAATTCAATTTCCTCAACAATGGAATAATTATCAAACAAAAATTACCATAAATGCAAATACAAATTCTGGGCATCATACTTTTGTTGGAGTTGCGACTGCAGCAAAATCAATTGTTTTTGTATTAAAACCAGAAACTAATCATGGGTGTACAGTACATTTACACGAGGTACAACTAGGATGAAATTAATTTCCGAAGAAATAGAATCAGTAGAAGTTTTTACTGAAGAAAAAAATGGTAAAAAAACTCTTTATATTCAAGGACCTTTTCTTCAAGCAGAAACTGTAAATCGTAATAAAAGATTTTATCCAATTTCAACTTTAGTTAAAGAAGTTGCAAGATATACTCAAGTATTTGTTGAAAATGGAAGAGCTCTTGGTGAGTTGGGACATCCAAATGGACCAATTATCAACTTAGACAGAGTTTCTCACAAAATTGTAGAACTCAAACAAGACGGAAATAATTTTATAGGTAAAGCTCAAATTCTTTCAACACCAATGGGAAAAATTGCATCTTCACTTTTAGGTGAGGGTGTAAAATTAGGAGTTTCTTCTAGAGGAATGGGATCTCTTTTTCAAAAAGAAGGAATTAATTACGTTAGTGAAGATTTTATGCTTGCGACTGCTGCTGATATTGTAGCAGATCCTTCTGCTCCTGATGCTTTTGTAAATGGAATCATGGAAGGTAAAGAATGGATTTGGGAAGGAAATGTTCTTCGAGAAATTCAATGCACTGAAATCAAAAGAGAAATAAATACACTTGTTGATCAAGATTTGTTAGAATCAAATAAACTTCGTTTATTTGGAAAATTTTTATCAAATCTATAAATTATAAATAATAACAGAAAATATAGGAATTTGGTAGAAAGATGACCGTTGGTAAAAATCTACAAGAAATGCAAAATCAAGTAACAAAGGATGCCAAGCCTGCGGAACCAATGCCTAAGGCTGCAAACTATGTTCCTGATAATGATTCAATAGAAGTTTTAGGTGGTCCTACACCTCAAAATTCTAAGCCGGATGATGAGAGTAATAAACTCAAATCTCCTTCTGCAACATTTATTGCCAAAAGCAATCCTATAACAAAGGGATCTGCCGGTACTGTTCAAATGCCTGGACCACAAGGTGCTGTTGGTATGAAGGCAAGTGGATATGGTCGTGGGGCTAATGAAGAGGTTGAAGTTGAAGATGAGTCATTCCTAGAAGATGAAGAAGGTTCAAACTATGAAGAAGATGAATTTGAAGAAGAAGAAGAGTTAGATCTTGAAGATGATGTAAAGGCTCTTCTATCAGGTGAAGATCTTTCTGAAGAATTCCAAGAAAAAGCAAAAACAGTATTTGAAGCAGCTGTTCGTTCCAAGATTTCTTCTTTGAGGGAATCGATGGAACATAATTATGAATCTGCTCTAATTGAACAAGTAGAGCAGATTAAGTTTGATCTTACTGAACGTGTTGATTCATATTTAGAATATGTTGCAAATGAGTGGATCAACGAAAATGAATTACAAATTGAATCAGGACTCAAAGGAGAATTATCCGAGTCCTTTATGACTGGTCTCAAAAATCTTTTTGAAGAACATTATGTAGAAATCCCTGAAGAAAAATATAATGTTGTTGAAGCTATGGTACAAAAACTTGATGAGATGGAAATAAAACTCAATGAGCAGATTACTACAAATATTAGCTTAAACAAGCGTTTGTCGGAGTCTGTCTCTAATAATATCATTGACGAAGTAAGTGAAGGTTTAGCTCTTTCCCAAAAGGAAAAACTTGCCGCTCTTGCCGAAAGTGTTGAGTTTGAAAGTGAAGGACAATACCGTGAAAAACTAAAGACGCTTCGTGAAGCATATTTTGCACCTAAATTAGCGTCAAATAATTCACAAGAAGTCATTTCTGAAGAAGTAAATGAAGATTATGGACCTACAATGAATGCTTATCTTCATGCATTGACAAAGTTCAACTAAATTGATTTTTATATTATAACACACACACTTTTTTCAAGAAGGAGTTAATTTCAAATGTATAACGCAACTCAGTTGCAGAGAAAGTGGGCTCCTCTTCTAGAGGCAGAGGGTCTAGATAAAATCTCAGATCCACATAGAAGAGCAGTTACCGCTCAACTGTTAGAAAATCAGGAGAATGATTTACGTGAAGGTAGATCATTCCTATCAGAAACTGCACCAACTTTCAATACCGATCCTGCAGGAACAGGAAATCCAGGATTTTCTGGATCAGCAACGACTCCAGTTGCAGGTTTTGATCCGGTTCTAATTAGTTTAATTAGACGTGCAATGCCTAACTTGGTCGCTTATGACTTAGCAGGTGTTCAACCAATGAATGGTCCTACTGGACTCATTTTTGCAATGAGAACTAAGTATGACAATCAAAGAGGAACTGAAGCGTTCTTCAATGAGCCAAATTCTGCATTCTCAGCACAAAACTCTTCTGCTAATCTTACTCAAGGAGATTATACTGGTGGTGTTGATGGAGACAGCACTGTAGGTTTCGGTACAACTGCACAATCCGGAACAAATCCATCCATTCTAAATGGTGGTGCATCAAATGCATATAATGTAGGTCAAGGTTTCAGAACTCAAGATCTAGAATCTCTTGGAGATGGTCCTGCAAATAATTTCCGTGAAATGTCTTTCTCAATCGAGAAAGTTAGCGTAACTGCAAAGTCAAGAGCACTCAAAGCTGAGTATTCATTAGAACTTGCACAAGATCTCAAGGCTATTCATGGTCTTGATGCGGAAGCAGAATTGGCAAATATTCTTTCTATAGAAATTCTTGCCGAAATCAACCGCGAAATCATTCGTACCATCTATAAAGTGGCTGAGCCTGGTGCTCAAACCAATACAGCAACTGCTGGTATATTTGACTTGGATATTGATTCCAATGGTCGTTGGATGGTTGAGAAGTTCAAAGGTATGATGTTCCAACTGGAGCGTGATGCTAATGCAATCGCTCAGAGAACTCGTAGAGGAAAGGGCAATATGATTCTTTGCTCTGCCGACGTTGCTTCTGCACTTCAAGCTGCAGGTCAACTTTCATACTCTGATGCTCTAAGCAATAATCTACAGGTTGATGATACCGGAAATACTTTTGCTGGTGTTCTAAATGGTCGCTATAAAGTTTATATCGATCCATTTGCTGCAAACCTAAGTGCAGATCAATACTATGTAATGGGATATAAGGGTACTTCACCTTATGATGCAGGTCTTTTCTACTGCCCCTATGTGCCTCTACAGATGGTACGTGCTGTTGGACAGGATACATTCCAACCAAAAATTGGATTCAAGACTCGCTATGGTATGGTTGCAAATCCATTTGCAGAAGGAACCGATGTTGGTGCAGGTCGTATCACCAATGATACAAACCGTTACTACAGAAGAGTAAAAGTTCAAAATCTAATGTGATTTTGAAATTATATTTTGACCTCCTGATAAAGGAGGTCTTTTTTTATGCAAATCTGCTATAAATAATAATATATTTTATTAATATGTCAAAAAATCAATTGTCAAGAGATGAAATTCGTTGTTGGGTTCAAAAACTTAAACATGAATTATATTCAGAACAACCAAATAATTACATCAAAGATCCTAAACAAATTGCTCACAGATATTTGGAAAGAGTTCTGAATAAGATCGATGAATATCGTTACTAAATACAGTTAGCTTGGGAAGTTGACTTGTCTGCAAATTACACACAATCTCCATGCTCACTTCAGGGAGTATCGAATAAAAATTTTTTATCACTAATAGGATTTAAACTTATTATCAATCGATGCCCTAAAGTGAGTTTTTTATGCAATGCTGCGACTGTACCGGGACTGCAATTGGGAAATGCTAAACAGTCAACATACTTAAAAGATATTCCTATACCCGGAGATAAAATAATCTATGACGATTTGCAAGTAAGATTTCTTGTAGATGAGGATATGGAAAATTATCTTCAACTTTATAAATGGATTACTGGATTGGGATATCCGGAAAGTTTAGATCAATTTTCACAACTAAAAGAAAATGATAGATTCTTTCCAAGTAGTGATCCAAGAGATCCTTACAATGAAAGATCAGATGCTACTTTGCAAGTATTGAATAGTAATTTTAATTCTTCAGTTTCTTTTGGATTTAGGGATATGTACCCAACAAATTTATCTCCAATTCCTTTTGACGCAACTTTTGAATCTCAGACTTATTTTACGGCAAGTTGTAATTTTAAGTACACTATATTTAATATTATTGATATAAATGGAAACAAAGTCTAGTATTAATTTAGAAAAAATTCAACAAATGTGGGAACTAGATTCTCAAATAGATCCTGATAATTTGCATAATGAATCATTAAAAATTCCAGTTTTACATTCAAAATATTATAATTTATATAATACATTATTACTATTAAAAAAAAATATAGAGATACAAAAAAATAATATTCTCATACAAAGAAAAAAATATTATACAGGAAAAGCTTCTACAGAAATCTATAAGGAAGAACCATTTCCATATAAAATTCGTGATAAAGAAGATTTAAATTTATATCTAGATGTTGATGAAAAACTTTCAAAAGTTAAATTAAAAATAGAATATTATGATGTTATGCTTAGATATATTGAAGAAATTCTTCGAATGATTACGAATCGTACTTATCAAATTAAAAACGCAATCGAATGGAATAAATTTCAAGCAGGTTATGGCTGATTTATCAATTCTAAAAAAGAACGAAGTATATTTGAAAATTCAATGCGAAGCACATATAAAATATGAACTTCAAGATCAATTTACATTTGAAATACCAAATGCAAAATTTATGCCTCAATACAGAAATAAGTATTGGGATGGAAAAATTCGTCTTTTTTGTATTGAGAAAGGTGAAATATATGTGGGACTTTTAGATAAATTAATTGTTTTTTGTAAGAATCACGATTATACATTTGAATTTGAAAATAATAAATTTTACGGACTTCCATATGAAGAAAATGAAATGATCTCTGAGGAAGGAATAAAAGATTATATGTCAAATATATGCAAATATAAACCAAGAGATTATCAATTAGATGGAGTTTTTGATGCCCTTAAAAAAAATCGAAGATTAATTATATCACCAACTGGTTCAGGAAAATCTTTAATGATTTATTCTGTAATTCGATATCATGCAGAACAAGGAAGAAAAATTCTAATAGTTGTTCCAACTACATCTCTTGTAGAACAAATGTACAAAGATTTTGAAGATTATGGATGGGATAGCGAAAAATATTGTCATAAAATTTATTCAGGAAGAGAAAGAATTAGTGAGAAACAAGTTACTATAACAACTTGGCAATCAATCTATAAAATGGATCGAAAGTGGTTTGATCCATATGAAGTTATTGTTGGAGATGAAGCTCATCAATTTAAATCAAAATCTTTAATTACTATAATGACTAAATTGGCAGATGCAAAATATCGTTATGGGTTTACTGGAACATTAGATGGAACTCAAACTCATAAGTGGGTCTTAGAAGGATTGTTTGGTCCATCATATAAAGTTATTAATACAAAAGAACTGCAAGATGCCGGATATTTGGCAAAATTGAGTATTAAAGTTTTACTTTTAAAACATGAACCTCAAATATTTGAAACTTATGAAGATGAAGTTCAATATCTAATTGGCAATGAAAAAAGAAATAAATTTATTCGCAATCTTATATTAGATCTAAAAGGAAATACTTTGGTTCTTTTTAGTAGAGTTCTAACTCATGGACAGATACTTTTTGATCTCATAAATAATGATAAGCGAAAAGTTTTTTTTATTCATGGTGGTGTAGACGTAGAAGAAAGAGAACAGGTTCGCAAAATAACTGAACAAGAGAATAATGCAATCATAATTGCATCTTTTGGAACTTTTAGTACTGGAATAAATATAAAAAATTTACATAATGTAGTTTTTTCTTCACCTAGTAAATCTAGAATTAGAACTCTTCAATCAATTGGAAGAGTTCTGAGAAAAAGTGAAAATAAACTTAAAGCTGTTCTTTATGACATTGCAGACGATTGTAAAAAAGGTTCAAGATCTAATTATACTTTAAATCATCTTGTTGAGCGTATCAAATACTACAACGAGGAAAAATTTAATTATGAAATCATCCAAATCAACTTCCAAAAATAATAACGATCAATTTTATGCATCAATTAAACTTGTAAGTGGCGAAGAAATACTTTCATATGTTATTGTTGATGAGGTAAATGGAAATATTAAATTTTTATTAGATTCTCCAATCGTACTCAAAGATATTATAAATTTAAAAGATGGAACCAGTATTGGTTATCAATTTGAACCATGGATGAAAATACCTGAAGATGATATGTTTATTATTGATATGGAAAAAATAATTACAGTAAGTGAAATTACAAATAAAAAATTAATTGAACTTTATATAAATTTTGTTGCAAATGGTTATAGAGGTAAACATAATAAATTAACAAAGGAAATGGGATATATTTCTTCTGTTAATGAGGCTAGATCTATATTAGAAAAACTTTATAATAATTAAACCTATTATATTTTTAACTCCGACAGAGTTATTATACTGATATTCCAAAGACTTGTCAAGCCCTATACAAATATGCTATAATGATTATTATGAAAAGTAAATTTATTAAAAATGACTGTAATGGTAAAAAAGAGATCTGAACATTATGTAAATAATAAAGAATTTTTACATGCCCTAATTGTCTATAGGAACAAAGTAAAAGAAGCAAAAGAAAATGGAAATACAAAACCAAGAATTACAAATTACCTTGGGGAATGTTTTTTGAAGATTGCGACTCATTTGTCATATAAACCAAATTTTGTAAATTATATGTTTAAGGATGATATGATTTGCGATGGAATTGAAAACTGTGTTCAATATATTCATAACTTTGATCCAGAAAAATCTTCAAATCCATTTGCATATTTTACTCAAGTTATTCATTATGCTTTTTTGAGAAGAATACAAAAGGAAAAGAAACAATTAGAAATTAAACAAAAAATAATTGAAAGAACTGGATACGATGAAGTTTTTGTTGCCGATGAACATGGTGACACTACTAGCTATAATCAAATCAAAGATGCGATTCAATACAGATCTAATCGATGAAAGTAGCAATCATAACAGATCAACATTTTGGATTCAAAAAGGGATCAAAACTTTATCATGATTATTTTCTTAAATTTTATAATCAAGTTTTTTTTCCATATTTGGGAAAAAATAAAATTACTACTATTCTTGATTTGGGTGATACTTTTGATAGTCGTAAGACTATTGATTTTTATTCTCTCGACTGGGCAAAGAAAAATTATTTCGATGTTATTCGAGACAATAAAATACAGTTGTATAGTGTTGTGGGAAATCACACCGCATTTTATAAAAATACCAATGAAATTAATACTATCGACTTACTTTTACGAGAGTATGATAATATTACAGTTATTCATGAGACCACAGAAATAAAAATTGATAATTTAAACATTCTTTTTATTCCATGGATAAATTCTGAAAACGAGCAAATTACAATTAAAAAAATAAATGAAACCAAATCTAAAGTCGCAATGGGACATTTAGAATTAAATGGATTTTATTCACATATTGGACATGTAATGGAAGATGGAAATGATTCCACTCCATACGATAAATTTGATAGAGTATTTTCGGGGCATTATCATACTCGTTCAAACAATGGAAAAATTTTTTATTTGGGAAATCCATATCAGATGTTTTGGAATGATCTTTCCGATATTCGGGGATTTCATATTTTTGATACAGAAACTTATAACCTCGTTGCAGTAAATAATCCATTTGATTTATATAAAATTATTCACTATGATGATACTCCATATCAAATATTTAATTTTTCAGAATGCGAAGGTAAAATACTTAAGTTACTTGTAAAAAATAAGTCAGATAAAAATCAATATGAAAAATTTATAGAATGTATATTGAAAGCAAATCCAGCAGATTTGAAAATAGTAGAAAAAATAAACTCAGTTTATCTTGAAGATGAATTTTTAGAACAGACAGAAGATACATTTACAATATTAGATAAGTATATTGAAGAATTAGATACAAATCTAAATAAAGCTAAGATGAAGAATCTAATAAAAGATATCTATCAACAAGCTTGCGAGGTAATGTAATGTATATCATTTCAGTAGAAGGAATGGAGGATGGTGCATATGCAGTACAAAATGAAAATGGAGATAAAGTAGTTTTTTTCTTTGAGGAACTTGATGATGCAAAAAGATATGCTATGATGTTAGAAGAAGATCAACATCCTTCAATGTGTGTTCTTGAGGTTAATTCAAAACGAGCAGTTGAAGTATGTGAAAAAACGGGAGTAAAATATACAATAATAACTGGAAATGACATCGTAATTCCACCATCTGAAGATGATTACATTTAAAAAAATAAAGTATAAAAATTTCCTTTCATCCGGAAATATTTTTACATCAATAGATTTAAACAAAACAAATAATACTTTAATTGTTGGTCAAAATGGATCGGGTAAAAGTACAATTTTAGATGCTCTTTGTTTTTGTTTATTCAATAAACCATTTCGAAAAATTAATAAAAATCAATTAATAAATTCTATAAATGAAAAAGATTGTATTGCAGAAGTTGAATTTTCAATAAACGAATCCAATTATAAAATTATCAGAGGAATAAAACCAAATATATTTGAAATCTATGTAAATGGAGTTAAATTGAATGAAGATTCTTCTTCTGTTGATCAGCAAAAAATATTAGAACAAACTATTTTAAAACTAAATTATAAATCATTTACTCAGATTGTAATTCTTGGAAGTGCTTCGTTTGTTCCTTTTATGCAACTCGCATCTTCACATCGAAGAGAAATAATTGAAGATTTACTTGATATTAAAGTATTTTCTGCAATGTTGGATATCATTAAAGTAAAAATAAAAGATTCTAAAGATACATTAAAAACTTTAGAATTAAAAAAAGAAAATGTTGCAGAAAAAATTATTATGCAACAGGATTTTATTAAATCAATTGAAGAGAGTGGACAAAAAGATATTCAAGAAAAAAATAATAAGATAGTTGAATGTCAAAATGAAATCATTGAATATAATCAAAAGGTAGAAAATCTTTTATCTTTAGTCAAAGAAAAGCAAGAAGAAACTAAAAAATATTGTGATGCATCAGAAACGCTTCGTAAACTTGGAACATACAAAGAAAAAATATCAAATAAAAAACAAAACTCAAATGAAGATTTAAATTTTTTCAATAAAAATTCGGTTTGCCCTACATGCACACAAAATATTGAAGAAGATTTCAGAGTAAATAGAATTAAAGAACTTCAAGAAATTCTTGATACATATGAAAAGAATCTTCATCAAATTGAAGAAACTCTTGAAAAAGAAGAATTTCGAGAAAAAACTTTTTCTGATCTTCAAGGAGAAATTACCAATTTACAAAATGAAATTTCAAAAATTAATATTAAAATTTCTAACTCAAATAAATTACGAAATAATCTTGAACAAGAAATTCAAACTATTACCAATAGAATTGAAAACACAAATACTGAACATGAAAAATTAAGTGAATATAAAAAAAATTTGAAAGATATATTATCAGAACTGCAGAATATAAAAAATAATTATGATTATTATCTTCAAGTTAATTACCTACTAAAAGATGATGGAGTTAAAAGTAATATTATTCGCAAGTATCTTCCACTTATAAATCAGCAGGTAAATAAGTATTTGGAATTGATGGATTTTTACATCAATTTTAATTTGGATGAAGAATTCAATGAAAGAATCGAAACTCCTATTCATGAAAAATTTTCATATGCATCTTTTTCTGAAGGTGAAAAAATGAGAATTGATTTATCTCTATTGTTTACTTGGAGAGAAATTGCAAAAATGAAAAATAGTGTAGTTACAAATTTATTAATTATGGATGAAGTATTTGATAGTTCATTGGATGGAATGGGAACAGATGAATTTATGAAAATTATTAAGTTTATTGTAAAGGATGCAAATATATTTGTAATTAGTCACAAGAATGAACTTCACGATAAGTTTGAAACAGTTTTAGAGTTTGAAAAAATTAAAGGATTTTCTCAAATAAAAACTTGACATCTGTTTATTTTTTCTATATAATGTGGTTGAAAATCTTCAAATATTATGACAGTAACGACTGAAGATGGCGGACGCCAAAACATGTTCGCTAAAGAACCAAAAATGTACATCGATTCTGAGGTAAAAAATCAAATGGAAAACAATGTCTATGAAACTCATAACGAACGAGCAGAAAAATTGAATGGAAGACTTGCAATGCTCGGCATAATTGCTGCTCTAGGAGCATATGAACTTACCGGACAACTTATTCCTGGTATTTGGTAATATAAAGGGGATCTAATGATCCCCTTTATCATTATTTACACCAATGACATTTTGGATCAATCATTAATATTATTTGAATGTGTTTTATTTATTTAAATATTTGCGATTATCGATATGATATGCTATAATGCTGGTTGAACTTTATTATGATGGATATGTCTAACAACGAGTTTTGGAAATATAATGAGGATTTAACACTGAAAATAATAGAAGAATATATTAAGGGAACATATAATTCTCATTATGCATCTGATAAATCTAAAGTTCAAGTTTTGGATATTATTGATGCTATTGGAGATGGAATTCCATTCTGCAGAACAAATTTAATTAAATATTCGGCTAGATTTGGTAAAAAGAATGGATTTTCAAAATTGGATGCAATGAAGATTATTCATTATGGCATTCTTCTTTATCACTTTGCTGGATTTCACACTAATATTAAAAATAATAATGAAAATTTCTGATAAAACTCTTTCAATTCTTAAAAATTTTTCTCAAATCAATCAATCAATTTCCTTCAAAGAAGGTAAAAAATTAAAAACAATGTCTGTAATGAGAAATATTCTTGCAGAAGCAAATATTGAAGAATACATTCCAAAAGATTTTGCAATTTACGATCTTCCTCAATTTTTGAATAGCATTTTTCTTCATGCGGATCCTGAAATTGATTTGAATGAAGAAAATTATATGACTATTCGAGATGGTAAAACTCGTAGGTCAAAATATTTTTTCTCAGATCCAAGTGTAATTGTTGCACCTCCAGATAAAGAAATTGATTTTCCTAGTCTAGACGTTTGTTTTATTTTACAACAGCAGCAATTAGATAAGATTATTAAAGCATCTAATATTCTACAACTTCCAGATTTATGTGTTATTGGAGAATCTGGAGTTGTAAAAATGATTGCTACCGATAAAAGAAATGAAACATCAAATAACTACTCCGTAATTGTTGGTGAAGCAGAAAATAATTTTTGCTTTAATTTTAAGTTTGAAAATATTAAAATTGTTCCGAGTACATATGAAGTAACGATTTCTAAAAAGGGAATTGCAAAATTTTTTTCAAACGACTATAATCTAACTTACTATATTGCTCTTGAACCAGATTCAATTTTTGAAGAATGAATATTTTCGTTGTAGATTCAAATCCAAGAGTTGCTGCTCAGCAACTTCCTGATAAGCATGTTGTAAAAATGCCTTTAGAAACTTGTCAAATGGTTTCTATTATCTTTTCAAATTGGTATTGGAATTGGGGTAAAATTCATAAGATAGATGGAACTCCATACAGCACAGAAAAGGGTGCTTTTCGTAATCATCCATGTACTGTGTGGGCTGCTTCAGATGTTGTTAATTTTGCTTGGTTACTTACTCATGGATTTGAACTCTGCGATGAATATACATATCGTTATGAAAAAAAACATTCTTGTCAAAATACTTTAGAAGAAGCAATGACAATTTTTCATGATGAAAGTCAAATACCAATTTCGGATTATCAAAATGTAAAAGAGTTTACTCGTGCAATGCCAGATGACTTGAAAAATAATACAGATATTGATACAATTACTGCATATCGTAAATATGTTGCTTCTAAACCTTGGGTAAAGGATAACTACTTACGAAAACCTGAAAGAACTCCTGATTGGATGATTAATTATGCGTGATGATTTTTTGTGGGTAGAAAAGTATCGTCCAAAAACAGTCGAGGAATGCATACTTCCCATAGACATTAAGGATGCATTTGAAGGATTTTTGCAACAGGGAGAAATTCCAAATCTTCTTCTTTCCGGATCTGCTGGGTCTGGAAAAACTACTGTAGCAAAAGCAATTTGTGAACAATTGGGATGTGATTATATTTTAATAAATGGATCTGATGAAGGTCGATTTATAGACACTGTACGCAATACAATTAAAAATTATGCTTCGACCGTTTCATTACAAACAACTTCTAAGCACAAAGTCATCATTATTGACGAAGCTGATAATACGACCAACGATGTTCAACTCTGTTTACGGGCGAACATTGAGGCGTTTCATGCAAATTGCAGATTTATATTCACCTGCAACTACAAAAATAAAATTATCGAACCCCTACATTCACGTTGTTCCTGCCTGGAGTTTGGAATTAAAGGAAATGAAAAAATCAGAATTGCTACAAAATTCTTTAGACGAGTATGCGAAATCTTGGTTGAGGAAAATATTAAATTCGATGAAAAAGTAGTTGCAGAATTAATTAATAAGTATTTCCCAGATTGGAGAAGACTTCTAAATGAACTTCAGAGGTATTCTTCAAATGGTGAAATAGGTGTGAGTATTCTTGTAGATAAAAATTCTTTTTCTACAAATGAACTTATAAAATCATTGAAAACTAAACAATTTTTGAATGTTCGCAAATGGATTGTTCAAAATTTAGATAGTGATCCAAATGTTATTCTCAAAAATGTCTATAATTGTTTATATGATCATATGAAGGAAAACTCTATTCCCGAAGCAGTTTTAATTATTGCCAAATATCAATATCAAACTGCATTTGTTGCAGATCATGAAATTAATCTTCTTGCTGCATTAACTGAACTTATGTGTAACTGTGAATTCAAATGACTGGTATGATTCTTCGTCCATTCGGACCAACAATGTATCGAAATAAAATTTCTGATCGAATGCGTGATGAAATCAATGAGGCAGCACAAAATTCTCAAGTTGAAAATAACAATTTACTCGCAGGAAATATTGACAGAGAAGTTCAATATTTAATTAGTGAAGAAACTAATTTAGAATTGCGAGAATTTGTTTTAGATTATGTGGATCAAATGGCAAAAGTCGGTTCATATAATCCTCCTGTAGATCATGTTCTTTCCGGAATTGCTTTAGATAAACCTTGGGTGAATGTTCAAAAAAAGGGTGAATGGAATCCTCCTCATATTCATGCAGGAGATTTTTCTTGTGTTGCTTATTCAAAAATTCCTGATGAATTGAAAGATGAATGGAAACATCCTACTCAAAGAGGAAGAAATCCAGTAGGAGGTAAAATTGAATGGCAATATGGAATGTGGGCACCACATAATCTTCATGCATTTGGACCTGTTGAACCTGAGGAGAAAGATATTTACTTTTTTCCCGCTTGGTTAATACATTATGTTTATCCATTCAATTCCGATGTAGAACGAATTAGTTTTTCTACTAATTTCTTTTTGAATTATTCGTATGAGCAAACTTAAAAGTCCATTAAGATATCCTGGAGGAAAAACCAGGGCAGTTGCAAAAATGCAACAGTATTTTCCTGATTTTCGAAATTACGATGAATTTCGTGAACCATTTGTTGGCGGAGGTTCTGTCGCTATTTACGTCACGCAACTATATCCTTATCTAAGTATTTGGGTAAATGATCTTTATGAACCTCTTACCAATTTTTGGAAAACACTTCAAAGTGATGGTAAGAAAATGGAAGAGGAGATTTCTCGAATTAAAAAACACTACAACACTCCAGATCGAGCAAAAATTGTTTTTCTTGAATCTAAGGAATGTCTAAATCACAAAAAATCAACTGATTTTGATCGAGCAATATCTTTTTATATTGTAAATAAATGTTCCTTTAGCGGTCTCACTGAAGCATCTAGTTTTTCTGCACAAGCATCAGATCATAACTTTACCGAAAGAAATATTGGATTTCTTTCTGAGTATTCTGAAATAATTCAAAATTGGAGAATTACAAATTTTCCTTATGAAAATATAATTTCAGATTGCTATGGTGGTGCTTTTGTTTATATGGATCCTCCCTATGACATTAAGGATAATCTTTATGGAAAAAAGGGAGAACTTCATAAATCTTTTGATCACGATAAGTTTGCTGAAGTATGCAATATAACTAATATGAACATGATGGTTAGTTATAATTCAGATCAACTTGTAACAAATCGTTTTGTGGGAAATCAATGGAAAGCATATGAATATGATCACACATATACAATGAGATCTGTTGGTGATTATATGAGCGATCAGAAAGAAAGAAAAGAACTTTTATTATTGAACTATGACTTACGAATTGAAGGACTGGTTGAATTCAATCAATCAGACAAAAATCAATATAATGAACACAAACCAGGATAGTGTCCATGATTATGTACCTTATGTAATTAATAGATGTTTATCTGGACATATTGATGCAATTATGTTTGTGAATGAAATGAATATGAATCATCATTTGGATAAAAAACTTCAATATGATTTTTTGCTAAATATCTTGAGGAAGAAGAAAAGATATTCTCCTTGGATAAAAAAGGAAGAAATTAAAAATTTGGAATCTGTAAAATCCTATTATGGATATAATACAGATAAAGCAAAACAAGCTCTTTCTTTGCTAACAAAATCTCAAATAAACTACATAAAAACAAAACTTGATACTGGAGGAATAAAATGAGTATCGTTCATGAGCCAGAAGTGAATTGGAGTGCTGATAAAATGGTTGAGGTAATTCTTGCCGAACCAGATGATTTTTTAAAGGTAAGAGAAACGCTTACAAGAATTGGAGTATCTTCTAGAAAAGAAAAAAAGTTATATCAATCTTGCCACATTTTGCATAAGCAAGGAAAATATTACATTGTTCATTTCAAAGAATTATTTGCTTTAGATGGTAAAAAAGCAAATCTAACTGTAAATGATGTTCAACGTAGAAATAGAATTACTCAGTTACTTGCTGATTGGGGACTAATTACTGTAATTAATGTAAATTTAATTACTGATATTGCACCTCTAAATCAAATTAAAGTCATTTCATATAAAGAAAAAGGTGAATGGATTTTAGAAACAAAGTATAATATTGGTAAAAAGAAAGTAGAAGAATCCGAATAAAAACTTCGGAAAACAGTATTTCAATTTTTTGAAGATCTTGTATAATTAATATGTCGCCTTTATTTCAGGGGACATATCTTAATAAATCAAGACGCTCAAGGAGGTCGTATCATGTTTAATAGTAAGTCTTCAATTACATTGTCGGTTCCAGAAACTGCAAAATATCTGGAAAAAATTCGAAAAAATACAATAGGTATTGATGACATTTTTAATCAAATTGAACAATCCTTTGGATACAATACAAATTATCCATTGTATAATTTGGTAAAAGAAAATGAAACAAATTATAGGCTTGAAATTGCTCTTGCCGGATTTAAACGTGATGAAATTTCTGTATACACAGAAATAAATAAATTAGTCGTTGAATCTAAAAGTCAGAATGCAAACACTGAAGAATATATTCATAAAGGTGTTGCAACAAGATCATTTTCAAAAACTTGGACAATTTCTGAGGATATTCAAGTTTCTAAAGTTATTTTTGAGGATGGGTTATTGACAGTTAATTTAAATAAAATAATTCCAGAATCTCATATGAGAAAAGACTGGATGTAATTTTTTGGATGGGGAGGGTAAAACCTCCCCTAAATATTATGAGGGATATTTGATAATGTTGTATCTAAAAATAAAACATCACCTTTCAGCTAAAGACTATAGAAAACAAATTGATGAAAGTCTAAGTTTGAAATTTAGAGAAAATTTAAATTATATTTTTTGGAATAAAAATGTTCTAAAAAGTCAAATTCGACGAGCTCTTTTAAAGTTTGGAAACGCATTTGCAGAATATGTTGGAATTGATACTCGAATCATAAAAGATATCTTACTTTTGGGTGGCAATGCTGGGTATAATTATACAAGTTATTCTGATTTAGATGTCCATTTAGTCGTTGATCCAAACGATCTTCCTCAATGCAATTCTGAATTATTGCAAGATTATTTTAAAGATAAAAAAACTCTTTGGTCTTTAACTCATAATGTAAAAATATATGGATCTGATGTTGAACCATATATTGAGCAACCTGGAATAATTCGAAAAAAAAGTCAAGGAGTTTATAGTTTAGTTAAAAATAAATGGATTCAAGAACCAGAAAAGTTTGAGGGTGATCTTGATGAACGAGAACTAGAAAAAAAAGTTAAAAATATGAAAGATCGTATTGATACTTTGATTTTAGGAAATAATGAAATTGGACTTAAAAATTTATTAAAAAAATTAAAAAATTCAAGAAAATCTTCAATCGATAAGTATGGAGAATATGGATTTGAAAATTTAGTATTCAAAGAACTTAGAAATATTGGATACCTTGACAAAGTACGTAGGGCAGTGATAGAATTGAAGAACAAAAAACTATCTCTACCATGACTAAAGTTTTAATGCTAAAAACAGGAATTGTTTTAATTTCTAAAATTGATGAGCTTTCGTCTGAACTTGGAGAACCAGATTGTATGTTGAAGCAACCTTTTGAAATGATTATGAATTCAATGACAGAAGAATATAATCTAAGACCTTGGCCTAGTTTTAGTAGACAGCAGGAAATAATGATTCATTCAGATAGCATACTTACTATAGTTGATCCAGAAGCTGAATATCTTGAAAAGTATCAAAAATTGATTTCTGAATGAGATATTATACTAATGTTCAAATGGTGGGCAATGAATTTCTTGTCCGTGGATTTGATCAAAATAAATCTTTTATTTTGAGAGAAACTTGGCAACCCACACTATTTGTTCCAAGCAATAAAAAAACAAAATATAAAACTCTAGATGATAAATGCGTTCAAGATATTCAACCAGGATCAGTTCGAGATTGTAGGGAATTTATTCGAAAGCATGAAGGAGTAGACGGATTTCAAATATATGGAAATACTAGGTATATCTATCAATATATTTCAGAAAAATATCCAGAAGATCATATTGAATTTGATCTAAAAAAACTAAAATTAATAACTTTAGATATTGAGGTTGCCGCAGAAAATGGATTTCCAACTGTTGCAAATTGTGATGAAGAAGTCTTATGTGTTACGTTGCAAAATTTTTCAAATAAGAAAATACTAACTTTTGGACGAGGAAAATTTAATAATAAAAATTCGGATATTCAGTATGTTGAATGTACTGATGAGTATGATTTACTAACTAAATTTAGTGCATATTGGGAAGAAAATCCTCCGGAAGTGGTTACTGGATGGAACTGCGAATTATATGATATTCCATATCTTGCAACTAGAATTGGTAAAATTCTTGGAGAAAAAAGATTGAAAAAACTTTCACCATGGAGTTTGGTGACTAGTGAAGAAGTTTTTATTTCGGGAAGAGGTCATCTTACATATGATATTGGTGGAATTACCGTACTTGATTATTTGGACTTATATAAAAAATTTACATATAAAACTCAACAATCATATCGCCTTGATTATATTGCCGAAGTTGAATTAGGATCTAAAAAACTAGATCATAGTGAGCATGAAACCTTTCGAGAATTTTATACAAATGATTGGCAAAAGTTTGTTGAATATAATATTCAAGACGTTAAACTTGTTGATGGATTGGAAGAAAAACTTAGGTTAATCGAACTCGCAGTTACGATGGCATTTGATGCGAAAGTAAATTTTAATGATGTATTTTATCAGGTTCGAATGTGGGATGCCATTATTTATAATTATTTAAAGAAAAGAAATATTGTTATTCCACCAAAGAAAAATGTTGAAAAAAGTGAAAAATATGCTGGTGCTTATGTAAAGGAACCTATTCCTGGAATGTATGATTACGTGGTAAGTTTTGATTTGAATTCACTTTATCCACATTTGATTATGCAATACGCAATTTCCCCAGAAACACTTGTTGAAAAAGATGAACTCAATAAAAGAATTGCTGAACTTGAAAGTATGCTATAATATAAATAAGCGAGCACTATAATTGTAGTGAGATTTTGATAAAGCAAAGATTGAAAGAGTTTGGTATTAAAAAAATTAAAATTATAGAGAATTCAAATGTGGAAAGATGTTCGTAAAATGACTCGTGAGGAAATTGTAGAAGAACTTGAGGTACTTAAACAGGTAAGAGAACTTTCCGTAAAGGTGAATGTAGATAAACTTCTCAAACAAGAGTTGGATTTGGAACCTTTGCAAAAGGTAAATCTCACTATGACTGCGAATGGAGCACTCTATCATAGGGTGAAAGGTATGCTTCCAGAGATCATGGAAAAAATGTATAGTGATCGAGTCATTTTTAAAAAGAAAATGCTCACTGCTAAACAGCAGTATGAAAAGACTCCAACCAAAGAATTAGAAAAGGAAATTGCCAGATGTAATAATATTCAGATGGCAAAAAAAATTCAATTGAATTCTGCTTATGGTGCAATTGGAAATAATTATTTTAGATATTATAAATTGGAAAATGCTGAAGCAATTACTCTTTCTGGGCAAGTTTCAATTCGTTGGATTGAAAATAAGATGAATCTTTATATTAATAAAATTTTAAAAACCGATAATAATGATTATGTTATTGCTGCAGATACTGATTCCATTTATATTAATATGGGTCCTTTGGTTGAAAGTGTATTCAAGGGAAGAGAGAAAACTACTGAAGTCATTGTCAAATTCCTTGATAAGATCTGTGAAGTGGAACTTGAAAAATATATTGAAAGTTCTTACCAAGAATTGGCAGATTATGTAAATGCATATGCTCAAAAAATGCAAATGAAACGTGAAAATATTGCTGAACGTGGAATTTGGACTGGGAAAAAAAGATATGCATTAAATGTATGGGACTCTGAAGGTGTTCGTTATACTCAACCCAAACTTAAGATTATGGGAATTGAAGCTGTAAAATCTTCAACACCAGCACCAGTTCGAAGTAAAATTAAAGAATCTTTGGCAATTATTCTAACAAAGACGGAAGATGATTTGATTGATTTTATTGAGAATTCAAAAAAACAATTTTGGAAATTGAGTCCGAGTGATATTTCTTTTCCTAGAAGTTGTAACAATATTGAAAAATATAAGAATTCAAATTCAATTTACCAAAAAGGAACCCCGATGCATGTAAGGGGTGCATTACTTTATAATTATTATATAAAAAAATTCAATTTGAGTAATAAATATAATGTTATCAATAATGGCGAAAAAATTAAATATTGTTATCTTAAAAAACCAAATCCAATTAACGAAAATGTAATTTCTTTTATTTCTGAATTTCCAAAAGAACTCGGATTAGAAAAGTATATTGATTATAATATGCAATTTGAAAAAGCATTTTTAGAACCGATCACAAGCATCCTAGATAAAATTGGGTGGGCAGCAGAAAAAACTTCAACGCTTGAATCATTTTTTATATGATTGTGCCATAATACTAATCTACAATACATTTTATGGACGTTCCAATTAATAGTAAAGAACTCGAAACAATTATCAATGCGTTATCTTTGGGTGGCGATGCTTCTTTATATCACAAGTTAAAATTATTTAAGGAATTGATAGAGCAAGGATTACCTGCTAAAAAAATTCTAAGAGAACAATACGGGATTGAAGCATGATGGACTTTATTAAAGATATAGTTAAAGAAATTGGAGATGAATATACTTCGTTAGCATCTGAAATTGATGAATCTGAAGAATATATTGATACAGGTTCTTATATTTTCAATGCACTTTGCAGTGGAAGTATTTTTGGTGGAATTTCAAATAAAAGAATTACTGCAATAGCTGGAGAAAGTTCTACTGGAAAAACTTTTTTTAGTTTATCTGTAGTCAAGCATTTTCTGACTACAAATGAAGATGCTTATGTATTATATTTTGATACAGAATCTGCAATTACTAAAAAATTACTATCCGAAAAAGGAATTCCATTGGATCGAATAGTAGTTATAAATGTTGTTACCGTAGAAGATTTTCGTGCAAAAACACTGAAAGCCGTTGATATTTATTTGAAGAAAAAAGAATCTGATAGAAAACCTTGTTTATTTGTATTGGATTCTTTGGGAATGCTCTCTACAAATAAAGAAATTGAAGATACACTAGCGGAAAAGACAACAAGAGACATGACTAAAGCATCTTTGATCAAGGGTGCTTTTAGAATGCTTACTTTGAAACTTGGTCAAGCAAAAATTCCAATGATAGTAACTAATCATGTTTATCAAGAAGTTGGTGCATATGTTCCGACAAAAACCATGGGAGGTGGTTCTGGTCTCAAGTATGCTGCCAGTACTATTATTAGTCTCTCAAAAAGTAAGGAAAAGGAGGGAACAGAAGTTATCGGAAACATTATCAAGGCTAAGACTGATAAATCGCGTCTAACTAAAGAACAAAAATCTGTTCAAATTCGTTTATTTTATGATGAAAGAGGTCTTGATCGATATTATGGATTGATTGAAATTGCCGAAAAGTATAATATTTTTAAAAAAATAGGAACTCGCTATGATGTAGATGGTACAATGGTATTTGAAAAATCAATCTACAAAAATCCCGAAAAATATTTCACTGAAGATATTTTGAATAAAATTGACGAATTTGCAAAATTGGAGTTTGGTTATGGAAGAAAAGATACCACTGACAGTTCTGAGAAATCTTCTGACGAATGAAAAATATGCAAGAAAGGTAATTCCCTTCTTAGAACCAACATATTTTGAGGATCGTTCCTACAAAATTATATTTGAAGAAATTACATCATTTATTGTTGCATATGAACAACTTCCTTCTAAAGAAGTTTTATATATTGAAACTGAAAAAAGAAAAGATATTAGTGAAAATGAATATAAAGAAATCAATAATCTAATTAAAAATTTAGATGAAAAGGATGTTGACTATGATTGGTTAGTAGATACTACCGAAGGTTGGTGTAAAGAACGTGCCATATATTTGGCATTGATGCAAAGCATTAAGATTGCAGATGGGCAGGATGAAAAGAAAAGTCCAGATGCAATTCCAAAAATTTTATCGGATGCTTTGAGTGTTAGTTTTGATAGTCATATTGGACATGATTATATTGATGATTTCGAAAAGAGATATGACTTTTATCATCAGAAAGAAACTAAAATTTCTTTTGATCTGGAATACTTTAATAAAATCACTTCTGGTGGAATTTCAAATAAAACTTTGAATATTGCACTTGCTGGTACTGGAGTTGGAAAATCTTTATTCATGTGCCATTTTGCATCCAGCATTTTATTATCTGGTAAAAATGTTTTGTATATTACCTTGGAAATGTCTGAGGAAAAAATTGCTGAACGTATTGATGCAAATCTTTTGAATGTAAATATACGAGAAATTGTAGATCTTCCAAAACCAATTTTTCAAAGAAAAATTGATTCTTTGATTGCAAAGACTCAAGGTAAACTAATTATTAAAGAATATCCAACTGCATCTGCACATGTGGGACATTTTAGAGGACTTCTAAATGAACTCAATCTTAAAAAATCATTTCGACCTGATATTATTTTCATTGACTACCTTAATATTTGTTCTTCCAGCAGATATCGGAGCACTGTCAATGTCAATTCATATTCATATATTAAGGCAATTGCAGAAGAATTGCGAGGATTGGCTGTTGAATTCGATGTTCCAATTTTTTCTGCTACTCAGACTACTCGTTCAGGTTTTGGCAACTCTGATCCTAATCTTACTGATACTTCTGAATCCTTTGGTCTCCCTGCTACTGCTGATCTTATGTTTGCCCTTATTAGCACAGAAGAGCTAGAACAACTTGGGCAGATTATGGTAAAGCAACTGAAAAATAGATATAATGATCCAACTGTAAATAAAAGATTTGTAGTAGGAATTGATAGAGCAAAAATGAGACTTTATGATTGTGAACAAACTGCTCAGAATGATATTCTTGACAAAGGTGATGAAGAGGAGTATAATTATATCGAAGACAAAAAATTAAAATACCAAGGATTTAAATTCTAAATGTCACACTTTGAACTTTACAAAACTTTTGTGGATGAAGTCACTAGTAGTTCATCCAAGGATCATGTTTCATTTACTCAACGATTAAATGGACTTTATTCTCAAGGATGCCCAATTGAACGATTGCTTACAGCATCTGTAGGAATGAGTGCAGAATCTGGAGAATTTATGGAAATTGTTAAAAAAATTATTTTTCAAGGAAAACCTTGGGAAGAATCAAATATTGAACATTTAAAAATTGAACTTGGTGATATTCTTTGGTATGTTGCTCAGGCATGTATTTCATTAGATATTACTATGGAGGAACTTTTGGATATGAATATTAAAAAGTTATCAAAAAGATATCCAGATGGAGCTTTCGATTCTTATTATTCTGAAAATAGAAGAGCAGACGATCTATAAAATAAATACCTCCATAAGGAGGTTTTTTTATGGCAATCGATAAGGGAAAGCAATTTGAATATGCTATGATGAAAGTAGCATATTCTAGGATTATTGATCCATCTTTAGATGAACTAAATCAACTTAAAAAATTGGAGATTCAAGCAATTGAAAACGAAGTTCAAGTTGCTGCAAATAGAATGCTTGATAGCATTAAACCAAGCAATCCAGAACCTTTTTATAAATCTTTTAGGCAACTTGGTGGATCTAGTCCCGAACCCAAAACCGATGTTTCTTTTGTAAAAAATGGAATGAAATATAAGTGTTCTATGAAATGGGGAGATTCATATCAATTGTCCAGCGCAGGAATACAGGGGACAATAAATGTATTGAATAATGTATTATTAAAAGTTGCTATGGCTAATTCAATGAATCCAAATTCAATAATTCAAATTGCACAAGTTTTAGATGAATTATCTGAGACTTTGGGAAGTGGACCAAAAAAACAAACACAACCAGTAATGAAAGCAATCTTAGATCAGGCAAAACGTTCTGGTGGATTGAATGATAAATTGCAAAATATTCTTGGTTCTAGAAGAAATCCAGAATCTGATAAATTATTTTTAACATTTAAGCGAGAAGTTGTCAGAGAATCTTTGACTGGGGAAATGCTTTTTGGGGCACATAGTGATAAGGCAGCAAATTATGTTTTAACTGATAGAGAACTAAAACCAATCAATAATGAATTAGTGAATCAAATTGCAGATAAAACATATATTGATATTCGTTTGAAGGGTAGAGGAAAAGATGCTTCCGGAGTTAGATTGAATGAAGCTGTTGTTCGAATCGAACCAATAACATGAATGAAATTATAAAATTATATGCGTCTTCAATAAAACGCAATCAAATTATGAAAAAAGAAATTGAAGATTTTATGATATTTTATATTCATTTTTGCAAACAGTATAAAGACAAGAAGAATAAATACTTACAATATACGAAGGTTGGACTTATATTTATCCAACAAAATCAAAAATTAATATACGACAAGATTAATGAAGAGTTTTTATCAGTTCATCAGCGAAGCAAGAATAACTCAAGCCTCGACTCAGGCAAAGCGTCTAGGGTTGGTAGGAAATGGACACGGTGACTGGTATACAAGACAAGGAGAATTAAAAGCAAAAACTATAAATGGGAAATTGCATTTATATACTGCAAAAGAATTGCAGAAAAATTCTTTAGGACAAGAAACAAATTCCTCAAATATAACAAGTTCAAATGCAAGTGGAGCGAAAGGAAAACCTTCTCTACAAAGAAGAACGACTCTGATTGAACCACCACAAAAATCGAAAAAAAAATCAACAACTAAGAAAAAATCCTCAAATGAATTAATAGTAAAAAATACGAATAAACCATTGACTGTAGTATTTGATTCTTTTGATGATGATAATATAAGTAATAATATTATCAAAACAGTAAAGGATTTGGGTGGAGAGTTTTATATTTTTCCAAGTAGAAACTCAAATATTAAAGAATTGAAATTAAAATTTGATAAAAAAATAAGTGATAGAATAGTTGATAATAAAAATGCAGAAAACATTTATGATGTTCTTCAGAGTATTAACGATGCTGGAGTTGATTCTGTAAATATTGTCGTTCGTCAAAGTCGGATGAAAACTATTACGAATCTTTCCCAAGAACAAAATGGAGTTTTATATGATTATCAAATGATAAATATCATTCCTGTAGATGAAAGAAGTGTAAGAGAACAATATATTTCGGGAGACATATTTACATTAGGATCACTTATAGAATCAAATGGAATGATTGGTAAAATTGTGAGAAGAGGATCAAATCATTTAATTTGCACAACGAATGATGGAAATATGTTTAAGTCCTTTATAAATAATGCAAGTGAAATAAAAATAAATTTATGACTAATTTAATTTTGACAAATGGAAAAGTTGAAAATACTTGGTTTAGGGATTTTTTTGAAAATAAAAAATATAAAAATATAGGGTTGAGATTATCAAGTGGAACAGATTCTGCTTTAGTATTATTTTTTCTTGCAAAATTTATTTTAGAAACTGAAAGTTTTGATATTAAAGTATTTCCTTTTCTTGGATTAAATTTAAATAATAAAAGTTATAATCCCGAACCAAAAGCAAAAAAAATTGTAGATATAATTCAAAAATTATATTCAAAATCTAAAATTGAAGATTTAAAAGTATTTGAATATTCTCATTTAGACTCTTCTGTAAATAAAAATGTTTATATAGATATTGGAAAAAATGCATATACTGAGGAAAAAAATATTGAACTTTGGTTGACAGGAGCGACATTAAATCCACCTAAAGCAATTCGTGACTTATATGATATAAATTCACAAAAAGTTGGGTTTAGGGATGATTCAGTTCAACATGCAAAATTTAATAATCCAGAAACTGCTCCTTGGTTGATGGTGAATAAAAAATTTATAGCACATCAGTATTATAAATATAATTTAATGGAAAATATATTTCCATTAACAGAATCTTGTATATCTCAAGTAAAACCGTTTCCATGTAAAAAATGCTTTTGGTGTGTTGAAAAATATTGGGCATTTGGAATGTATGATAATTGTGACACTAAATAAAGTATAGAAAACATTTACGAGTAAAATGAGTAATCCTTGGGTAGAATCGTTCGAAGAACTCCGTAGACCATTTTTGTTTGAGGGTGAGGAAAAACTCAAGCAAAGAAATAAAAATGAGATGCTGCGTAAGGCAGGCAATCTTGCTCGTGAAGTAGTTTCTACTCCTAACACTGAGAAAAATGCTGTAAAAAGAGGCGCAGCAATGGATAGAATGAGCAAACTTGTACGTGCGATTGCTGGTGATGACGAAAGAAAGAGATTTGAACGTACTGGACAATCACCAGCACATAATCCAGGATATCGAGGTGAAGAAGTTGAAATGAAAGGAGAAGATCCCTGTTGGAAAGGGTATCAGATGGTCGGAACAAAGAAAAAAGGAAATCGTGAAGTTCCTAACTGTGTTCCTAAAAAAACTAATGAAGAAGTTAAAATGAAAGGAGAAGATCCCTGTTGGAAAGGGTATCAGATGGTCGGAACAAAGAAAAAAGGAAATCGTGAAGTTCCTAACTGTGTTCCTAAAAAAACTAATGAAGCCGTAGATCAGGACAACGATGGCGATAACGATTTTGCCGACATTATGATTCGAAGAATGGTTAGTTCTGGAAAAATGTCGAAGGCACAAGCAATTGAAAAAACTAAAAATAAATCTTATAATAAAAAATCAGGAATTAAAAAAGAACAGTATTCAAATTGGAGAAATGAATTAGAAGAATTTGAAAATATTATAGAGGCATTAGTTTCTTCTGGAGAACAAACCGAAAAAATTGAGGATAGAAGAAAGAGTGGAAATAAAAATAAAGTAGATATTAATCCCACTTTAAAATTAGAAGAAGATCAGTATGAAGATAATGAATTAAATGAAAAAACATTAACTGCTGCCGAAACTAAAAAAAAAGAACATATTGTAATGTCAATGAAATCTAAATTGAAAGATTTTGAACAAAGATATCCTGGTCGTGGAAAGGAAGTAATGTATGCAACAGCTACTAAAATGGCAAAAGAAAATTCTTTAGACTATTGGTTAGATGAGGCAAGAAATGAAACCTCGGCAGAACGTTATGCAAGACTTCGTGCATCTGAAATGTCTTCTGTTGATAAAAATAGACAAAAAAAACAGAGAGAAAGGCAAACAAAATTAGAATCTGAAGCAGATAAAATTCTTGCTGGATTTAGTAAAAAAGGAACCGGAATTTCAAAAACAAAATCTCCAGAAAAACCAGAGACTCCAGAAGCAAATCGTAGATTAAAACCTGGAGAAAAAAAAGATACTCTTGCAACAAGAGCTTCTCAGGCAATGAAAGAAGAGGAAGAAAAAAATAATAAAAAACCAAAATACATGTATTCTAAAAATCCAAAATATGCTCGTCCACAAAAAGATGATCCTTATGGTAGAGGTGGTGGGTCAAAAGTAAGAACTCACGATAAAGGATGGGACGAATAAATTATAAATAAATAGCTAAAAAGTATTTAAAAAAATGAATTTTCAGAAAAGAGCAGAGAAAGATGAAGAAAAATATGGTGATTCTATATATACACAATCAGTTGCACAACAATCAAGAGACGCACTCAAACGTTATTTGAGGGCAGGTTATAGTAAGCATGGTGCTGGTGATGTGAGAGGAAGAGGTAATAGAGCAAGAAGAAGAGCAGCAACACTTCAAAGAAACCATTATGACCCTTATGATCTTATCTTCTCACACTTACTTGATGAAGGATATGTTGAAACACCAGAAGCAGCAGAAGTAATTATGGTGAATATGAGTGAAGAATGAATAGAGGCGTATGGCGTTGAATTGCATGAAATCTCACAAACGACAGCAACTAAAGAATATGCTGCAAGTTCAGCTGGTGAGTTTGGAGATCAAAATTCTTAAAGAGATATAAACAGAACTGATAACCTTAGACAACATATTGAAAGAAAGTTTGGAAAAAAGCAGCAGAGCACGCAGATGCGGCTGTGGACGCTCAAACCTTTGGTCGTAAAGATAAAAGTGGAAGAAGACAACAAAGACCAGAACCAAGAATTCAAACGAGTGATTACAGAATCACTAAAGATGGTAAAATGCATAAGCAAGACCAGAGACAGTTAAAGACAAAGTTAGGTGGGTAGACTGAAATTATTTTCAAAAAATCAATATAATAAATAAAATTGAATACATATAGAGGATAATATGACACCAGTAATTCTTTTTGCAGCAGCTTCTCAAATTTTTACAGCAGCAAATGTTCAGTTAGGATTGGGAATTCTTTTGGCAATATCTGAAGTTTTAGGGGCAGATTCTAGAATTAAAGCAAATGGAATTGTTTCATTTATTATAATTCAAGTTCAAAATTTAATCAAAACTCAAAAGACAAAAGTTTAATTTTAATTTCAAAATTCAAAAAATGAGTCCTGAGAAAGGGCTCTTTTTTTATTATAAATATTTAAACAAAAGTAGTAAAAATCTAAAATGGCACTCTGGGGAAAATCTGATAGTCTTTACTCAACCGGAACAGTATCCGTAAATTATGCAACAAAAGTGATTACCGGTTCTGGTACTTCATTTACCGCTGCTGGTATTTCCACTGGAGATGTTATTAGTATTGGTGTTGGAAAAACTTATGGTGAAGCAGTAATCAGAACGGTTGTTTCTAATACTCAAATTACAATTGCATCTACTCAATTTTTGAGTGGAAGTGCAATTTCTGGAATTGGATATACAATTTCAGAAAAACCATCATATACATTACATGATTCTGATCTTTCGGTATTGACTGCACCAGCAACAACTCGAATTGTTGGTGTTGATACTACCGAAGTTCATTCTGCAGATCATTATGCTCATGCGGGATGGGTTGGAATTTTAACTTATATTGATCAGCATGGAAGATTGAGAAGGAAAAGTGAAGTTTTAGTTGCATTTTCTGGAATTACTACAGGAACTCCTTCTTATACTTCTTCTGGAGATGCTGATGGTGATGATCAAATTGCACCAGATCGTAGAATTACAATTAATACACAACCATCCAGTGTAGGTGTTGGAACTACAGCAGTAGCAACATTTGTTGTGCTTGCATCAGTACTTCCATCTGCAGCACTAACATATCAATGGCAATACTCATCTAATGCTGGTATTGCTTATACAGCACTTTCAAATGGTGGAGCATATGCAGGAACGGGAACTACTACACTAACAGTAACTAATAGTAGTAATGCACTCAATGGATACTATTATCGCGCAGTTGTAACTTCTCCAGATGCAAATCCACAAACATCCAATGCAGCTTTAATGACAGTTTCTTAATATAATAATGAAGTTTGAACATCTGAATGAAGATAATTATCTTCTCTTTGCCATAAAATATTATGAAAATCCCTATGGATCAACCATGGAGGATTTTGAAGAAGATTTGAGAAGATTTAAGTATATAAAAAGATTATTGAAAAAATATGCAACACAAAATGAATTGAAACATCATTTGATTTTGAATCATATTATTATTTGTTTTAATATTTTTGGAGATGCAACAATACCTCTTTTATTTTTTAAAATTGAAAAAGAATATTGGTCGATCTTAAAAACCTTTTTATTATTTCTAAATCGAATACCAGAATATCCAAAAAGTGAATTGAATGATATTCCAATAGATGAAAAATGCAATAATATTTTAAGTTCAATCTAATGAATAATTCAAAGTTGGATCGTATAATAAATATTATTAGAGAAGATATGATGGTAACTGACCCAGCTAAGACAAATACGCCAGGATTTAGTGCTAGTGCAAATCAACCAGTTTCTGGATTTGATCCGATTATGGACCTTAGGCGTAAATATGGTAAAAAATTGAATCTTTTTTATCGTACACGTATCAAGGATATAAAAAATGCTGAACGGAGATCTAAAGGCACGAACCGCAGTGCTTGAACAAAAAAGTTCAAATCAAGAAAAATTAATTGAAAAAGTTGACGCTGCAATTCAAGTAATGAAAGAAGTGGTGGAAAATGTTTCAAAAATGTTAGCTGTTCATAATGAAAGAATTGAACAATCTAGCAAAGCTGATAATATTATTATCAGTATGATTAAGGAAATGAAAACAGAACTTGAAGCAGAAGATGTAGATCTTGGTGATAGAATAGACGAAATTAGTATAAAACTAGAAGATATGAAAAAAGTAAAGTGGATAACAGTGGGAGTAGGATTATTTACTGCTGTTACTGTAGGAGCTATTTCGACACTTGCTTCTGGATTATTGACACCTGGAGAATTAGGTGTTAGAATGGAGCATCGTTATGTTCCGAATCCAGAAAATATTAAAAAATGATTTATGTTGATGTAAAATATATTGGACTAATTTCTTGCAGACTACAAAAATTTAGTAAAAAAAAGGAAAATCTTTATAATTTTAGATGCCCTTATTGTGGCGATTCTCAAAAAAATAAAAATCGTACAAGAGCATATTTTTATCAACGCAAATCTGATTTTAATTTTAAGTGCCATAATTGTGGAATTTCAAAATCATTCACATATTTTTTGAAAGATTTGGATAGTCAAATCTATGATGAATATATTTTGGAAAGATATCGAGAAGGATTATCCGGAAAGGGAACAGTGTGTCCTGAACCCGAGTTCAAATTTAAAAAACCAGTTTTTGGTGCAAGTAAACCTGTAAATAAATTAAATATTCCAACGATTGCAGATTTGGATAAACTTCATCCTGCAAGAGTATATTTGGAGAATAGAAAAATACCGGAAAAATTCTATTCCAAATTATACTATGCAGAAAAATTTAAGGAATGGACAAACACTCAAAAACACACATTCAATTCAATTGAGAAAGATGAGTCTCGAATTATTATTCCTCTTATAAATCATGGCGAAATATTTGGATATCAGGGAAGAAGTTTGAATAAAGATTCAAATGTTAAGTATATTACAATTATTCTAAATGATAAACATCCTAAAATATTTGGATTAGATAATCTAAATTATGAAAAACCAGTTTACATCGTAGAAGGTCCTTTTGATTCGATGTTTTTGAACAATTCAATAGCAATGGTTGGAGCGGATTTTGATAAAATGTTTTTTATTAGTAATTTTAATGTTGACTTTGTGATGGTTTATGATAATGAAAAACGTAATAAAGAAATTGTGAATCGAATTGAAACTGCAATTGATTATAAATTTCCCGTAGTAATTTGGCCAAATGATCTAAAGGAAAAAGATATTAATGATATGATACTAGCAGGTAAATGTCCTGAAAAAATAATTAGTGAAAATACTTTTAGTGGTTTAGAAGCAAAAACAAAACTTATTGGATGGAAAAGAGTATGACAAGTCAAATATCAGTAAAAAAAAGAGACGGAAGAATTGAACTTTTAAATTTAGATAAAATACATGTGATGGTTGATGAAGCATGTAGAGATCTTGCAGGAGTATCTGCATCTCAAGTTGAAATGACATCAGGAATTCAATTTTATAATGGTATTACTACAGCAGAAATACAAGAAATTTTGATTCGTTCTGCATCTGATTTAATTTCATTAGAAACACCAAATTATCAGTATGTTGCAGCAAGACTTTTATTATTTTCTCTTCGAAAGTCTTTGTATGGTAAAAAGAAAGAATTTCCTTCTTTTATAAATCATATAAAATTTTGTATCAATAAATTAGTTTATGATTCAGAAATTCTTGACTCCTATAGTGAAGATGAGATTGATATACTTGATAGACATATCAATCATGAACGGGATTTTATTTTTACTTATGCTGGCATTCGTCAGGTAGTTGATAAATATTTGGTTCAGGATAGAAGTTCTGGGCAGGTATATGAGACTCCACAGTTTGCTTATATGATGATTGCAGCTACAATATTTGCAAAATATTCAAAAGAAACTCGAATTTCTTATGTAAAGAGGTACTATGATGCAATCTCAAAACACAAAATCAACATTCCAACTCCCATCATGGCAGGAGTGCGAACACCACTTCGTCAATTTGCATCTTGTGTTCTGGTTGATATTGATGACTCCCTCGATAGCATCTTTAGTTCTGATATGGCTATTGGCAAATACGTCGCACAGAGGGCTGGTATTGGCATTAATGTTGGTAGAATCCGTGGTATCAACAGTAAAATCAGAGGAGGAGAAGTTAAGCACACTGGTGTTATTCCTTTCCTTAAAAAGTTTGAATCAACTGTACGATGCTGTACGCAAAATGGAATCCGTGGGGGATCAGCTACTGCCCATTTTCCAATTTGGCATAAAGAAATAGAAGATATTATTGTATTAAAAAATAACAAGGGAACCGAAGATAATCGTGTTCGTAAATTAGATTATTCAATTCAAATTAGTAAAATATTTTATGAGAGGTTTATTCAAAATGGTGAGATTACGCTTTTCTCCCCACATGATGTTCCTGGACTTTATGATTCTTTTGGAACAGACAAGTTTGACGATTTGTATGTTAAATATGAAAACGATTCGTCCATTCCGGCGAAAACTATTAAGGCACAAGAACTTATTCTTGATATCATTAAAGAAAGGGCAGAAACGGGTCGCATCTATATTATGAATATAGATCACTGCAATTCTCATTCTTCATTTTTAGATAAAATTGAGATGAGCAATTTATGTCAAGAAATTACACTTCCAACAAGACCAATTGAACATATAGATTCAAAGAAAGGTGAAATCGCATTATGCATTCTTTCTGCAATTAATGTTGGAAGAGTAAAATCAGATGATGAACTAGAAGATCTTTGTGATCTTTCTGTTCGTTCTTTGGATGAATTGATTGATCATCAAAAGTATCCTGTAGTATCTGCAGAAATTGCTACAAAGGCACGGAGATCTCTTGGAATCGGTTTTATTGGTCTTGCACATTATCTTGCTAAACTTGGATTTAAGTATGAATCACAGGGAGCCTGGGACGCAGTTCATGGACTTGCAGAATCTTTTCAATATTTTTTATTGAAATCATCTTGTAATTTGGCAAAAGAAAAGGGTGCTTGCGAATACTACAATCGAACAAAATATTCTTGTGGAATTCTTCCAATAGATACATATAAGAAGGACGTGGATGAAATTTCAAATATTCCTCTTCAACACGATTGGGAGGATTTACGATCAAAAATAAAACAATATGGTATTAGGAATTCTACTTTATCGGCACAAATGCCATCTGAAAGTAGTTCAGTAGTCTCCAATGCTACGAATGGAATAGAACCTCCCAGAGCTTATCTATCAGTTAAAAAAAGTAAAAAGGGTCCACTGAAACAAATAGTTCCTCAATATCAAACACTAAAAAATAACTATACCCTATTATGGGACATGCTTGATAATTCTGGATATATTCGAATTGTTGCAGTCATGCAAAAATTCTTTGATCAGGCAATCTCGGGAAATTGGAGTTATAATCCAGAACACTATTCCGACAATGAAGTTCCAGTATCAGTAATGGTGCAGGACTTACTTATAACCTACAAGTTCGGATGGAAGACTTCTTATTATCAGAATACTTATGACAATAAATCTGATGAAATTGAAGTTAAACCTGAACTGAAATCACTTATAACAGAAATTCTAGATTCAAAGGAAGACGATTGTGAAAGCTGCAAAATTTAGGAAGTCATCTAAAAGGACATCTAAAACAGTCAACTCGCAAAAAACAAAAATGGCCATAGACGGAATGACCGTTTTTAATGATGCTTATGTTGACACCAAAAAACAACCAATGTTTTTTGGAGCACCTTTAGGAATTCAGAGATACGATACCTATAAATATCCAATTTTTGAAAAACTTACTCAACAACAACTGGGATATTTTTGGAGACCTGAAGAAATTTCTCTTCAAAAGGATAGGGGAGATTACGAAAGTCTTCGTCCGGAACAAAAGCATATTTTTACTTCAAATTTGAAGTATCAAATTATGCTTGATTCTATTCAAGGACGTGCTCCAGGAATGGCATTTTCCCCATATTGTTCACTTCCGGAATTGGAAGGATGTATGAAAGTTTGGGAATTTATGGAAATGATTCATTCTCGTTCATATACTTATATTATTAAAAACATTTATTCTGATCCCTCAGAAGTATTTGATACAATTATTGATGATGATCGAATTATGTCGAGGGCGAAAAGTGTAACTCAATCATATAATGATTTTATTATTGCTGCTCAGGAATTTGGAAGTAGTAATCAATGGAAGCATTCTTTAGAGGGTGTATCAAGTGCAAAATCTACTTTATATGAACTCAAAAGAAAATTATATCGAGCAGTTGTAAATGTTAATATTTTAGAAGGAATACGTTTTTATGTAAGTTTTGCATGTAGTTTTGCATTTGGCGAAATTAAACTCATGGAAGGATCCGCAAAAATTATTTCTTTGATTGCAAGAGATGAAAATCAACATCTAGCTTTGACTCAAAATATTATAAACAAATGGGCAAGCGGAGATGATCCAGAAATGATACAAATTTCTCAAGAAGAAAATGAAAATGTAATGCAAATGTTTAGAACTGCAGTGGAACAAGAAAAAGAATGGGCAAATTATTTGTTTAAAGATGGTTCTATGATTGGTTTAAATGAAAAACTTCTTTCTTCTTATGTTGAATGGATTGCTAATCGCAGAATGAAATCGATTGGAATAAAACCAATTTACGATATCTCTTCAAAAACAAATCCTCTACCATGGACGGAACATTGGATTTCTTCAAAGGGACTTCAAGTTGCTCCTCAAGAAACAGAGGTTGAAAGTTATTTGGTTGGCGGAATTAAACAAGATTTAAAGACAGATAGTTTTGCTGGATTTAAACTATAATTGTAAATAAATACCTCAAGTGGCATCCCATTTGAGGTATTTTTATGAATTCTCAATCTGCTAAAGCAAAGGGTCGTCGTCTACAACAGTGGGTTCGAGAAAAATTAATTGAGGCACTTGATATACATCCAGAAGATATTGAAAGTCGTAGCATGGGTGCTGGTGGAGAAGATCTCGTCATGGCTCGTGCTGCTAGATTAAAGTTTCCACATAGCATTGAATGCAAAAATGTAGAGAAACTAAATATATGGGATGCATATGAACAGGCAAAGGCAAACAGCAATCAATATGAACCTTTATTAGTAATTAAAAAAAATCATAAAAATCCTTTAGTAGTAATTGATGCTGAATATTTTATAAAATTATTTGGAGATAATAAATGAAAATAGATTTACATAGTTTTTTTAAATTTTATGATGATAAAAATCCGAAACATGTTGCTGCAGTAGAACAACTTGAAAAGGAATTGAAAGATTCTCCTCTAATGGACGATACTTCAAATTGGGTGAGAATTTACCGAAGTAAAGTTGATCGTCCAAAATCATCCATTCGTTTGGATGTTCCTTATTATCCGCAAACAGATAATTATCGGGATGCTCCACGCACCTGTAATTCATCTTCTTGTGCGATGTGCCTTCAATACTTCAAACCAGGAACTCTTAAGGGTGTGACTGGTGATGATGCTTATATTCAAAAAGTATTTTCAATTGGCGATACCACAGATCATACAGTTCAAACAAAAGTATTACAATCTTATGGTGTTTCTTCTGAGTTTAGTTATAATCTTTCTTTTGAGATTCTGGATTCTGAACTTGCTGCGGATCGTCCTGTAGTTATCGGTATTCTTCACCGTGGTCCATTATCTGCTCCTACAGGCGGGCATATGGTGGTTGTAATTGGTAAAACAGAATCTGGTGATTATGTTGTAAATGATCCTTATGGAAGTTTGAATGATGGTTACACTGGAAATGTGATGAATGGTAAAGGTGCGATTTATAAGAAATCAGAACTTATGTCTAGATGGTGTCCAAATAAAAACGATGGATGGGGGAGAATTTTCAAATGACAAACATCAGATTTGCAGATGCTGTAAAATACAATAAAGATACTCCTGAGCAACAAAAGGCTTGGGAGTATCTTCAAAATAATGTCCCAGCAAATATTCTTGATGAGTTTGCAAGACTTTATCGTCTCAAACCAGTTTATGGAATGCAGTTAGTTACAAAGGAACAACTGGCTCATATTTGGGGATGTAGCACCAATTTAATTTTAAGTGAAGAAATAGTAGAATTGAATAAGTGTCTAAATCAATTTGGAATTATTACACCAGTTCGTATTCGTCATTTTCTTTCACAGATTTCTCATGAATCTGGTGGTGGAAGATATAAGCAAGAACTTGCTTCAGGGGATGATTATGAATGGAGAAGTGATCTGGGAAATAATCAATCTGGAGATGGTCCTAAGTATAAGGGTGCTGGATATATTCAATTGACTGGTCGTGCAAACTATCAAGATTTTGCAAATTATATGAAAGATCCTAGAATTATGGAAGGTGTTTCTTATGTTGCTAAAAATTATCCCTTTACTAGTGCTGGATTCTGGTGGCACAATAACAAAATGAATCAACTCTGTGATGCAAATCCTTCAGTTGAACAAGTTACTCGCAGAGTAAATGGTGGATATAATGGTCTGGATGATCGTAAGATGTATTATAAAAGATGTTGTTCTGTAATTTAATTTTTTACTTTTGCTTGACAAATCCTAAATAATCACTTATAATGTTTAAGCAATTTTTAAAAAAAGATTGCTTTTTTATTATGAGATTTTGAGTGCGATTTAGAGCCGTGGAAAGTGCCCTTTGAGAAAAGGGTATACCCCCTTTCTATACGGATGTAGAGTTCTATTATTTTAAATGCTATTTTCAACAATTACAGCCTTCTCAGTGTCTGCCTTAACTGCTTTCAATTCACCTTTATTACTTCCAGTGAATGAACCCCCAGCAGTTTCACAAGATAGTTTAGAGTTGACAATTCAAGACTATCTAAAAAGAGCAGAATCCAAACCAGAAAAACCGAATATTGCAGAACAAGAAACAAAGGTCGAAAAAATAGAAAAGGTTTGGAAATGTAAAGGGTGTAATCATACCGAAACTTATACTTTGGAATACCTACAAAAACAAGGTATCAAAGATAAGAATGCTCTCGCCACCATTATGGGTAATATCAAACAAGAAAGTGATTTTATTCCAAACATTTGTGAAGGTGGTGCGATTACAAGATACGAATTTTGTAATGCTGGTTACGGATTAATTCAGTGGACTTCAAGTGACAGATATTACAGATTAGGTTCTGTTGCTCGTGCTGTTGGATTGAGTCCCTCATCATTGGAAGGTCAACTCAAACATATGTTGACTGAACCTCAATGGAAAGAGATTGAATATCAAATGAAATCTCCTGGAAGATCTATTGACGGTTATATGAATGTTGCTTATCGTTGGATTGGTTGGGGCATTCATGGTGCTCGCACCAACTTTGCTTATCGATACGCAAATAAAATGTATCTCGATAGTTGAATAAATATGGGAAGACTGGCCATCTTCCCTTTTTTATGAATTTTAACTTTGGAAAGAAATCAAAAAGTATTTTTCAATACGCAATTATTGGAATCGTCTTTACTTCAATTGTAACTGGAGTTTCTAGATGTACCAAGATTCCAGAAGAGCAACTTTATGATATTGTAGATGAAGTTCAAAGAAAACTTCCTGGAAAACCTTTGAATGATTATATAATCACAGATCCAGTTCTTTTGGATCGTAGAGTCAAAAGAGATGTAGACAGAGCAATTCGTGTCGTGGCACCAGAGTATGATCGGATTATTTCCGATTATGATAAAAAATATAAACAAAAATACGTAGAAGAAAAAAATGATGAAACATTATGCTATACTGATGAATGTAAAACACTTGCTCCGCCAATGAGAATCTGTTCTCCATGGATTGACGATTGCTCTAAAGAATGATATACTATGTTCATGTCTCAGTAACTCAGTGGACAAGAGTATCCGCCTTCTAAGCGGTTAGCCGTTGGTTCGAATCCAACCTGAGACGTTCGGGCATTAGCGCAGTTTGGTAGCGCGTCCCGTTTGGGGCGGGAAGGTCAAAGGTTCAAATCCTTTATGCCCGACTTGGAACCATAGCTTAGTTGGTAGAGCATTCGACTGATAATCGAAAGGTCATTGGTTCAAATCCAATTGGTTTCATCCTTTTTCGGGGAATTAGTTTAGTGGTAAAACAGATGCTTTGCAAGCATCAATCACCAGTTCGACTCTGGTATTCTCCATTGCTCATATAAATATTTTGAGCAAGTTTGTACATAAAATTGAAGTAGCAACTTCATTATTATATTCCCTTGTAGCTCAGCGGTAGAGTCGTCGGCTGTTAACCGATTTGTCGCAAGTTCGAATCTTGCCGGGGGAGTTGCCCTATAAGCATTGTGGTGATGCAGCAGTTTTGTAAACTGCAGAGGATGGTTCAATTCCGTCATGGGGCTTGACAAAACAAATAATACGTTTTATAATTTGTTTATCCGTGTGAAGGAATGATGCTTGATACAATATTGACAATCGTGATAAGTCTTTCTCAACAGAAACTTTATGCTCATACTAGTGATGGAAATATTGTATCTTTTCCAGTTTCAACTGGAAAGAAATCTACACCGACTCCTATTACTGAAGATAAAATTTCGATAAAACGTAAAGTTACTGATTTTTATGGACCGGGATATTACATTAAGGATGTTCCTTATGTGATGTGTTTGGATAAGTATCCTTCACACTGTATTCATCCAAATCTTTCTAGCAGACCTTTGGGACATCCTTATTCTGGTGGATGTATTCGTATGAATGAAAAAGATGTTCAATGGGTTTTTGAAAGAACACCATTGAATACTCCAGTTAAAATTATATCTTAATAAATATAAGTAAATATGATATTTTAGACTGTTCTAATTTTCTAGATGAAATAAAAATATGTAAAGAAACAGTTAGAGAATATTTTAGAAAAAAAAGAATAATTTTTTTATTTTGCGGAATTAGTTCAGTGGTAGAACGCCATCCTTCCAAGTTGGATGTCACCGGTTCGAATCCGGTATTCCGCTTATGCCCAAGTGGTGAAACTGGTATACACGCTTGACTTAGGATCAAGTGCTTCGGCGTGGAGGTTCGAGTCCTCTCTTGGGCATGTATAAAAACCATATATAAAAATAAATATCTGCAATGAAAGAACTTTGTAAAAATTTATATACATGTCACTTAGGATTCGATTGGTGTACACCAGAAGAACTTTCAATTATTGAAAATAAACTTATAATTGGACATCTATTTAGAAAAAAATATTATAATACACGTCAATATTCCTACCCCAATATTTTTGTAAATTCACGCATTGAACATCTAATTAAAATAATAAAAACTAAAATATTTGAATGTTTTCCAAAAGTTATTTTGGAAAATGAAGAACCAAATAAATTTTTTTACATATCAAATTTAGATTGGGGAAAATGTGTGTTGCATCATCATTTAAATATTCCTAATCATTTGCGTAGTGTTGTTTGCGATCTGTCTAAATATGAGAAAGGAATAACCACAGTTTTTTATTTAAAAAAGCAAATAATAAATCAATACGATGGGGCATTTGCTTATCTATTGAATGATAGATGCTATATTCATCAAGGAATTGCTGGGGACTTATTAGTTTTGCCTTCGAATGCATATCATGCACCATTATTAACTAAATCAAAGGAATATAGAATATCTTTGAATATTAATTTTAAAACTGTAAATAATATAAATGATTTTACATGAAAAAAACCAAATTTCAAAAATTAATTCAAAAACCATTAAGATTTCATCATCAAGATATTCACGAAGAAATTGATAACATAAAGGTACTATTATATGAACTTAACAATCAGATGCAAGGTTTGCAATACAGAATTGACCAGCTCCTCCAAAAAACAGATTTGTGGATGCCAGAATATGATGACGTTGAATGATAATAAAATTTCTGCAGTTGACCTTTCTCAGGTGATTGTGGTAAAATCTATTAATTCATTTGAAGGAAAATATCTTTCGGATGAAGATCTTGAATATCAAGAATCTCGTAAGAAAAGAAAAGTTCGTAAAATGGAATTTGAAATTAAATAGGGAAAGGTGGCCGAGTGGTTTAAGGCAACAGTCTTGAAAACTGTCGAGGTGAAATCCTCCGTGAGTTCGAATCTCACTCTTTCCGTTTGCTCTTGACAACCGAGAGCATTTTTGCTATAATACACGAGTAAACAAATTTTTAAAAATGTCCAGGAGTCCATTTTTTTCAAAATTCAAAACTGATATTAAAAAACTTACTGCAGCAATTGAAGGAAACATCTATCTAGATGAAGAATATCCAAAATTATATGATAAACTTTATAAGTATTATAAGTCTCGCGGAGTTTATTTTTATGATGATGCAGAAAAGGATTATAATGTAATTCTTGATAGTGTTGAATATGATTTGATGGATTCTGGTGTATTAGTCTAAATAAATAATTTTTGGAATAATGTACAAAAATCCAGCCTTCACTAATGACAAAAACAAGTATTCTTCGTTACTTGGGTAATATTCTTCTTATATTTGGATATTACATTATGTTATGGGGAAGTTTTAAAAATGGATTATTAATAAAATGTGTAGGAGGAATTATGACGTTTCCTTTTGCACTTAAATATAAATTGTGGGATATGGTATTTCTATGTGTATTTTTTTCTAGCATAGAAATATCTAAACTCATATGTCTATTTTCCTAGTTTATAAAAACTAGGTGGTGGAGTCAAATCGACCCATGTGCTCGTCGGATGCACAATAAATTATGCCGACTGGTGTGGATGAGGTAATCCCGCTTAGTTTCTTATTTCTAATTAAAAAATAAGTGGCGAGCATAATTGCAATTAATTTATTATAATATGTACAAATAATTTTTATTAAATAGTATGTCAAATTATACTAAAACTGCATTAGTTCTTGGTGCAGGTGGTTTTATTGGAAGCCATATGGTAAAAAGACTTCGTTCAGAAGGATATTGGGTTCGTGGGGTTGATCTAAAACAACCAGAATTTTCTGAAACCGGAGCAAATGAATTTATTGTTGGAGATCTTAGAAATGTAGAATTTGTTTCTAGATGTATAAGATTTAAAGGAGATCAGGGAAATTTTTATCATCCAGTTCCACATCGATATCATCAAGCATTTGATGAAATTTATCAATTTGCTGCCGATATGGGTGGAGCAGGATTTGTTTTTACTGGAGAAAATGATGCTGACATTATGCATAATTCAGTATCAATTAATCTAAATGTTCTAGAAGAACAGAAAAAATTTAATGATCAACTTGGCATGAATTTCACTAAAATTTTTTATAGTGGATCCGCATGTATGTATCCAGAACATAATCAGTTAGATCCTGATAATCCTGATTGTCGTGAACAATCTGCATACCCAGCAAATCCAGATTCTGAATATGGATGGGAAAAACTGTTCTCGGAACGTCTTTACTTTGCTTATCATCGCAACTATGGTATTCCTGTACGTGTTGCTCGATATCATAATATATTCGGGCCAGAAGGGACCTGGAAAGGCGGAAGGGAAAAAGCACCCGCAGCAATCTGCCGTAAGGTAGCAGAACTTCCAGTATGTGGTGGTACTATTGAGGTATGGGGTGACGGAAAACAAACTCGTTCTTTCCTTTATATCGATGAGTGTATTGAAGCAACTCGTAGATTAATGGACTCTGACTTCATTGGACCAGTGAATATTGGTTCCGAAGAAATGGTGACTATCAATCAACTTGTCGATATTGCTGCAAAGGTTGCGGGTAAACCAGTGCAAAAAATGCACAAGTTGGATGCTCCTCTTGGAGTTCGTGGTCGTAATTCAAATAATGATTTAATCCGACAAAAATTGGGATGGGATTATTCACAAACACTTGAAGAAGGAATTCGAAAAACATATAATTGGATTCAAAATCAAATCTTAAATAATGTTTTTGAATAATTAGTTGCGGATATTAATTGAATCAAATGAATACACAGTACAATTTTGAAACGGATAAACTAAAGAATTTATTCAAAGATTCTGATAAAATTGAAAAAAATTTTTCACAGGCTTATCAGGACCTTTTTGTTCTCACAATGTTGAATGGAAAAACTTCAGGAAAATATATTGAAATTGGTGGAAATAATCCTGTAGTTATTAATAATACATATTTACTTGAAAGTCAATTTAAGTGGAAAGGATTTTCTTTAGATATTGATGATTCTATGGCAAAAATTTATAATTTAGTTAGGGCAAACAAATGTGAATGTTTTGATGCTACAAAGTTTGATTATAATAAAAAAATAAAATCATTGAAATGGAAGACAAATCAAATTGATTATCTATCAGTTGATTGTGAACCTGCAATGACTACTTTTGCAGCTCTCAAAAAAATTCCACATGATGAATATAGATTTTCTGTAATTACATATGAGACGGATGTATATAAAGATGGAAATCAAGCAAAAGAATTATCAAGAAATTTTTTACAAAAATTGGGATATCAATTGGTATCTGCAGATGTCTGCAATGGAGGAAATCCATATGAAGATTGGTATGTAGATCCTCAAATAGTAAGTGAAAATATTTGGAAAAGTTTTGAAAGCAATGGTGCAGAAGCTAGAATATTATTTGTAAAATGACACTTAAGATTTCTCATTGGTATGGTCGTCTTGGAAATAATATTCAACAATGTGCTGTTGGTATTATGGCTGCAGAATTGATTGGGGGAACATTTGAAAGTATAAATCATGATACAATTGATACAATTAATGTTTCTTTTGGTGATAATTCGCAAGATGCATTATCAAAATTTTTTTATTGGGAAGGATCAAATAAAGAAATCGATATTGATTCCGAATACGTTCGAAAAAATATACGAAGAATCTGCAAAAATCACATTTCAAAACGTCTTAAGATCCCTAAGCAAGAACTTTTTTCAGATAATACTATTGTTATTCATGTTCGTAGTGGCGATATTTTTAGCATTGAACATAAAGATGGTCATAATTACGTTCCTAATCCTTTGGATTATTATGAATCGTTAATTGATAAGTTTGATCAAGCAATTATTGTTACTGAAAATGATAATCACAATCCAATTGTAGAGATTTTGAAAAATAATTCAAAAGTAATAATTCAGTCTTCTTCAATAGAAAATGATTTTGCAACTTTAATGTCGGCAAAGAATTTAGCTTCTTCTGGAGTAGGAACTTTTTGTGTTGCAGCAGCTTTGTGTTCAAATAATATTCGCAATTTTTATTGTACGGATTTAATGTTGACAGAACATTTAAATTATAGTATGATTGTTAATACTGATATAGAAGTATTTGTTTGCAATTTGAAAAATTATATACCAATAGGTGAATGGAAAAACACAAATGAACAAAGAAAATTTATTTTGGAATATAAGATATGAAAATATTTGATTCTCTTCTTTTCTTCAATGAATTAGATTTATTGGAACTCAGAATGAATATTCTTGGGGATTATGTAGATTATTTTGTGATCAATGAAGCAAATGTTACATTTACTGGAAAAGAAAAACAATTATATTTTCAGGAAAATCGTCAAAGATTTAAAAAATGGGATGATAAAATAATACATAATGTGATTATAGATAATAATGATAATTTTGAAAATTATATTGACGGCAAATTATATCATCGACCATTGAAGGAAGATAACATATATAAACTTCCAATGCACTATCAAAGAGATGTTTTTCACAGAGACAGTTGCATCTATGGAATTTTGCAAGAAGCACAGGATGATGATATTATATTCACGAGTGATGCTGATGAAATTGCAAATCCGTTGGTTGTCGAAAGAATGGGTGATTGGTTTGATCGAAGCAATCATTATGTAATGGTTGGCCCTTGTTATTATTATTACTTAAATGTTCAGGTAGAAGATAATTGGATGGGAACAAGAGTATGTACTTTAGAGCATCTTAAAACTACTAGTATAGATAAACTAAGGCAATCTCATAAAGATGCTTGGAAAATAATGAGTGGTGGGTGGCATTGGAGTTTTTTTGGTGGAGCTGATCGAGTTCGTGCTAAAATTGAAGCATACGCTCATCAAGAACATAATATAGAACAATTAAAAATGTCAATGGAAAGTAGAATCGAAAATAATGAAGATCCTTGTGGTAGAGATTATTTTAAGCTAAGAACTGTTCCAATTGATAATAGTTTTCCGGAATATATTCAATATAATAAAAATAAACTTTTGCAATATATTAAAAAATGAATTTTATTGAAGGTGTAGCAGTTTCAAATCTGTGTGATTATTCATTTGGAGATCAGGCTGGATGTTTGGGAAGAGTTCCTGGAGCATTCATGAAACAAGCTGATTTAGTCAATCAAGAATTTATTTCAATTTGCAATCAAAATATTGCAAAAGGAAAAAATTTGATGACTCTTTTTATTGATAATATTCGATTATATAAAAGACAAATTAAAGCTTCTAATGAAAGGGATCAGAAATGGATTGATGCATTGCATGAAACAAATGATCTTTTAGAACTTTGTGGAAAGATTGAGAAAATAAATTTTATCATCTTCACAAATCTTGAAGACACACCAATCGATGAAACAATTCATAAAATAATTCCAGACAATGTAATTTCCATACATGCTGTAAATGCAATTTCTTTTGGTAAAAAAGTAATTCCTTTTCCATATGGATTACAAAGAATTTTAAATAATAGTGATAATAGAATTCCGATTATTAGTAATTTGATCGAAAAGGAAGTAACACCTAAAAAATTAGTTTATATTAATCACACCAAAGATACCAATTTAAGTGAACGTGGAGATATTAAAAAAATTCTTGGTAAACACAATTATGTTACTGTGGATGATCGAATTCCATTTGAGCAATATTGCAAACAAATACAAAATCATAAATTTATGATTTGTCCACAAGGAAATGGTGTAGATTGTCATCGAAATTGGGAAGTTCTTTATTTAAAAAGAGTTCCAATTATGAAAAAAACTGAATATCTTATGGAACTTTATAAGGAATATCCTGTTCTTTGGGTAGATGATTATTCAAAAATTACTAAAACATTATTAATAAATAATGATCATCTTTATGTAAGAGCGAAAAATATAGAAAATAATTTACTCGATTTGTATTCGTTATTTAATAGGATTGTAAGAGATGGAAAAGATAAAATTAAATGATGTGACTTTATGCTGCATCTCTTCCGTAAAATTAGAAGAAACTGTATATGCTCTAATAAAAAGTTGTGAGGGATTAGAATTTGCAGAAGCAAAACTCATCGGACATCAAAAACCAGATAACCTTCCAGACTATATTAAGTTTGAAGAAACATATCAGATAAAAAGTATTGACGATTATAGTTATTATTGCATCTATAATCTTACAAATCATATTCAAACAAGTCATTGTCTTTTGATTCAATCTGATGGATATGTAATTCGTCCTTGGTTATGGAATGATTCGTGGATGCAATATGATTATATTGGAGCTCCTTGGCCGGATCGTCAAAAACAACAAGATGCTTTTATTGATCCTTGGGGAAAAGCTCATAGAGTTGGAAATGGTGGATTTACTCTTCGAAGTAAAAAATTATTAGATGTTCCCAAACAAGCACACATTCAATTTGATGTGAATTGGGGTAGATTTTATAAACACATGGGAGCAAAACTTACTGCAGAAGATGGAAATATTTGTGTTCATAATCGACATATATATGAAGTACTTGGATGCAAATTTGCTCCAGTAGAAGTTGCATCTAAATTTTCCAGAGAACAAACTTTACCTGATAGTGAAGAAGACACCTTCGGGTTTCATTATTATTTTCAAGATATAAAATGAAAGCATCAATTTATCAATTATGGTGGAATCCTTGGGGTGAAGAAGGATTAGATTTTAATAAAAACGTAAGTATATCTGTAGACAATCTTCAAAATAATTTTGATGCAGATTTAAAAATTTTATTTTTAGCAGAACCATATTCAATTGCACCTACAGTTAATGAAGGAGCATTAAATTCCTCAATATTTTTTGATAAAATATATACATTCAATCAAGCAATATTGAACGAATACCCTCAAGCAGAATTATTTCCTTGGGGATCTTCGTGGTTAGATTTTGACAATCTAAATATTGAGAAGCAAGATGTAATAACATTTGTCACTAGTAATAAATCTCAAACATTGGGGCATAAACTTCGTTTAGATATTTTTGATTATTTGAATCCGATAGATGAAATTAATGGAATGGAAATTTTTAGTCATATGTCTCCACCATTTCATCAAATTCGAAATGACTTTTTTTATAATGCAAAATTTCATATATGTGTAGAAAATTCGATTCAAAAAAATTATTTTACAGAAAAAATTATTGATTGTTTTGCAAGTAAAACTATTCCAATTTATTTTGGTTGCCCAAATTTAGGAGATTGGTTTAATATGAATGGAGTTTATCAATTTGAAAATCTAAAAGAATTAAATGATATTTTAGATTTATTGTCTCCAGATGTATATGAGAAAAAAATAAAAGCAATCGAAGAAAATTATGAAATTGCAAAACAATTTTATGGAGAAAATGACGTTGTACCCAGACTTACTAAAAAAATTACTGAATTTGTAAATCATGCCATTTAACGGATCAAATCAGACAAACTACATACAAAAAGATTATTCATTTCTAAGAATCAAACCCGAAGGAATGAAAAATTTAAAAACAAACTATTCACAAGTTTGGCAAGATATTTTTGCGTTGGTTGTAAATGATGCAAAACAAGAAGGTACGTTCATTGAAATTGGAGGAGGACAACCAAAAATTGGTAATAATACATGGCTTCTTGAAGAACAATATAATTGGAAAGGGTTTTCAATTGAACTTGATGATGAATTATGTTTGATGTGGGAAAATGCAGATCGAAAAAATACAAAAATATTTAAAGACAATGCACTTATTTTTGATTATGTCCATGCAGTTGAAGAATTAAAATTACCATACCATATGGATTATTTGTCATTTGATTTAGAACCACCAGAGATAACATTGGAGTGTTTGAAAAAATTTCCTTTTGATAAATTGTCATTCAATTGTGTGACGTATGAGCATGATGCATATCGACAATGGGGAGATATTTATGCTCATCGAAATATATTTTTTGAAAATGGATATAGATTAGTTGGTGAAAATTTAAAGAATCGTGGATGTACTATGGAAGAATGGTTTCTTCATGAAGATGTTGATTCTCAAATTTATAGTAAACTGTATAGTGAAGATTGCGAAGCGTATGAATTGTTATTGGACTTATGACAAGAATCAGTTTTTGTATTCCTTGCTATGAAGCCCATGGTAAAGGATATAATTATCTACTTGATGTTTTTTATGCATTAAATAATCAAGTATTCAAGGACTTTAATGTATGGATTTCCGATCAAAGTAAAGACGATAAAGTATATCAAGCATGTGAAGAATATGCAGATTGCTTTGAAATTAATTATATTAAATATCAAGAAAATATTGGCAATGTTTCTGCAAATACAAATAATGCAATCAAGTATGCTGACGGCGAAATTTTAAAAATTCATTATCAAGATGATTTTATTCTTACAGAAAATCTTACTTTTGAACTTGACAAAGTATTTGTTAATGATGTAGAATGGGCAGTAAGTTGTTTTGCACATTCTATTGATGATGGTAGAACACATTATAATGCTAAAACTCCATACTGGAATGATAAAATTTTAGAAGGAGTGAATACATTTAGTTCTCCATCCATACTTGCAATGAGAAAAGATTTGAAAGTATATTTTGATCAAAATATTACATTACTTTTGGATTGTGATATGTTTTATCAGTTGTATATCAAATATGGAGAACCTATAATAATGACAGATGTTCATATTTCAAATCGTGAACATGCAAATCAAACACAAAGAAAAGTTGAACATTTATTATCAACCGAGATTGAATATTTAAAGAGGAAATATGATAGGATTTAATCATCTAGGTCGTCATGGGAGACTTGGAAATCAAATGTTTCAGTACGCTGGACTCATGGGAATTGCAGATCATAATGATTATGAATTTGCAATTCCACCTAGTAATTTTCAAGATCCTTGGAATGATCATCAATTATTTGAGGCATTTAAACTTACAAGTTTAGTCAATATTAAATTTGTAGATGGTCCATATGTTCAGGAAAAAACATTTTCGTTTGATGAGGATTTATTTAATACTATTCCCGACAATCACAATGTTTTTGGATATCTTCAAACTGCGAAATATTTTTACCATATTCAAAGTGAAGTAAGAGAAAATTTTAAATTTAAAAATGATATTCTTGGACCATGTGAAGATATGATTCAAAGTGTAGAAAATCCAATTGCATTACACGTTCGTCGAGGAGATTATATTTCAAATTCGGACAATCATCCCCCTTGTCCGAAAGAGTATTATGATGAAGCATTAAAAAAATTTGATAATAATCGAAATGTGATTGTATTTTCTGATGATCCAGAATGGTGTAGTCGGGAATTTACTGAGGATAGATTTTTGATATCTGAGGGAGGAGACAATCTTGCAGATCTTTGTATGATGAGTTTATGTGAAGATTTTATTATTGCAAATTCATCATTTTCCTGGTGGGGATCATGGTTATCTGAAAATGAAAAGAAAAAAATTATTGCACCCAGTCGTTGGTTCGGTAGTGGTTACACTTCGTCTCACGACATTTCTGATCTCTATTGCTCAAATTGGGAGGTAATCTAAATGAAAAATAATGATCTTGAAATATTGGAACAAAACTGGATGCCCTTGGAAGATGTTACTTTTTTAATTCCATTGAGAATTGAAAGTCAAGATAGAATGCGTAATATTATCACAACGATGATTTATTTGCTTCGAAATTTTAATACCAATGTCATGATAAAAGAATATGACATGGAGCAAATCTTTATGCAATCTGCTTTTCCTACAATTGAAGATGCAGTTGGAGATAAAGTAAAAAATATTAATTATATTTTTGAGAAAACTGATGAATTTATTTTTCATCGAACACGACTTCTCAATGATATGATTCAAAATGCAGAAACTCCAATCGTAGTCAATTATGATAGTGATGTTCTTCTTCCAAAGGAGACATATTTACATGCAAGGCATCTTATTTTGAATGGATATACTAATCCAGAACAACCAAATATAAAACCGGAACCAATTAAAGTTGTTTATCCGTATGGTTATGGAAATTTTCAGTTTCAAATAAGTGCCACAGATGAAGAAGTTACTAATTTTATAAACAGTAATTTTAATTTTACTGCATTTACAAGCATGAGGCAGTATGATGCAAAGTTTGGATTCTGTCAATTTTTTGATCGAGAAGAATATATTCGATTTGGAATGGAAAATGAGAACTTTGTATCCTATGGATATGAAGATGATGAAAGATATAATCGATTTAATACACTTTCTCATGTTGCTCGAATCAATGATTATGTTTATCATTTGGAGCATGTAAGAACTCAAAATTCTTGGTTTAATAATCCACATATTGAATCAAATAGATTTCTTTGGGAAAAATTAAAAATTCTTCCCAAAGAAAATATAATTGAGTATTATAATAATCAGAAATATTTAATTGATAGGGGTGTTATTTGTGGACAAAAATAAAGCATCCTACAAACTAAAAGGATTTCCAAAATGCTTATGGATTAATTTAAATCGTTGTGTTCAAAGAAAGGAATACATGGAAAATCAATTCAAGTATTGGGAAATCTATGATCATGTAAGAATTTCTGGTATTGATGGTAAGGAAGATGATCCAACTTCATATTTAAAAGGAAGTGTACCTCACAATATGAATAACGGTGAAATTGGTTGTGTTTTATCTCATTTGAATGCAATTAAATATTTTGTTGAGAAAACAGATCTCAATGAAATCATGATTATGGAAGATGATTTGGATATGAATACTGTTAAGTATTGGAATTTTACTTGGAGTGATGTAAGATCAAAATTACCAATTAATTTTGATACTTGTCAGTTTACAATTATCAATCCAAATGGAATAACATTGAAATTGCACCAACGGTTTATTAATGATTTTTCTGCTGCATGTTATTTAATTACAAGACATCATGCAATAAAAATAATGAAATTGCATAATAGAGGAAATCAATGGAAAATTGATCAAAACATTCGACCAAGAGCAGTATCCGAAGATCTAATTTTGGATAGTGGAAAGGGGTATTCTACTCCACTTTTTAACTATAGATTAGACTTAGGATCTGCAATTCACGAAGAGCATATTGATATTTTTCATAAGGATAGTGGAAATGCTTTAGATGAATTTTGGAAAATGAATGGACAGGATCAAAACATTTCTCAAATTATGGAATTAGATGAATATTGTGGTAGAATACCACCACAGGTTTATATAAATCAAGCAAATTTAGAGAAACAAAACTCATGAAAATTATAGATCATATTGGAATATTTGAAAACTTTGCAAATGAAAACTTTTGCAAAGAACTAATTACTATTTTTGAATATTGGTTTGAACGAAAATATACATTACAGGAGAATGTAAATTCTCATATAACAGAAGAAAGAAAAGTGAGTTTATTTAATGAAGGTATTACTCAGTTTCCTGGGAAATCCCTTGGTAGAAAAGATGTTCAATTTTATTTGGAAACAATGGACATTCAAATGGCAATGAATGTTAATGGTATAGTTGGACAAGCCTTTGAGCAATACATTTCAGAATATCCAGGATTACTAAAAAATGCAGATCCAGTTTCATCCTGGACTACTAAAATACAAAAAACTAATTCTGGTGGAGGGTATCATACATGGCATTGCGAGAATGGTGATTTTGGATATCGGGATAGAGTTTTGACTTGGATGATTTATCTAAATGATATTCCTCATGAAAATGGTGGAGCAACAGAATTTTTTCATCAAAAACTATCCATTCAACCTAGTGTAGGAACACTAGTTCTTTGGCCTGCATGTTATACTCATATGCATCGAGGTGGATTTTTGACTGGAGATATTTCTAAATATATTGCTACCGGATGGTTTCTTCGAGAACCGGGACAAGTTTTTAATAAAAGAATGGGAGAAGAATGTGGACAAATACAACCTCAAAAATTTGATTTGAATGAATAATATTTTTGTAGGAATAGGTGATGCACTTCACGATACCAGTATTTGTGCATTGATTGATGGTGAATTTAAGTATCGAAAATCTGAAAGATACTTTGGAGTAAAGCATCACGAAGCTAAAAGTCAATGGTATGCAAATACTTTAAATGATTGGAATATAACCAAAGTTGATAAATTGGTTTACACTCATAAAGGTGGAATTGGAAGGGGTAGAAAACCATATGATGGAGAAGAATTTTTGGTCAACGAATCCTTCCCCCATATAAAATGCAATGATACAATATGTTTAGATCACCATATTGCTCATATGTTTAGCACATTATCAAGTGCTAAACAACATGCGGTATTTGATGGAAAAGGATCTGGATCAAAGGCAAAAGGAAGATTTACTGGATTAATAAAAACTGAAACAAAATTTCAAAGATATAAAAAAATGGGTGCTGGAAGATATTTACAATATCTTGGAACAGTATTAAATTTTTCTGGATTGGAAATAGATTTCCCCGGAAAAATTATGGGATTGCAATCATATGGAGTTCCTGATTTAAATCTGGCATCTCAAATTAACGAAGAGAATATTCTTGATTTTATTGAACCTTGGGTAAGAAAAATACCAAAAAGTACTGATAAAGATTTTCAGAATTTTGTTGCAACTGTACATAAGGCATGTGAACTTCAGCAATTAGAATATTTTAAAGAGTTTGATTCGAATGAACTAATTGCATGTTCTGGTGGAGTAATGTTAAACACTGTAATTAATACGGAACTTCGAAAAAAATATAATCTTTATATTCCACCACATGTATATGATGGAGGATTGTCAATTGGATGTCTTAATTATATTGTAAAGAATTTAAATATTCCAAACTTTCCTTTTATTCAGGATGATGAAAGACCATTAGAAAATCCATCAGATGATACAATTGAATTCATTGCAGAAAAACTTGCACTTGGTAAAATTATTGGATGGTATCAGGGAAATGGTGAGATTGGACCAAGAGCACTTGGCAATCGTAGTATTTTGATGAGTCCTTTAGTTAAAAATGGAAAGGAAATTCTCAATCAAAAAGTAAAAAAAAGAGAATGGTGGAGACCTTTTGGTGCTTCGGTAATCAAAGAAAAAGCACATGAATATTTTGATATTGATAATAATCCATATATGCTATATAATAGTAAAGTATTAGTCGATGAACTATATTCAATTACTCATGTTGATGGTACTTGTAGACATCAAACAGTAACTTCCGATCATAAATTTTATTATAAACTCTTAGAAAAATTTGAAGAAAAAACTGGTTTGCCAATACTGTTAAATACATCATTGAATATTGGGGGAAAACCAATTTCATCCAAACTGGAAAATGCACATGTTCCTGGATTAGATATACTTTGTTGTGGTAATGAAATACATTCTTATAGCTAAATGTAAAAAATTATATGATAATTTATAGTTGTATTACAAATCAGTATGATAATATATCGAATGATCATTATTATGATCCAGAAGTTCGTTATGTCATGTTTCATGATGGAACCATTGAAAAAAAAGGTTCATGGGAATTTATAGAACTTGATATTGATGAAAATTCACATACAAAAAAATCATATCATCCAAAACATCTACCACATTTATATTTTGACTATGGTGAATGCACTGTTTGGATTGATGGTTGCTATATTATAACTGAAGATTTTGTAAATTTTTCAAAAAAAATATTTGAAACCCATAATTTAGTACTACAAAATCATCCATCAAAACGAACTTTAGTTGAAGAATTTGCAAAACTTTATTATCGTGGATTTGTAGATGAGGAGAAGTGTTATGAATTGGCTGAAAAAATTTATAACAGTGGATATAAATGTTGGATGTATGATCAAACTATCAATTGTTGTGTATGGAGAAAAATAAATAAAGAAGTTATTGATTGGAATAATTCTTGGCATAAGTGGTTTATTTTCGGTGATATAAGAGATCAAATAGCAAGTTCCTTGGCAGATTATGAAACATTTTCCAGCCATAAAATTGAATTAATTGTAGATTTAAATCATACAACTAGGAATAAAAAATATTCACAATCATATGAACTATTAGAACATTCAGATCTTCAACACTTAAAAGTCTTTATTTCAAATATTTCAAATAAATTAGTTACTAATTCAAAATTATCTTTTCATTCAAATAAAGTTCTTGATGAGAATGAAAATAAATTATACAATTCAGAAATTAAAGTAGTTCCAATTGATAAAAATGAAAATAAATTATACAATTCAGAAATTGAAGTAGTTCCAATTAATAAAAATGAAATGATAATATACTCTTGTATTACAAATGGATATGATGAAATTCCAGATCATTATTATGATCCAGAAGTTCGTTATGTCATGTTTCATGATGGAACGATTGAAAAAAAAGATCCATGGGAATTTATAGATATTCGAGATTATTGTGATCTAGAATGTCCTCTCAGATTATCTAATTATCCCAAAACCAATCCACATTTATTTTTTGAAGAAGGATCTAATACAATTTGGATTGATGGTTGTTATGTAATGACAGAAGAATTTGTCAAAGTCTCTAAAAAAACTTTTCCATTTACAATTCTTAGGCATCCATTTAAATTTTCTTATTACGATGAAATGCTGGAAGGATTTTTATCTGCTTTTTTTTCTTTTGATGATGGAATTGAGTTCACAAAATTATTATTCGATGATAACTATAACTTCAAGCAATATAGTAGTCCTTTGTGTACTATTGTTTATAGAACAACAAATTCAGAAAATCAAAAATTTAATGAGTGTTGGTGGAAATATTCACTCATAGGACCAAATCGAGATCAAGTTGCTTTTGATGCAGCTATTCAATTCACTAATGTCTTCCCAAATTATATTGAAAAGAGAAATGATTGTGGAATAATTTTAGGGTCTGGATCTAAAATTGGAAGAAAGAAAAAACATGAACAAAGAGGAAAAATTTCTCAGTGGAAAATGAAACAAAACTTTATTGATGAAATGCGGAAATATGCTAAATTACATCCACATTTTTATGCAAAACATGATCATTATGATATGATGATCAATAATAATATTATATCTTCGGATAAATCATTATGATAATATACTCTTGTATTACAAATGGATATGATGAAATTCCAGATCATTATTATGATCCAGAAGTTCGTTATGTCATGTTTCATGATGGAACGATTGAAAAAAAAGGTCCATGGGAATTTATAGATATTCGAGATTATTGTGATCTAGAATGTCCTAAAAGATTATCTTCTTATCCCAAAATCAATCCACATAAGTTTTTTTCTGAGGGTGAAGATACTGTTTGGATTGATGGTTGTTATGTTCAAACTCAAGAATGGGTAAATTTATCAAAAGAAATATTTAAAAAAAATAAATTTACTCATATTCGACATCCTCTAAAATTTAACTTTATTGAAGAAGCGATTGAGAAATATGTGGGATCTTTTAGTACTAGAGAAGACATACTCGAAATTTGTAATTTATTGAAAGAAAAAAATTATAATTTTTATAAGTATTCTAGTCCAATTTTATGCTGCATTTGGAGAACAATCACCGAAGAAATGAATATTTTTCATGATACTTGGTGGGAATATTCTTTAATTGGACTAAATCGAGATCAAATTTCTTTTGATTATGCTAAACAAAAACATAATTTGAATTGGCAAATTATTGAAGACTGGCTTTCTGTGGGAGTGGATTGGTCTCGTGTAACTGGGAAATTGGCAAGAAAAAAAATACATCCGCAAAAAGGAGATCTTGAGCAATATTTAAGAAAAGAAGAAATGCTTTCTGAAATATCTAAAATAACAAAAATGCCTTGGAAATTATATTTGAAACATGATTTTTCTATATCTATTTATAGATGGGTAACTAATCCAGAACTTCCGAGATCAACTTCGAAGTAGAGTATTTATGCTTATTGACATGTATTCCAAAATACATTATACTAAATATTGTTAAGAAATCAAAACATTTCTTACTCACTCCCGCTAACCGAGACCTATGGGAGTCTAAATACGTCCCTTATACCTATGCAGGAGGGTTGCATAGGAATACTTGTACCGTTCAGCACCTCCTGGACTAATTTACTACCCATTTAATTAAATGACTGCTACAATTGCTTTACAAAAACAATCTAATCCATGGAATCAATTCTGCGATTGGATTACTTCTACCAATAACCGCCTTTATGTGGGTTGGTTTGGTACTCTGATGATTCCTACTCTTCTTGCAGCAACGATTTGTTTCATCATCGCCTTCGTTGGCGCACCCCCGGTGGACATTGATGGTATTAGGGAACCAGTTGCTGGTTCTCTTATGTGGGGCAACAACATCATCTCTGGTGCTGTTGTTCCTTCTAGCAACGCAATCGGATTGCATCTATACAATATTTGGGATGCAGCAAGTCTTGATGAGTGGCTTTATAAATAATATTGGGTCACTTTAAATCGGGTGAACTGCTGGAAAGCTAAGTTCTCTTATGAAACACAAACATCATCTTACTCCAAAATATCTTGGTGGGTCTGACGAACCACAAAATCTTGTAGAGGTTTCTCCAACACAACACGCTATGTTTCATTATTGCAACTGGCGTCTTTGGGAAAATAAAGAAGATATGATTGCTTGGAAAGCACTTGCAGGGTATTCTTCAAAAGAAGAAATAATCCAACAAGTTATTTCTCTTGCAGGTAAGAAGGGTGGTAAGGTTGCAAAAGAAAGCGGACAACTTCGTGCTGCTGCTCTTAAACAACCTAAAAGTGTTAGGCAGAAAATTGGTAAAAACCTTATCAACTTTGCCTACAAAAATCCAAAAAATGCAACACAAGAAACTCTAACTAATAGAAAGTATAAGAAAGTATTTCACATTTACGAAAAACTAACTGAACGGTCTATTGGTAAACATCTTGGAAATGTTGAGTTTAATCCAGAACAAGATAAAACACTTAAAACTGTTTGTTCTATGATACTGGAAAAGTATGGGGTAAAAGTTTATCCTTCACATCTTAATAGTGTTGCTAACGGAAATAGACTTTTAACGAGTGGTATTTCTTGCAGTTGGGTTTTAGAGAATACGCCAATCAGCAGCCAAGCCACAGACGATACTTCTGTGGAAGGTTCAGAGACTAGTCGGTTCAACAAGCGTGTTGAGTAATACGACATTAGCGCCCGACACCTTATGAAGATAATAGGGTGAAGATATAGTCCAGTCCATATGGAAACATATGGTTCCCCCGACTGCTATAATGGGGGTCCTTATCAACTCGTCGTCTTCCACTTTCTTATCGGCATCTTCTGCTATATGGGTCGTGAGTGGGAACTATCTTACCGACTGGGTATGAGACCCTGGATTTGTGTTGCTTACTCTGCACCTGTTGCTGCTGCTAGTGCGGTATTCCTTGTTTATCCTTTCGGTCAGGGTTCCTTCTCAGACGGTATGCCCCTGGGCATCTCCGGCACCTTCAATTACATGTTGGTGTTCCAGGCTGAGCACAACATTTTGATGCACCCCTTCCACATGCTTGGTGTGGCTGGTGTGTTCGGCGGCAGCCTGTTCTCCGCCATGCACGGTTCACTGGTTACCTCTTCCTTAGTGCGTGAAACCACCGAGAGCGAGAGCCAGAACTACGGCTACAAGTTCGGTCAAGAGGAAGAAACTTATAACATTGTTGCTGCTCACGGTTATTTTGGAAGACTTATTTTCCAATATGCATCATTCAACAACTCTCGTTCACTTCACTTCTTCCTTGCTGCTTGGCCTGTAGTTGGCATCTGGTTCACTGCTTTAGGTGTTTCTACAATGGCTTTTAATCTCAATGGACTGAATTTTAATCAGAGTATTCTGGATAATCAGGGTCATGTTATTAAAACTTGGGCAGATATTTTAAATTCTGCTGGACTTGGGCTCGAAGTAATGCACGAAAGAAACGCACATAATTTTCCTTTGGATCTAGCCGCAGCAGAGACAACTATGGTTGCCTTGACTGCTCCTGCCATCGGATAATAACCACTCCAATAATGAGTAATACCACCCCCAAAAAGGGTGGTATTCTTATAAATAAATTATCTTTATATTAAGATAAATGGGAAACTTATCTTGGTTTCTCTCATTTTGTCTTTCACTCACTCCCATTACAATTGAACCAATTGGTTCAGATTGTTTTCATAACCCCGAACTGATGGGTCAATACGAAGCAAAAACAGAGACTATCACACTTTGCGAAAATAACATCACACTTTCTAAATACTCAAAGGAAGAAGTAGTAAAACACGAACTCATACATTACATTTATCATAAGCATCAAATAGAATCAATCATTCCTGAACCACTCATCACTTGGTTGGTAAGAAAAAATATTCCTTCAGATCAAGTAATGTATGTAATTTTAAATGAAGATAAGTATTCTTCAAACGAAGAATTTTCAGCAAGATTACTACAGAAACTTCCTTCGTGGATAATTGGAATTGGTATTATTGTATAAGAAATCTTGTCAAACAAAATCTTTTGTGTTATACTAGAAGTTCAATAAAAATTCCTAAAATAAAAATTCCTAAAATAAAAATGAATTCAATAGTTTATTCTAAAGATAATTGTCCTTATTGTGAAAAAATTAAACAAGTATTTGAATTGGCAAATATTGAATATCTAGAATATAAATTGGATATAAATTTTAATAAGGAAGAATTTTATTCCGAATTTGGACAAGGATCAACTTTTCCTCAAATTATAATCAACAATATGCACATTGGCGGATGTACAGAAACAATAAAATATCTAATGGAAACCAAAGTAATTTAAAAATATCAATAAATAAAGGTGTTGAACTTTTACTCAGGAGGAAACCACCAATAAAAGTTATAAACTTTGGTAGATGGTTTTTTCCAATTATCAATAAGGAATTTACCGTTTATTTGGAGATCAAAGATAGGTAACTTCTAGGAGGAACGACAATGTTAGCAGCGATAATTTGCTTATCAACATTATGTTGTCTGTTGACATTAGGATTAGGGATTGTAGTCGGATATCTTGCACGTCAATATGTTCATGACACAACCCCACAATATTCTCATCCTGAAATGTATGATTTAAATGGAAATAAATTACCAGATGAAATAATTGCTTTTAGGTTTGAGGGATCTGAATACTTAGATGAATTTGAAGAATAACAATCATGACAAAATTACCGAATAATCCCCTTGTTTTTGAAATTTTCAAAGCAGCTCATGGGGCTAAAACTGTTGAAAGAAAATTAGAGATTCTCACAGAATATAAAGGGGATCATATTAAGGCATTATTTATTTGGAACTTCGATAAAGGAATTGAAAGTGCTCTCCCAAAAGGAGAAGTTCCTTATCGAAAAAATCAAGCACCAGCAAATACTCCATCTCATACACGACTTGAGCATGAATGGCACATTCTTTATAACTTTATAAGAGGTGGAAATGACTCTCTTTCTCAAATGAAGAAAGAGCAAATGTTTATTCAATTGTTAGAAGGTCTTCATGCAGAAGATGCAGAAATTCTTTTGCTTGTGAAGGATAAAGAATTGCAATCAAAGTATAGAATTACTCGAAATGTAGTTGAACAAGCTTATCCTGAAATTGTTTGGAGGGATAGATGAGTATATGGACAACCGAAGAAATTGCAAATCTTAAAAAATATAGGATATCACTATTCAAAGAGTCTTGTAGTATAGAGGATTCTTTGAATCCAGATATGCCATATGATGTATATTTGGTGGTTTATCATTTTAATGATAGTGAATGTATGGATTTAGTTAGATGTGCAAAAACTGTCGATATATTTGATGCATACTATGATAAATTTGGAAAAGAATCTATCAAAAAAATCAAACAGTCTGCAGGAAAAATAAATCCGAAATTATTTTCTACAAAACAAGAATCTAAATCTAAAAGTCGAAGTTGACATTTTTTGCAGTTTTTGCTATGATGTAACAAGGAAACAATCATATTATGAACAAAGACAAACTTAAAGTTATTGTAAAAAATTTAGAAATATTAATCCAATCTCTAAAATCAGAAATTTATTCTGACGTTGATTTTTATAATCAAGATGTTCCTGAAAAAATATTCAATAGAGTTGTAGATTATGATGAAATATTCGAAGATGATGATGACTAATGAGACTTAAAGAAACTATTCGACTTGTAAAAGAAGCACTTCAGAATCCTCATCTATATTCTGAAGCCGAGATTGCTTATATGAAAAAATCACTTGATATGGCACTTATTGAACGTGCTCGTAAGCAATATAAAAATAAACAAAAGGGATTTGGAAATTATGAAGACCCAAATAGTCAGACCAATTAGTGTTACTCCAAATGCAGAGGAGCATATTGCATATTGTGCTCGTGTAAGTAATCCAAGTAATCAAACTAATAATTCTTTTGAGGGATTGTTAAAATATTGTATTCAACATCAGCACTGGAGTATTTTTGAACACGCATTTATGACTGTTGAAATTAATACTTCATTAGCAATTGCCACACAGATTTTGCGTCATCGAAGTTTTACTTTCCAACAGTTTTCTCAAAGATATGCTGATGCAAATTTAATTACTGAAGAGATTCCAATTCCAGAACTTCGTCGTCAAGATACAAAAAATCGTCAAAATTCAATTGCTGATTTAGACGAAGAAACAATTTTTGCAATGAATAAAATGATTCAAGATTTGTTTCGAGATGCTCAGGATGTTTATAGGTTTCTATTAGAGCAAGGTGTAGCAAAAGAATGTGCTCGTTTTGTACTTCCACAGGCAACACAGACACGTCTTTATATGACAGGAAGTATTCGTAGTTGGATTCATTACATCGACCTTCGAAGTGCTCACGGAACTCAGGTAGAACATCAAAGAATTGCCGAGAAATGTAAGTGTGTATTTGTAGAAAAATTTCCAACGATTGCTTCTGCATTAAATTGGATTTGTATTGAGCCACCTTTTAATCTATTTTAGATATGAAAGTCTTGTGAAATAAATAGCTAAGAATTGAAAACATTATGCCTGATTATCCTATTGTAAATAAAATAACTGGTGAGAAAAAAGAAATAACAATGAGCATTTCTCAATATGAGAAATGGAGAAAAGAAAATCCAGACTGGGATAAAGACTGGTCTGCAGGTATAGCATCTTCAGTTAGTGCAGTTGGCGATTTTCAAAGTAAAACTGATGGTGGATGGAACGAAGTTCTACACAAAGTCAGTAAAGTTCCTGGTTCTGTAGTCAAACCCTACAAAACGGTACATTTCTAAGATGACGCAAAGGAAAAAAAGAACTCCTTCTCAAGTCGGTGCTGGTATGTCTGCAAAACAAATATCCAGAAAAAAACCATTTAATGTTGATATGATGGTCGATATTGAACCATTAACAGAGAATCAAAGAAAAGTTTTTAATTCCTATAAAGAAGATAAAAATTTGTTTATATATGGGTCAGCAGGAACAGGTAAGACATTCATTACTCTCTATCTGGCACTCAAAGAAGTTTTAAATCCTTTGACACCTTATAATCGAGTTGTGATTGTAAGATCTTTAGTTGCTACTAGAGAAATTGGATTTCTTCCTGGAGATCACGACGACAAATCAAGTCTTTATCAGATTCCATATAAGAATATGGTAAAGTATATGTTTGAGTTACCTACAGACAATGATTTTGAAATGCTGTGGGGAAATCTCAAAACTCAAGAAAGTGTAAAATTTTGGTCTACAAGTTTCATTCGTGGAACAACACTAGATGACTGCATCATTGTTGTGGATGAGTGTCAAAACTTGAATTTTCATGAATTAGATAGTATAATTACTAGAGTTGGTGAAAATTGTAAGATTCATTTTTGCGGTGATGCTTCGCAATCAGATCTAATTAAATCGAATGAGCGTAATGGAATTTTAGATTTCATGAAAATTATTCAAGCAATGCCTGAATTCGATTCAGTTGAATTTGGGATACAAGATATCGTAAGATCTGGTCTTGTAAAAAGTTACATTCTTAATAAAATCGAATTGGGGTATTGATGTTTACACATGTTAAAATGGAGTTTCCCAAACTCAAAAGGGAAACGATTGATGGGGTAAGATATTATACGGTGAATGGAAAACCAATGGTTTCCATTACATCGGTGACTTCTCATTTTAATAAAGAAATATTTTCAAAATGGAGAAAAAGAGTAGGTGAAGAAGAAGCAAATCGTATAAGCAAACGTTCTACAGATCGTGGAACTAAAGTTCATACTTGCATTGAAAATTTTCTTTATAATAAAGAGATTCCTTCGACGGATCCTTTGCCAAAACAATTATTTCTTCAGGCAAAAAATGCTCTGAGTAATATCAATAACATTTATGCACTCGAAGAAAGTCTTTATAGTGAATTTCTTGGAGTCGCTGGAACTGTTGATTGTATTGCAGAATATACTGGAGAAAATGGAATTCCTGAATTAGCAATTATTGATTTCAAAACCGCAGAAAAACCAAAACCAGTAAACTGGATTGAAAATTATTTTGTTCAGGCAACTGCATATGGAGTCATGTTTCATGAAATGATGAGCATTGATGTAAAAAAATTAGTCATACTGATGACTTGTGAGAATGGAGAAGTTGCAGTTTATGAAGAATATGATATTGAAAAATACTATAAACTTTTAGAAGATTACATTAACAAATTTATTGAGGATAAAATGAATGGCAACAAAATCTGAAATCAAAGAATTACTTAAACAAAAATTTCTTTGTCAGGATAAGTTTTCAAATGATATTGAAAATATAGTACAGCAAAATTCTGGAATGAACTATATTGAAGCAATTTGCCTTTATTGCGAGCAAAATAATATTGAGATAGAAACTATTTCAAAACTAATTACAAAACCACTGAAAGAAAAATTAAAATGGAATGCAATAGATTTGAATTATCTGAAAAAAACATCTAGAGCTAAGTTGTCATTATTTTAATCTAGATTTTATGGAAAATTTTTGTGTAATTTGCTTAAAAATTGGTAATCATTATTCCTCCAATTATGTAAATAATCTTTATTCTAAGATTAGAAAATTTACGAACAGTGATTTTATTTGCTTCACAGATAATTCATATGGAATTGATGATGGTGTAATTTGTTATGAATTATTACCAAGACAATCTGAAGGATGGTGGCCAACTTGGAGTAAGATTGAAATTTTTGGAAGAAATGAGATAAAAAAATATTCAAAGAAAATATATTTTGATTTAGATTTAGTTATACAAGGGGATATTAATCCCATTTTAAATCATGATGCCGATTGGGCAGTAATAAAATCTGTTTGGAAAGGACTAAAATTTAAAAAACAATATCCGAAAGAACCATGGTATAATACCAGCGTTATGGTTTGGAAAGATATTGAATGGATTTATGATAAATGGCAGTCTGATTGGGAAAATATTGTAAAAATTTGGATTGGAACTGATAAGTGGTATTATAATAATAAAATTATTCCCACATATTTACCTAAAGTTTTTTATTCATATCGTGAAGGATCTAAACCAATTCATTATTGGGAAAATAATTATCAACCATATATGAAGTTTCAACCAGATTTTTCGGTATGTTTATTTCATCAGAAACCAGATATACATGAACTTGATCCTCAAGATCACATCGTAAAAATTTGGAATGACACCCTTTGATACTTACAAAGAATATCTTGCGTTCAAGCAACATTTTACAAGAGAAAAATATGATTATTTTAGATATGCTGGAAAATCAAAAACTAGTTTGCAATCTTTTCACAAAAGAAAAGATCGTTATTTTTTCGAAAAAATGTCTCGAAAGTATAGTGATGAGCAAATCAAAGATTTTTTTCTAGCAAATTTTTCACACTGCACCAATCCACATTCACTATGGATTGGTGAAATTATTCGTACCGGAGAAGAAAATTATAATGAATGGAAAAAAATACAACAAAGTTTATTCTATCAGTTCAAACAACAATCTGAAATGATGTTGTCTGAATACAATCTAAACAAACTTTTTGATTGTTCAAGGCAACATCCACCAATACTAAGATTGTTTTTGGGAGGAGAAATTACTGTTGAAACTTTGGTAATATGGGATAAAATATTTTGTTATTCTAAAAATTTCGATAAGAAACTTTTAGATCCAATTTGGGAAGCGGTTAGTCTGAAAATAAAAAAATATAAACCATTTCTAAATATTGATATATTTAAATATAAGAACATGTTGAAAGAAAAAGTTTTGGAGTGTGTAAATGTCTGAATTTTTTCGTTCCGATATTGTTCGTGATGAAATGAATGAGATTTTTGAAATTCAAAAAGATCTTTATAGATCGATAGCACATTTTACTTCAATGGATGATTGTGATAAAAGAAATCATATTAATAAATTAAAAAATCTTCTCGATAAACAAGAAATTTTATATGTAAGATTGTCATTGTCTGACGATCCAGAAGCAAAAGAAATGAAAGAAAAGATTATTTTGACATCAAAGGCAATGGGATTTTCTGATATAGATATGACAATAATTTTTAAAAACATGAAAAAAACATTGGATAATCTGGAAAAAAAACTTGACACCCCATAAATAATCAGTTATAATGAACTTGGTGATAATACACCTAATCTAACGAATACAAACAAATGTCTTTTTCTGATCTTAAAAAACAATCTCGTCTTGGCAATCTGACTTCTAAGTTGACTGCCGAAATTGAAAAAATGAATAAGGCTTCATCCGGCGGAACGGATGATCGCGTCTGGAAACCTGAAGTTGATAAAGCTGGAAATGGTTATGCAGTGATTCGTTTTCTTCCTGCATGTAATGGTGAAGAACTTCCTTGGGTAAAAGTATGGAGTCATGGATTTCAAGGTCCCGGTGGATGGTATATTGAAAATTCTCTGACTACTCTTGGTCAAAAAGATCCTGTTTCCGAAATGAATCGTCTTCTTTGGAATAGTGGCAGTGAAGCAGATAAAGAGCAAGCTCGTAAGCAAAAAAGAAAATTGTCTTATGTCAGCAACATTTATATAGTAAAAGACTCTACAAATCCTCATAATGAAGGAAAAGTCTTTTTGTATAAGTATGGTAAGAAAATTTTTGATAAAATTCTAGCTTCAATGCAACCAGAATATGAAGATGAGACTCCATTGGATCCATTTGATTTCTGGCAGGGTGCTAACTTCAAATTGAAAATTAAAAATGTTGCCGGATATCGTAATTATGATTCTTCGGAATTTGATAAATCTTCTGCCTTACTTGAAGGTGATGATGATGCATTAGAAGCTCTTTGGAAAAGGCAATATCCTCTTTCTGAATTTGTTTCTGCGGATCAATTCAAATCATATGAAGATCTTGATAGGCGTCTGAAGTCTGTAGTCAATCCTTCTACATCTTCTCGCAGTCTTGATTCTGATACTCTTAGTGAAGATGAAGAGGTTGTAGTAAAATCACGCTCTCGTATGGATGAAGAGGAATCTGTTCTTCGTAATAGTGTTTCTAAAACTTCAAAGAATGTCAGGGAAGCAGTTACCGAAGAAGAAGATGATGATCTATCATATTTTCAACGTCTAGCTGAAGGGTAAAACTGAATTCAATTTTTGTTTCAAAAATTTGGACAAAAAAATTCCGGTAAAAAATTTGCCTTTAAGTTTTTTGGAACTATCTTGGGGTTACAATTCTCAAGTTAGTTCCTTTTTTTGTACGATTATCAATATATTGAGAACTATTTGTATATGTCATAATTTCTTTCATATCTTCAAGAATGACTTGAATATAAGAAGGTCTCAATATATAAATTGCACGTTTTTTATCATTTTCGGAAATTTCATAATCTAAATTTGTATAACTGGAAAGAATTGAAGATCCTGATAATTGTTTGTTTATTCCCTGATCCGAATAGTTGAATACAAAACTCGAATCAACTTCAATTCCAGATTCTAATACAATTTGATCAAATGAATTTCGAATTTCTTTTGTTTCATAGTGATGAATTTTTGATAAATGCTCATATCCATACTTATTTGTGATATAATTGTCAAGATCGACATTTGACATTGGCCATTCATTTCGAACATTGATAATATTATTTGAAATTAATACAATCCAATCATAAAATTGATTGTCATATACTAGTTTTGCTACCTGATCTGGACGTAAATCCTCCAAAATATTGTATTTGTCAAATACAGTTGCATTTTGAAAAAAATCTTCTCGTATTTTTCCTCTTCGAAATAAATTCTTTACTCTAGTAAAATCTAAACTTGAATTTCGATTTGGAGTTTGGGAAGGATATAAAATATCCGGAAAATCTGTGAAGTATGCCATTAGAATAAAATATCGGTATTGTCTGGTGAATTTGAGAAATCTGTACCAAGATCCTTAATTGATGGATCATCTTGATCTAAATCATAATCTGATGCAAAAATTGGAGTTAATTCTTGAAATGAAAGCCTCATTTGCATTCTTGCTGGTTGAGATACTGCTATCTCATCTTCATATGCTGCGTAGGATCCTCCGGCAGTATAGTCAAAATCACATCCCAGCAATGCACATATTTTAAAAGAATTGATTCCTTTGATTCTTCGATTTCCATTCATATATTTTAACCGAAAGACATTTGGAGATCCTAAAAAGAGTAAATTGTTAGAATTTTTCTTTGGTGACATTCCTTGCTTGAGTAATCTAAAAATGTATCTAATACTATCAGCATCTTTGGGATTATTTGGAGCAAATTCAAAGGTAAAGTTAAATAATCTTAATTTTGGACCACTGAATAATAATTCAAGATTTGGATTGATTGTTGCTCCGATTGCTCTAGTAATAAATTGAGAAGGATCAACATTAATGCCAATTTTACCAAGTGCAACTGAAGCTAAATATCCACTTAGGTAAAATTGCATTCCACCAGAAACTTTTCCGGAGGTAATATTGCTTAAAAGATTTGAAGCGGAAGTTCCGGCATTTTTAAGTGCATCTACAATATTTCCATTTAAAGCGGTTGATGCCGGTCCAATTGCGCCATAAAAAGCTCCAGCTTCTAATGCATTAGCACTTTTTTGCCCCCATTCGACTTCATTTGTAGAAGTAATCTGCTGAGGAACTGGTAATCGTATTGCTGCCAAAAAATCTTTTATATTTGTATTTCTTTGAAGACCCTTTGTTACCACTGTGGAAAACGCATCTTTTAAAGTATCTGGATTTGCAAGAAATTGTTGTTGTGGTGCTTGATATGAAAAGATTTCAATTGATAAGGAATCTTGAGATTTGTCATAAATTGCATCGTATGGATATTGAATGAATTTTTTCTCTCCACGTATTTTTTCATATAATGTTTTTAGTTTTTCATCATCTTTTTTTCCAATCTCTAACAATTCCTTTGGTATTACTAGTGGAGTAGATTTGTCAGGATCTGAAGGATCAGCAGGAGAATATGTTGCAGGATCTTCTGATATGGGTCTAATATTTGAATTTTGTCCGTCGCCAGGATTTATTCGATTCCAAGTATCAGTTTGTTTGGATATTTCTGCGGCTTTATTTGCCTCATTTTTTAATCCATTTTTTTCAAAATAACCTTTGATTCTTGAATAATCCGAAGCAAGAGCTAATTTAACAATATCTAAATTGATAATTCTATCAAAATCACTTTTCCCAGGTTCAGTATAATTTGTAAATGGATTTCCTGACCATTCAATTTTCAATGGTTGTAAAAAACGTCCAGATGAAGGTGAACCCGGAAATCCTGATGGGCTGATATCTGAACTGTATGTGATGGAATAAACTTTACCTTCGATAGTAACAGTGACTCTCTGCAAAGGCGGTAATAAATTAATTGCCATTACCAGATTCCTCCAGGATCTACAGAAAATTCAATTCCACCAAGATTTCGAACAAATTTTTCTATGGGCAATAAAACTACTGTTTCCCATTCTTGCATTGCCAGATCTAAGAATACAGTTTGTACTTCTGATTTCAAGTATTTATGAAATCCAGTCTTCATATCTTTAATATCTCCTTCGATCAGAGATTGTATAACTCCCATTCTATTTCCTGGAGAAAAATAATGCAAATTGATTCCATAAAAATAATTAGATTGATTGTCTATAATATAACATATTGGATTTTTGTCATAATATTTTAGTTTTTCTGATGTCTTTGCTTGATATTTAAAATACATTAGATGTCCTGCTATAGGAACAGCAGATGCTCTATTTGATGATATTTGTGTTGGATTTACGTCTTCCAAATAAATATCATCTTCTGACAATTTTCCAAGTTCTTTATCCATAATAGATTCAAAATATTCTCTACTTTTTAATTCTGATTTCGAACCTTTTTTTGATTTTTCGAACAATGTCTTATATGCCAAGATCCTTCTCCGTGAGTATCTTAAATTCCCATTTTCGATCTAAGCAAAATTCTTCTGCAGCTTTCCATTTTGCAGTATTTTTTGCATACTCGTATACTTCTGCAATATAGGAATTTGTTTTTTTTCTTTGAATCTTTGGACCGTTTACTTGTTTTTCTGGTTTTATTTCAATTAAACTTTCTACAATATTTCCATTTGTGTTTTTATATTTAATATAAAAATCCGGAAAATATCGATGATATTTTTCATCGGTTGGTGATTTATATGGTATAATAATTTCTTCTGACGACCATTTTAGAACATTTTGATTTTTATCACAATAATTCATAAATTTCAATTCCCACAAGGATCGATATACGATTCCAGTAGGATCTCCTTTATATTTTAGTGGATTTGATGGTGAAAACTTACCCTTATATGACATACATAATAATAAACCATAGGCTTATTTAGATGCCACCAACTCAACGTTTGTATTTTCCGGCAGACGCCCTAATAACAGAAGCATTATCTCCGGCATTTAGCAATCAATATGTTGTTCGGATTGATTTTGGAAATAAAACCAAACTTCGATCTTACTTAACTAGAAATCAAAATACAAATTCAATTGCTTTGGCGGGAGGAAAGGCAACAGACGAAGAATATATTGGAATTTTATGCACGGATGCATTATTGCCAGGGAGTTCTTTTGATGTTTCGGAAGTAAAAGGATTGAGACAAGGAATTACTAATAAGTATGCAATGCAAAGAATATATCCAGATATTGATTTGACATTTTATATTGATCAAGATTATTTTCTTGTAGATTTTTTTAATAATTGGATGGAATTTATATCTCCGACATATAAATCCGGAGAAGGATTAGAAAGATCTGCCAATTTTAATAATGTAGAAGATGCGTCATATAAAAGATTGCAATATCCAGATTATTATAAATGTGATTTGCAAATATCTGCATTCAATAAAGGATTACTTACAGATCAAAGTAAACTTAATAAACCAGGAGCACCGCAAGAACCATCAAATATTCGATATTTTGTCAAGAAAGCATTTCCAAAAAATGTAGTGTCTACTCCACTAAAATATGGTCCGGCAGATCTAATGAGAGTAACAGTTTCTTTTACTTATGAGATGTTCTTTACGCAAAGAAAAGTTCGTAAAACTAATATATTGGAAATTCCAATTAATAATCCTCTCTAATAAACCACGATAAATAAAAACACTGAATTGAAATTAAATGCCATTACCTAAAGTTCCTACACCTACGTATGAATTAACTTTACTTTCGACTGGAAAGGTAGTTAAATATAGACCATTTTTGGTTGGAGAAGAGAAAATTTTAATTATTGCAATTGAAAGTGCAAATACTGATGAAATCACAGAAGCAGTTAAAAATGTTTTGAAATCTTGTATTTTGACAAAGACTGTAAAAATCGAAAGTCTTCCTAGTTTTGATATTGAATATCTATTTTTAAATATTAGAGCAAAATCTATAGGTGAAACTGTTGATGTAATGATAACTTGTCCAGACGATAATGAAACTCAAGTTGAGCATACCGTAAATATTGCGGATGTAAAATTAGAAATTCCAGAAGGACATACTGAAATTATTGATTTAGGTGAAGAACTTTATTTGAAGATGAGATATCCTTCATTACGTGAATTTATTGACAATAATTTTGTATTTTCAAAACAAAATAATTCTGAAATGATTCAAAAAACTTTTGAAATTGTATCTTCGTGTATTGAACAAGTTTATAATAAAGAAGAATCTTGGTCAATTTCAGATTGCACAACTCAAGAAGTAGTTGAATATCTTCAAACACTTACTTCGATGCAATTTAAACAAATTGAAAACTTTTTTGAAACTATGCCTAAATTATCATATAAGACTGAAGTTGTAAATCCCAAAACAAAAGTAAAATCAGAAGTAATAATTGAGGGATTATCAAGTTTTTTCGGGTAGTTTTTTGTCATACGAGTTTGGAAAGTTATTATGAAATTAATTTTGCACTTATGAATTATCATAAGTGGAGTATTTCTGAACTTGAAAATATGATTCCGTGGGAAAAACAAATTTATATTAATTTGTTGGAAAATTATTTGGAAAGTGAAAAATTAAAGACAGCACAAAGCGCAAATGCTTAATTCTTTTTTACCGCCAAGAAATCTCCAATTTGTTGGAAGAACTAAAGTCAATGATCCTCTTGAGTATTCAAGAAGAATGATGCAAAAAAATGGGGATCCTTTGCGTGAATTTTTAGAATCTTCAGGCAGAGAAAAATTTATACCTCCAATTTCGATTGGACAAAGAATGAGTAGTGGTTATGATAAACTTTTACTCAATGCAGAAGAAAAATTCCAACGTTTGGCACCAGAATCAATTCGCAGTTTGGGAAAATTGGTTTTGGAATTTGAACAAATTAATGGTAATCTGAGTCAAATGCAAAAGGAGTTGAAAAATCAACTCAAAAATAAACAAAAAATTGCATCTCAGGAAAAGAAAATTGCAGAAGATGAATTAAAAGAACTCAAAGGAATTCGGGGATTATTTTTTGGTATTAGATCTCAGTTTGCTTTATTTTCTGGAGCTTTGGGAATAAAAGCTCTTTTAGAGGGAAGATATAAAGATGCTGCCATAGATTTCGGAGCATCAATAACTGCAATGATTCCTGAAATTGCGGCAATCGCCGGAAATATTGTCTTGGGGGGATTGGCAGTAAAAGGAATTTTTGGTGGAGGAATGCCAAAGGGAAATGCTATTCCTAAAATTCCTCAAACTAGAGCAATTCCTAGAGGTGGAGGAGGAATTGGAACAATACTGGGACTTGCCGGATTAGGAATTGGTACTGCATCTTTATTTGGGCAAAAATCAACAGAAACAAAACTTGAGGAACTTCAAAAAAAAGAAATTGGACAGAGAGATAATTTATTAACGCTTGAAGATGTAAATCGATTTACGATTCTTTTGCTGAGATTTGAAAAAATCTTAGATAGAATGGTTGGAAAGGATACTGAAAAATCAAAAAAATCTTCAAATTTATCTGGAGATCCATCTCCATTTCCAGGACAAAAAACTCCTCTTGAAGAGGGAGAAATTGCAAGTGCAAAAAAAGTTTATGATGGACTAGTTAAAAGAGGATTTGATCCAGAAACTGCTGCAGCAATAACTGGAAACATTGCAGCAGAATCTTCATTTAATACTGGAAATGTAAATCCAACATCTGGAGCATTTGGTTTAATGCAATGGTTAGGAACAAGATTAGATAATTTGATTAAATTTGCATCATCAAAAGGAAAACCAGTTGCAGATTTAGATACTCAACTAGATTTTATTATGTCTGAAGCAAAAGGATCTGAAAAAAGTAATTATCAAAAAGTACAAAATGCAAAAGGAATTGCATCTAAAACTGAAGTATTTGCCAGAGAAGTTGAAAGACCTTCAGAAAAAGAAATTCGAGAATCTATGGGAAGGAGATTGGGTGTTGCAGAAGACGCATATCGTAAATTTTACAAAAATGTAAATTCACCTCCTTTACAAAAACCAGAAATCGGAAATCAATCATCACTTTCATTTACAACTAATAATGACTTGCCAGGTGGAATTAATTTAATTCCAATACCAATAGCATCTTCACTTCCTCCGACAAAAAACTCTCCTGTTGCATTACCAGCATCTTCGCAAGATATTTCATTAGATCCAAAGCAACATTGTATTGAAGAACTTGAAACTTGTACTGTTTATGGAATTCCTTATATGGCATAATGAAAATACAACAACTGGTAAATATATCTCAAAAAATTAAGAATAATACTATTGTCACAAAAAAATTTTTTGAGCAGCAGTCTAGTATAGAAACAGACTTAGATCGAAAAAAAATAATTAGGCAAAAAAAATTATTAGAAGAGCGAGTTTGGACACTTAAAAAACTTTCGGAAAAATTTGAGGATGCCAAAAAAGAAGCAGAACAATCAAAATCTGGTTCAGTTAATACTTTATTGGGAGCATTGGGACTTGGTGGAGTTGCAAGAATACTCAAAGGATTTAAATCACCAAGTCCCAAATTTTCATCTACAAACTTTACAAAAGTTTTAGGTAAAAATTCTTTATTAAAAAATTCATCAAAATTACTTAAGGGTATTCGCGGAAACGCAGTTCTTTCTACAGTTTTTGCTGCCTTTGATTTTCAGAATAGGAAATCTCAAGGACAGACTAATTTACAAGCAGGATTTGGTGCTGGTGCATCTGCTGTAGGAGGACTTGCAGGAATGCAAGCAGGTGGAACAATCGGAGCTGCAATTGGATCAATAATTCCTGGTCCTGGAACTCTAATTGGTGCAGGAATTGGTGCAGTATTAGGTTCATATTTTGGGTCCACTGCTGGTGGAACAATTTCTGATAAGATTACTGGTGTCGATAAAATTACTGATGGTGGAAGTTTAAGACAAAAACTTGAACAAAGAACTGAAATTGAAAAATCAAAAATTACAGAAAAAACTTTATTCGGAGATTCTTTAGATATTTTTGAAAGAATATTAGATAAACTTGTAAAAATAAAATCTTTAGACGTTTCTAGACCACAACCAGTATCAAAATCTGATTTTGTTGAACCAAAAGAACCAGATTTTACTCCTAGTTCTGAAAGTGCAAAAGCACCGGAAGAAGTTCTAAAGGATGCTGCAGAATTTAGAAAGCAATTTCCTCTTGCACCAGGAACTCCACAATTTTCAATGCAACCATATGAACTTCAAATGAGAGAAAATACTTCTTTGGGTTATCTTGGAAATGATCCAACAGTAGATAAGGTTCATACGGAAGGATCTGCACATTATGACAATCGTGCAATTGATATTCCAGTTAATAGTAAAGAACTTGGAGATAAAGTATCAAGTTATTGGAGGTCTAAAGGATATAGAGTTATATGGAATACTGCGGGACATTATACTCACGTTCATGTGCAATGGGATCGAGGACAAAAAAAAGACAGAGATAAACCAAACGATTTTTCAATTCAAAAAATTGTAGAAAGAATACAAGATTTTAAATCTACTTTTAATAAGGGTAGTGGCAGAGACTTACGAATTGAAGGTTTTGGAACTTATGTTTTAGGTACGGATTGGAAAAAAGATCCTGAAGACAAATTTTTTGATCCGACAGGAAAGCAAATGAATCCAAATCAAGTAAAGGATAAACTTAAATTAATTTATGGAAAAGAATCTCAAAAAATTATTAATTTATTTTATCCAGTTCCATCACAACCTCAATCATCATCACCACCAAAAATAAATGCCGAAGGCGGTAATGCAAGTATTCCTTCTTCCAATTCATTTGACATCGCTAAATATCATCAATGGATGACTGAAATAAATCTCACATAATGTCTAATTTTCTAAGAGGGCATAAGTTAGTAGAATGTATTATATCTTCTCCTGACGAGTCTCAGAGAAGAGATTTTCGTTTGGATGTTGGAGATATTGATTATTATGAAAGTATTTTTGATTATTCAATTTCAATGAATATGATGGTGGGAAATGCAAAAGGATTGTTTAGCAATCTTCCGGTTCGAAGTGGATGTAGAGTAACAATTAAAATTACTCACCCAAGTGGAGATTTAGTTTTTAATACTGAAAATGATGGATTGTATTTGAGTACTATAAATGCAAATTTCTCAGAACCCACAAGAGAATTATTCTCAATTAAATTGGAAGGAAGGGAAGTATTCACAAATCAATCAACAAGAATTTATAAAAAATATACAGGGAAAATAAGTGATATTGTTCAAAATATTTTGAAAAATGATTTAAAAACAAATAAGATCAATCAAATTGATTTGACATCAAATGTTTATAGTTTTATGGGAAACTATAAAAAACCATTTCAGACTTTAGTTTGGTTATGTCCAAAATCAATTCCAGTGATTGAAGAAAATTCAAAAGAAACTGGATCTGCAGGGTATTTTTTCTATGAAACTTTGAATGGGTATAATTTTAGAAGTATTGATAGTCTTTTTAGTCAAATTAGAAATGGTGAATTAACTAAAAATCAAAATGTTTTTGTTTATACTTATACTCCAACTTCAACTGCATTTGATTCTAGAAATAATTTTAGAATTGTTTCTACTCCAGTATGGGCAAATCAAAATGATATTCTTTCTCAAATGAGAAATGGTATGTATCGATCCAAAAACATTTATTTTGATATTAATAGTAGAAGATATGAAACCGTTGATTATAATATCAAAGATAGTATTGGAAATCAAATTAAAACAGCAAATCCAAAAACATTTATTCCATTAAATTTGGTGGATGAATCTTCGAGATATATGTTTACGGCTCTGGATACAGGAACTCTTTCTCCTGATGGTGACCTTACTACGCCACAAAATCAAGCTTTTTATCAAGCACAAAGTGTTGCACGATACTATACACTTTTTAGTCAGACACTTACAATAACAGTTCCACTAAATAATCAATTGAGAGCGGGAAATATAATTTATTGTCAATTTCCAAAAGTTAGCACCAGTGCTGGAGATTATGGAAAGGATCCAAATTCTGGATATTATTTAATTACTAGACTTAGACATAATTATGGAACGGTTGGGGATTTTACAGGATTAGAACTTGTTAGAGACTCTTACGGAGAATATACATGACACCAGTAGAAATGCATATTGAAAATATTTTAAATGAATTATATGAACCTGAAATTTCAATGCAACGTCGTCGGCATTTAGAAATCGAGATATATAATTTAAAAAATTATCAAAAAAATAATCCAAAGGAAACTAAAATTCCTTCTACCTTAGAATTATTTTGCGATTCAAATCCAAATGCTCCAGAATGTAAAATCTACGAAAATTAATGTCACTAATTGATTTTAATACAAATAGTAACTATTTTGGCAAAGATGGCCTCAAATTTTGGATTGGGCAAGTCACAACAGATAAAACTTGGATAGAATCTTCTGAATGTTTTGGATATCGAGCGAAGGTAAGAATACAGGGATGGCATCCTCCAACAGCAGAAGTTTCAGATTCAGATCTTCCTTGGGCACATGTTCCAGTTCCACTTGCATTTGGATCTGGAAATGGATTAGCAGGAATATCTTTAAATTTGCAGGGTGGTGAAACTTGTTTTGGATTCTTTTTAGATCCTCCACATTGTCAACAACCAGTAATTTTAAGTTCACTTTTTACAAATTCTGGAACAGAAAAAGCTTACACTGAAAGTGGTCCAACACCAATTCAGGTGATACCATATTCCGAAGTAAATCAAAAAAATACCTCAGAATTTAAATTATTTGGATATGATCCAAAAATTGAATTACATGCTGGAAATTCTCCTCAGGGAGGAGTCAAACCAGCAAATTTTGGACTAACAAAAGGAAATTTAGATCCAAATGGAAATTCAAATAAACAACTTTATTATGATAATTATAAGTATGTGGTTAGTGTTGCAGAAAAATGTAAAAGTGGAAAGGGAATAACTGGAGAAATTACAAAAATTTTTCGTACTTTTATTAATGTTACGAATGGACTCAAACAAGTTAAATCTGGATATTTAGATCCTATTCTAAATGAAATTGTAAAAATAGATCAATTGATTTTAGAAGCCGCAAATGCAATTGCAGGATTATTTGCTCAAATTCTTAGAACTGCAAGAAAATGGCTAATCAAAGAAATTTATAGTTTGGTTACAAATATTCCAGCAATAAACAATTTATTGAAAGATATTGCAGTTGGAAAGGCAGTGGATGCAATTTATTGTGTTATTGAAAAAATAATTAAAGGACTTGTAAATTTAGTTGCAAAATATCTGACATCTTTAATTGGAAAACTAACATCAATTCCGATTTGTGCTGCAGAACAATTTGTTGGAGGAATACTTAGTGATCTTTCGGATACAATTCAAACTCAACTTGGTCCTGCACTAAATGAAATTCAAAAACTTGTAGGACCAATAAACACATTCTTTTCTTATGTTCAAAGGGCATTAAATTATGCTCAACAAGCAGTTAATTTTCTATCATGTGAAGGTAATGATTGCCAAGAAAAAGGTTATGATTGGTCAGTAAATTTTGGTCCGGTTCCAAAAAATGCTCAAGATTTTCAAAGAGTCATTAATGTTTCGAGTTCGATTAGTAATTTGCAAGGAGATGCTTCTAGAAATATTGATAATTGGTTCGGGAATCCGAATTCTCCGGGAATTTCTGAGTTGGATGGGTGCAATCCATTCACTATAAATTGTGGAGCGCCAAGCATAACTATTTTTGGTGGTGGTGGATCCGGAGCAATTGCAAATGCAGTGATTAATGATCTTGGGCAGATTGTAGGAGTTAATATGAGTTCACTAGGATTTGGATATACAAGTGAACCTTTTGTTTCTTTTATTGATGAATGCGATAATGGCAAGGGTGCTACAGGAACTGCAATTATTAATAATGGTGAAGTCGTGAATATTGTAATTACCAATCCTGGAAATGGATATTTGCAACCACAGACGGGAACTTCCGATGATACTGGTGTAGATGTTGCAGGTAAACTTGATGGAATTCAAATCATTAATACTGGATATGCATATTCTTCTAATGATATAATTACTTCAGAATGTGGAACAATTCAACCAGAATTAGATGATGAAGGAAGAATTATTGGAGGAACTGTTTTATCTGCAGAATTAGGATGCACAAGTATTCCAGATTTGACGATAAATACAGTGACTGGATATGGAGCAATTATTCGTCCAATTATAAAATATACCAAGAGAAGTGAAATATCTACATTTGTTCCACAAAATAAATTGATTCGTATTGTTGATTGTATTTCTAGTTACTAATGAATAAAAAAGCCCTTATTATTTCTCATCCTTCGGGTGGTTTTATTGCCCTTGGAAAAGAAGAGGACAATAAAGATATTGTTCGAAATAGATCTTCTCAAATAACTGGTAAAACTGGTGCAAGTCTAAGAATATTTGATGATGGAGCCTGGGAATTAAGATCAACTCAAAATAAAAAAGGATCATCTTTAATTCAAAGCGGAAAAGGTCCACTTACGATTTATTCTGAAGGTGATATTAATTTAGAATCAAAAGGAACTTTTTCCGTAAAGGCAAAAGATATTGTAATGCAGGCAACAAATGATATAATTGCAAATGTTGGACATGACTATAGAGTGGATGCGAGCAATAATGTAAAAATATTAGGAACTTTGGTTGGTGTTTTTTCTGATAGTAAATTAGTATTAGCATCTCAAGGATGGACATTTATTCGAGGACAACCAATTCGTCTTATCGAACCAAAATCAAAACTTCTTCCAACTTCATTGAAAGAGTTTGCAGATAATATCATTAACAATTTTCTTCTAAACTAAAATGGCAAGCGCATCAGAATTTTCAGCACAAAAAATTTATATTGGACCAGAAATTCCAGCAAGAGTGGATGCTTCTGAACTTACTTTGGATGAAAAAGCAATTCCTTTTTCTGGAACTTTAGCCTGTGTGGGACCAGCATTTTTTGGAATGCCGACAAATCTTGGATTTGCACGAGGTGTAGTTAATGTTGGACCATCGTTGCCACCATTTAGTGCTACAATTCCTGGATTATCTTTAGATGTGACTGGAGCAACTCATCATAATGGATTAGTAAATAATTTTGGATTGAGTAATCATATAGGATCTACTAATCATATAGGTGCAGCATTTAGTCTTGGTGCTATAATGGATATAGGAGTATCGACAAGAGTTGGAGCTTCTGCAGCTGTTGGTGGAGAAATAAACGCACAACCAAATCAAAACGATTCGGCTGTTTATATGACATCAGCAGCACCATTTTATCAACATTTTGGAAATATGAACGTGGCTGGAGCATTTTCTGCATCTACAAAAGCATTTGAAATTGATCATCCTACAAAACCGGGAATGAAATTACGTTATGGATCACTTGAAGGTCCAGAAAATGGAGTATATACTCGTGGAACTGTGACTGTGGATGGAATTATTGAACTTCCCGATTATTGGTCAAAATTAGTTGATCCTGCAAGTCTGACTGTCCAATTAACTTCAATTGGAGTATATCAAGAATTGTATGTGGATCATATTGAATGGGGGCAAAAAATTGTGATTAGAAACTCAAGTGGTGGCAAAATTAATGCTTACTATTTTGTTCAAGGTGAACGAATTGATGTGGATAAACTTGTTGTCGAATTTCAGGCTTGACACCGTTGCTTAAGTGTGCTAGAATACCAAAGTAATTCAAAATCTCATGTCAAATCTAAATCTTCAAAACGAATATGTAGACAATCTTAAAGTACATATTGAGAAAAAGTGTTTTTACTTATATGGTTCGGATGGATCTTATGAAACCATAAGTTGTGATACTTCGGAGCAATTTATTGGTATACTAGAATTTGCTAAATCTAGTATACCAAGTCGAATTACATATGGCACAAATTAGATGTCCATATTGTGGGCATATTCTTGGAAATAGAATTGAATTTGGATCTCACCTTAAAAGATGTAAAGAAAATAATAAATTCAAATTTGATTCTCCAAAAAATAATTCAAAAAGAAGACCCTGGCAAAGAAATAATCCAAGGTAAATGCGAGTGAGACTTGGTAGTCAGAGGAGTTTTATAAACTCTTTCCGCCAGATTAGCGGCTTTGAAGTGGTTCGAATCCACTCACTCGCATTCGTTATTTGCGAATAACGAATGCTCGTTTAGCAATCTGGTGAATGCAATCGACTCATAATCGATCCGAGGTGAGTTCAATTCTCACAACGAGCATTGCCCGTGTAGTCCAATGGCAGAGACAGAGGACTTAAAATCCTTCCAGTATCGGTTCGAATCCGATCACGGGTATTTACTAAATAAAATTGAAAAAAATTTTTATAAAAATGGCATATAGAGTTAAATTGGAAATCGACGGACAAACTTCTTATTTGAAATCAATTACAAATCAAATTTTTCTGGATGATCCAAAATTTGCAAAAAAATTTAAAAATTCGGAACTTGCAGAAATTGCAATCGAAAAATCTAAGTGGCAGTATCAAAGATATTGTATTGTAGAAGAGGTTGAAGTTTGATCAAATAGTTTATTCAAAAAAATACTGCTGATTATTTGAATTTTCAAAAACAGAAATAATTTCTGATTTTTTACTAATTTGAGCATCAAGTTGCATCTTTGCAGTCTGATATGAATATCTTTGCAATTCCCAAGAAGATCTTGCCTCTTTGAGAAGATTAACTTGAGTTATTAAAGAATTTCTTTGTGTCTGTAGCGGTGTAATTTGATTTTCAAGAGTACTAATTGATGCTGCATATCCGGTGCAAATGATATCTGTATCAAACGTATAATATGTTCCAATTGCAACTGTAGATGAAATTTGATTATATGTTCCAATACCAATTGTATTGGATGTAAGAAGTTGTGTTGTTTTTGAAAATGGATTTGGAGAAGTAAATTGCCAAGAATGTAAAGTTATATCGTCTCTTGTGATGGTAGTAATTCCTGTAATTATTCCTGGGCATCCAAATAAATTTGCGGATACCCCAAGACCAATAATTTGAGATTGTAATTTTTGAATGTTTGTATTTAATTCTAAAATTTTATGATCAAGTCCGTTGATGGAAGGATTGAATTTTAAGATCTGTTCATTTACACCTTCAAGAATATATTGTGGATCTGAATTTGAATCTGTTTGAATTATAAGTCCGGAAATTGTTTGATCTAATTGCTTTTTTTGCTCCAAATCTTGAGCAATAGATCTTTTATATGATGCAATCAAGTACTGAGTTTTTGAACCAAGTGGCATAGTATAAATATAGTGAAGAAGGTGTCTGTATTTATAGTCAATGCCATTAAGTAGATTAGAAAATTTTCTCAAAGATGTTCAAGGAAACGTAATTTATGTTAATCCTTCAGAACTTGATGCTACAGACGATATTAATAATCAAGGAAATTCAAGGACTCGTCCATTTAAGACAATCCAAAGGGCTTTACTTGAATCTGCAAGATTTTCATATCAGTTAGGAAAAAATAACGATAAGATTGATAAAACAACAATCTTTGTTGCACCTGGAATTCATTATATTGATAATCGTCCGGGACTTGCCATTGATACTGGAGGAAATTTAACAGATATTAATGGTTCTTCTGCAACAATTGATCAATTGTCTGTAGGAACTAATTTTGATATTAATGATCCAAATAATGTTCTTTGGAAATTCAATTCAATTCATGGTGGCGTAATTTTACCAAGAGGAACTTCTGTTGTTGGACAAGATTTAAGAAAAACAAAAATTCGTCCAAAATATGTTCCCGAACCAGGAAATTCAAATATTCAAAGATCTGCAATTTTTAGAGTAACTGGAACGTGTTGGTTTTTTGGATTTAGTTTTTTTGATGCAGATCCAAATGATCGAGTTTATCGAGATTATACTACTAGTGTCTATTCTCCTAATTATTCTCACCATAAACTAACTTGCTTTGAATATGCAGATGGAGTTAATATAGTTCCTGGAAAAGGAAATACTGATCTTGATATGTATTACCATAAGCTATCTTTAGCTTATGGTGTTAATTCTGGTAGAGCACTTCCGGATTATCCTACAAACACTGATTTTGAAGCAGTTGTTGATGAATATCGAATTGTTGGAGCATTGTCTCAAATTGGAGATATCTTAATTGAAGACATCTATTCCGGAACAAATCCAACTGATTCTGTTGCAACTTCAATTGTTACTGTTGTTACAAGAACAAATCATAATCTTTCTGTAGGAACTCCTATTTTAATTACAGGAGTTGATAATCCGGAATATGACGGAAGTTGGGTAGTCGCACAAGTAACTTCCGAAACAAATTTTACATATCAAAGAGCAACATCTCCAACATCTACTGCAACTCCAGATTTGAGTGGAAAAAATCCAAGAGTATTTGTTGAAAGTGATAGTGTATCTTCTGCTTCTCCATATGTTTTCAATTGTTCTGTTCGTTCGGTATATGGATTGAATGGAATGTGGGCTGATGGAGATAAGGCAACCGGATTTAAGTCTATGGTTGTCGCGCAATTTACTGGCATTTCTTTGAATAAAGATGATAATGCATATGTCAAATATAATACAACTACAGGAGTATGGGAGGATCAAACAACTCTTGGATCCTCAATTTCACTTCATACAAATAGTCTTGCAAAACATAAGCCGGATTGGCAAAACTTTCACATAAAAGTATCCAATTCTGGATTGATTCAAGCAGTTTCTGTGTTTGCAATTGGATATGCACAGCACTTTGTTGCTGAAAATGGTGGAGACATGTCCATCACAAACTCAAACTCTAATTTTGGAGCAAAAGCATTAGAATCTGACAGATTTAGAGGAGATGCATTTCTTCGAGATGATTATGGGTATATTACAGATATTGTTCCTCCTCAAAAGAATACGTCAAAAGAAACAAATATTAATTATCTTGCATTGGATGTAAATGCGACTGCAGGAGTAGCAACTGATACTAAATTATATCTTTATGGATATAATCAAAAGGATACTGTTCCACCAAGGTCAATATCTGGTTATATTGTTGGAAATAGAGTAGGAGATAATCTTTATTGTGAAATTAATAATATCGTTTATGAAGCACCAATTTTGATGCCGGTTCCTCAATCAAATCCTAATTTACGAATATCCGCAAGAAAGGAATATTTTGTTGGAAGATCTTCTGGAATTAATTCAATTACTGGAAATACTTTTACACTCGAAACTTCACATAGACTTAATAATGGAGAATCTGTTCGTATTGTTTCTGAGAATGGTAGTATTCCGGATGGCATCGAATATCGAAAAATTTATTATGCAATTACAAATGGATTAAATCCAGATCAAATTCAACTTGCAACTACTTTCAATAATGCTCTCTCTGGAGATGAAATTGTAGGTATTAATAATCTTGGTGGAAAAATAAAAATTGTTTCAAATGTTTCTGACAAATTACCAGGAGAACCAGGACATCCAATTCAATTTGATGGTACTGGATGGTATATTGGAGTCGGAGTAAGTAATTCTCTTCGATCTGCAATTGCAATAAATCAAGCAAAAATTACTCCAAAAACATCAAACACAACAATTCGAAGAACTCCAGACATTAGAACTGATTCGAGAAAAATTTATCGTTTACGTTATGCAATTCCTGAAAATGCATTAAATGCAACACCACCAGCAAATGGATATATTTTACAGGAAAGTAGTTCCGAAATTGATGATACGATTTATCAAAATGATTCGACAAATATAACTTCTGTCACCAATCTAAGAACAAATACAAATATTATTAATGCTTCTTGGAATTCGAATGTTGGTATTATTACTACACAATATCCACATAATCTAAAAGTTGGAAATTTAGTTTCAATTAAGCGTCTGAAGAGTACAGTCAATGTAATTGGATCAAATAATCTTGGATTCAATGGACTTTTTGATGTACTTAAAATTGATGATAGTAAAACATTTAGAATTGGACTAAGCACAAATCCTGGATCAATTTCTACAGTTGCATCAAAGGCTCCATATACATTTGAAGATATATCTGTAGTCGGTTCTGGAAGAACTGACAGTCCTTATTTTTCAAGAAAAGATTTTGGTCCAGCTTTTCAGATATATAATCAGCAGACAATTCAAGAATATAAGTCAAATATTCAAGATGGAATATATGATTTGGGCATAAATGCATTCATTTATACCCCTGAGGTTTCTCCATTCTCAACATCTCGAAATAGATTTTCTCAAAATTTGGATAATTTTTATCCATCAATTGATCTGGATAATCCGAATGATGATCCCTCATCCGCAACAAGTTATGCTGTTCGAAATATTATCGGTAAAGTAGAAACAAATGATAGTAAGTTAAGTGTAACTAGAGAAACACTAAATGAATTTTTTGCACAAACCGGCATTGGTATTGGTATTACTGGAGCTTCTTTTTCTGGAACTACTCTTACTCTTGATACGAATGTAGAGCATAATCTAAATTCAATACAAACTTTTACTATAACCAATTCTGGATCTTCAAATGGAAGAAATTCCGGATCTGCTGAATTTTATTATAATGTAAATTTTACAGGTGGATCCGGAACAGGTGCGACTGCAGATATTACAGTTAATGCTGCAGGACAAATTACATTAATCAATTTAATTGATAGAGGATCAGGATATAGGGTAAATGATGTTCTTACACTTAGAAATGTTCCAACATATGGATCTCCAACTTTATGCACAATTCGAGTTAATACAATTTATAGTTCGATTGGAGATGCAATTCAAGTTGTTGGTGTCGGAAGTACTTCTTATAATGGAACTTATCGAATTAAAACAATTCCCGGACCAAAACAAATTTCTTATACCGGATCCGCTTCTGGAGTATCTACCGCAGGAGGATATATTTTTCATGTTGGAATATCGACAAATATTGTAGATATAAAACATGATGCTCTAAGTGGAATTGCCACTGTTTTATTAAAATCTGATATTGGATTGAGATCTGGAGATCAAATTGTAATTAATGGATGTACAGGATTTTCTACTGTCTATAATGGAACTTTCTTTATTGGTGATCGAGTAGGATATGGATCTTCCTTACTTGTAAATATTGGAATTACGACAAATGCCCCCGCATTTACTGGTATTGCCACGGCTCATGGAACTGGAATAGGAATTCGATCAAAGGATCGAAGAATTCCAATCTATGGTGGAGTGACTGATAGATTAATTTCTGGAATGACAACAACAACCACATCATTATCGTTGTCAAATAATCTAATGTTCCGTCGTGGAGATTTCTTACTCATCGAAAACGAGATTGTAAGAATTACAAATAATGATATTTCACAATGTCTTCGTGGTTTATTAGGAACGAATGCGACTCAACATTTAGAAAATACTTCAGTAAGAAAAATTCGTGTACTTCCTGTAGAAAATCGCAGATATTCAATTCTTCGTGCTTCCGGTCATACTTTCGAATATCTTGGATTTGGTCCTGGAAATTATTCGACTGCAATGCCATCGAATCAAGATCGTAGACTATCTTTTGACGAAGAATTACTTTCTCAATCATTATCTACCAGAGGTGGATTGGTTGTTTATACTGGAATGAATTCAAATGGAGAATTTTTCATTGGTCGTAAGAAATTTGATGCAACCACAGGAGAAGAAATTGCACTAACTGAACAAATTGAAACCGTTCAAGAAGAAGTCATAACAACAAATAATAGTGCAGTATATGATGATCTGACTGTCAATAATAATCTCTACAGTAAAGGAAATACTGAAGTTGTTGATCTTGCTCTCAAAGGAAATCGTAGTGGAGACATTTCTCAAACGGTATATGTTGGAATTCAAAATAATAATGCTTGTCCAACAAGTGCAAATGATAATATTTTGTTCAGAACTACTTTCACTCGGGGTGGATATATTGGTTGGGTAAAAACAAACGAAGCAAACACAGCAAATCGTTGGAAACGTTGGGGTAAGATTTCCCATGAATGTTCAAGTGATCATTATGTATTTGATAAAATTGGTGTGGGAGTCACTTATTGTGCGGATCAGTATTCCCTTCAAGTTGTTGGAGTAAGTACATTTAGTGGAAATCTTTTTATTACTGGAGTAAGTACATTTAGTGGAAATCTTTCTATTACTGGATTCACAACTTCTACTGCAGGTGTGAATATCGGTGCAGGAAATACTTATTATGTAAATGGAAATCCTTTATTGCCTGTTGGTATGGTAATGCCATTCGCAGGAACAACTGCTCCTGCAGGATATCTATTGTGCTCTGGACAAGCAATTTCAAGAATAACTTATGCAGCTCTGTTCAATTCAATTGGAACGACTTATGGTGCAGGAGATGGCACCACAACGTTCAATGTTCCCGATCTTCGAGGTAGAGTTATTGCTGCTCCTGATAATATGGGAGGATCCGCAGCAAATCGATTGCATGGACGAGTTGCAAACTCTTCACAAACAACGAATTATAATGCACCAGGAGTTGTTGGTGGAGAACAGGATCATGTTCAATCTGTAAATGAACTTGCACAACATGCTCACCCAAATAGTGCTAGTTTGAGTAATATGAATCATACTCATAACATACTACTAGGAGATAATGCAAATAGTGGATCCGGAGATTTTGCATTAGACACCGGAAGTAATAAGATTGTGACTACACAAAATCCTAATAATTGGAATCCAAGTGTAAGTGTAACTATTAATAATAATGGTTCAAGTTTTCCAATGAACAATGTTCAACCAACAATTGCAATGAATTATATCATTTTTGCGAATGCCTAAATACTTAAAAATGTAAATAAATGGCATCAGTAAATAAAAATTTTGCCGTAGAAAAGGGTCTCGAAGTAGGTTCTCAAGCTCTTTATGTAAATGCAGATACAAATAAAACTGGTGTAGGAAAAACTAATCCTGTATATGTTTTAGATGTTTCTGGTACGGCAAATTTTGATGGTGTAATTTCAGCAGGTGCAATTGGTATTGGAAGTACTCAACCAGTAAGAGAAGCAGATTTTCGTGGTACGGTTCAATTTTATGAAGAAGTATATGATGTAAATAATAGTTCTGGCACACTTGGGCAAGTATTAAAATCAGTCGGAACTGCTGTTTCTTGGACAGATCTTGCAGAAATTCAAGTCAATGCAGCAGGTACAGACTTTCAAGTTCAATATCGAAAAACTGATGGAAAGTTTGGAGGAGCAAATCAATTATACTATAATGATGTTACAAATCGTGTAGGTATTGGAACATCATTCCCTGAGTATCTTTTTCAAATTAAAAGACCTAGAGATGATAGTCGTAATGGATTTGTTCAAATTGGTGGAACATTTTTAGATGCTGCTGGAACTGTAGGACTTGCAAAATCAGTTTTAAGTACAAATTCAAACGGAGAACTTTCTTGGGTAAGCGTTGCATCCTCAGAATATAATGTTATTTTTGTTGCTCAGGATGGAAATGATTCGAATGATGGTAAAAGTACTACATCTGCAAAAAGAACTGTAAAATCTGCATGTGGAATTGCTACTGCAGGAAATGTAATTCGTATTACTGGAGGAGTATATCCAGAAAATAATCCAATTATTATTCCCAAAAACGTAACAATTGATGGGGACGATTTAAGAAATACTCAAATTATTCCGAAGAATGTTGGACATGATTTATTTTATGTGGATAATGGCAATTTATTACAAAACATGTCATTTGTTGGTGCGGCAAATACCGGATCGATGATTGCATTTAATCCAGCATCAAATACGGGAATAATTACACAATCTCCATACATAAGAAATTGTACTAATTTTGTTCCAAAGAGTATTGGAATGAATATTAATGGAAATCATGCTGATGGAACTAAATCCATGGTTTGTGATAGTTATACGCAGTATAATCAAGGTGGAATCGGAGTATCAATTACAAATGATGGATATGCTCAATTAGTTTCTATTTTTACAATTTGCTGTGATCGTGCAATTTCTTGTTATTCTGGTGGATCTTGTGATCTAAACAATTCGAATGCATCTTTTGGCAATATTGGATTAATTGCTTCTGGTGTCGGAACAGTTCATTATACAGGAATTCTTACACAAACCGCAGTTTTTGAAGATAATGTAATTACGGTTTCAAATCTTGGTTCAAAACGACCATTTGCAGGACAAGCACTTTATATTGGCGAATTATTTAATCAAGTTATTCGTGTAAATATAACTTCTCCGGGATCCGGATATACTTCTGCAAATCCTCCGAGAGTTATAATTGGTTCTCCATCAGGACCAAATGGAATTACTGCAGAAGGAGTTGCTGTTGTAAGTGGATTTGGATCTGTTACTTCTGTAGATTTAATTTCAAATGGAAATCAATATAGATCTGCACCAAGTATTAGTATTGCTTCTCCACTTTCTGGAATTACGGCAACCGCAACAGCAGAAATTGGTCCAACATATTTCACTATAAATAGTGCTACAACTCCTACTGCAGGAGTATCCACAATCACTCTGGATCAAAATTTACCATCAAATATTGGTATTGGATCCACAATTCCTTTTGCTAAACAATCATTAATTCTTGCATCATCGTATACTTTTGAATATGTTGGATCTGGAGTAACTATTTCAACTGCATTTCCATCCTTTGGAGGTGTGTCAATTCCCGCAAACATGGTTGTATCTGAAAATGGTGGAAAAGTAGTATATACTTCAACAGATGAAAAGGGAAATTTTAGAATTGGTGATGGATTTACAATTAATCAACAAACAGGAACAATTACCGGAGATGCTTTCAATAAAAGCATTCAGGCAACTCTAACACCACTCATTATTGCATTAGGAGCACAATAAAAAATGGCTGCAATTCCATTAAATAAATTTAGAACAATTACACATACTCTTACGACAAGTAGTGTAGGAATTTATACTTGTCCTCCTGGTGTTGCTTCGCTCATCATATATGGAAATGTTGCAAATGTAGGAACCGGAAGTTCTGTAACTTCATTTACTGTTTTTCACAGTAGAAATCAATCGGATACACAAATTATTCAGCTCGGAAGAATACCTTCTCAAGATTCGATGTCATTTATTGATGGAAGATTGGTTCTGGAAACCGGAGACATTTTGAAAATTCAAGGTGATTTGAATAATACTATGAAATGTATTATTAGTATACTGGAGAATGCTAAGTAATGGCAAGACTTCTTTCTGGTAGAGTTGGAATCACTAGTTTTTCTGGATTATCTACTGATAGATATCAATGGATTGATGCAAGTCAATCAGAACCAAATTTAAATCTTCCTGAAAACAATAATTATGTTTTGTATAGTGATGTTGCAGGAAATCGTTATTGGGGTCCAGTTTCTCCTAGCGGAACAGTTAATGGAATTACTGTTCAGGATGAAGGAGTTACACCTGTAGGATTTGCAGGATCAATTACAATTGTAAATTTTGTAGGATCTGCAGTCACTGTATATGAAACAAAACAAACAGTAGGTGGTAGTGAAGTTGGTGTTGCGACTGTAATAATCGGATCACTTCAAAATGGTATTACAATTAAAGATGAAGGTGTAGTAATTCCTGCTGGTGGAGTTGGAATTATTACTACAGTTAATTTTGTAGGATCTGCAATTAGTGCGGTTGCAACTTCTTCTGGAATTGCAACTGTAACAGTTAATAATCTTGGAATCACTGTTCAGGATGAAGGTGTAGTAATTCCTGCTGGTGGAGTTGGAATTATTACTACAGTTAATTTTGTAGGATCTGCAATTAGTGCGGTTGCAACTTCTTCTGGAATTGCAACTGTAACAGTTAATAATCTTGGAATCACTGTTCAGGATGAAGGAGTCACTCCTGTAGGGTTTGCAAACTCAATTTCAGTTGTAAATTTTGTTGGTGATATTGTTCAGGTTGTTCAAACAACACAAACTATCAATGGAAATACAGTCGGAGTTGCAACTGTACAGTTCGGAACATTTGAATCTGGAGTTGGCATTGGTAGCTTTATTGAGGATCCAATGTATGATGTTGAATATTTAAATCCAGAAGTTGGACTTTCAACAAATTTAACCATTGATTCAAGTAATATGCCAAATGCAACAAAATCATGGACTTCATATGAACAATTCAATATAAATCAAAATGTAATTTTTACGATTGGTAATGGGAAAACATTTATCGTAGATATTCTAAATTTAGCATCAGTCTAGGTTATAAATAAAACAAAGAAAAAATTTAAAACAAAAATATAATGTCATTACTTCGCGTAAATACGATTCAGAATAGAACTGGAACCGATAAAGTAACTTTTCCTTTTGGAATAGGTGTTACAAACGGAATTCAAGTTTCTGGAGTAATTACCGCAACATCTTTTGTCGGAAGTGGTATTTCCTTGACAGGAGTTCAGGGGACAATTACTCTTCAGGGTCCAGGGCTTACTAATTTATCTGGTATTACAACAATTAATGTTGGTGCAGGATTAACTTATAATCAATTTTCTACTGGAATTGGTAGTATTGGAATTTTACCTCAAAGTACTGTTACTGCAACAAATGTTACTGCAACAAATGCGAGAATTACCGGAATTGCAACACTAAGTTCAGTAGGACTTACAACAATTAATTCTCTTGGTGGAGGTGAAATTCGAGCTCAGGGATTGAAATCATTAATTAGACAATCTTTTGAGACTAGAGCAGAATTAACTTCACAACTTGCAGCAGATTATCATGGAGCAATTGCTCATACTCATGATGATGCTCAAATTTATCTTGCTAGAGTAAATGGAGTTTGGGATAGATTGGTAAAAGAAAATCATACTGCAGGAATTATTACATCTTCGAATGGATTTTCTGGAAATTTAGTCGGAAATGTAACTGGAAATGTAACTGGAAATATAACTGGAAATATAACTGGAAATGTAAATTCGACTGGTGTTTCGAATATTGCATATTTGCAAGCAACTACAATTAAAGTTGCAACAGCAGCAACAGTAGCTACAGATTTGACAGTAGAAAGAAATCTCAATGTTTCTGGAGGAATTGTTGGAAATATTTTTTCAATTAATAATAGCGGCGTTTCGACGATTTCATATCTTCAAGGAACAAATATTAATATTACTGGAATATTGACAGCAGCATCCGTAAACGCTAGTGGCACAATTACAAATTCCACATTTTCTCAAGTAGCAAATTATGCAGGAATTGCTACGACAGTAACTTTAGTTGCAACAAATACTACAAGTGCAAATCACTTTATTACTTTTGTAGATACTGCAACTGGGAATGAAAATGTAAGAACTGATACTGATCTTACATATAATCCAGGAGCAAATTTACTCACTGCTGGATGGTTTTCTGGTAGAGTATTGTCTACTCATATTAATAATACCGGAGTATCAACTTTTTCCGGAAATATGACACTTGCTGCAGATATTATACCGGATACAAACAACATTAGAAATCTTGGATCTGATACTGTAAGATGGGCAAATATATACGCAAATGACATGCACCTTTCAAATAAAGGTGGATCAAATAGTGTAGATGGAACTTGGGGAGATTGGACACTTCAGGAAGGTGAAAATGATATATTCATGCTCAATAATCGAACAGGAAAGAAATTTAAAATTAGCATGACGGAAGTTTCCTAATAAATAAAAAAGTAAATTGTAATATACAAGTACTATGTCTAGAGCCAGAGAACTGGCAAAATTTGGTGCTCGTCAACAAATAATATCAGGAATTAGTTCCTTTGTTGGAGTTTCAACTTTTGCTTCAGATGCCTATTTTTACAACAATATTGATGTCTTAGGAAACTTAAATGTTACAGGAGACACAACATATGATAAAACCACATCTACAAATTCAACAATTACTGGAGTTTCAACTACAAAAGATTTAGTTGTAACTCAAAACGCAATTATTACTGGTATTATAACCGCAGGAAATGATAAAGTAGTTATTGGAGCGGGAGTAACAAATTTATTAGTTCGTGGAAACGCTAGAGTTACCGGCATTCTAACTATTGGTTACGCTAGTGCTACACTATCAGACGCGGGAATGATTATTGGAGGATCAAATGTTCATTCCCTTGGCGTCGAAACACTTCAAGTCAATGCATCTGGGTTAAATGCAACTGGTATAGTTACTGCAAGCGCATTCGTTGGAAGAATTACTGGTAATATCAATGCAACTGGTGTTTCGACTGCAGCTCAATTACAAGCAACCACAGTAAACGTAAGTGCTGCTGCTACTGTTCCAACTCTAAGTGGTACTACAGCCACCTTTACAAATATTGTAGCAAATGGAAGAATTACTGGTAATATCAATGCAACTGGTGTTTCGACTGCAGCTCAATTACAAGCAACCACAGTAAACGTAAGTGCTGCTGCTACTGTTCCAACTCTAAGTGGTACTACAGCCACCTTTACAAATATTGTAGCAAATGGTGGATTTGCTGGTAATATCAATGCAACTGGTGTTTCGACTGCAGCTCAATTACAAGCAACCACAGTAAACGTAAGTGCTGCTGCTACTGTTCCAACTCTAAGTGGTACTACAGCCACCTTTACAAATATTGTAGCAAATGGTGGATTTGCTGGTAATATCAATGCAACTGGTGTTTCGACTGCAGCTCAATTACAAGCAACCACAGTAAACGTAAGTGCTGCTGCTACTGTTCCAACTCTAAGTGGTACTACAGCCACCTTTACAAATATTGTAGCAAATGGTGGATTTGCTGGTAATATCAATGCAACTGGTGTTTCGACTGCAGCTCAATTACAAGCAACCACAGTAAACGTAAGTGCTGCTGCTACAATTGGTGGTGATCTAACCGTTACCGGAAACTTTACTGTAAATGGAACAACAACAAATGTTAATACAACAAATTTAGTTATTGAAGATAAAAATATTGTACTTGCGGATGTAACAACTCCTACTGATACTACTGCAGATGGTGGTGGTATTACTATTAAAGGTACTACAGATAAAACATTTAATTATGTAAACAGTAATACATCTCTTACTTCCTCAGAGAATATTAATATTGTTTCTGGAAAAACTTATAAAATTAATGGAACTGATGTTTTAACATCATCTCAAGTTCTTGGTAAAGCAGTTCCTTCAGGCGTAATTGTTGGTACTACAGATACTCAAACACTTACCAATAAGACACTTACTTCACCAACACTAACTACTCCAGCATTAGGAACACCTTCTTCAGGTACTCTTACTAGTTGTACTGGATTACCTATTTCTACTGGTGTATCTGGTCTTGCTACTGGAGCTGCTACTTTCTTAGCAACACCTTCATCGGCAAACTTAGCAACATTAGTAACTGATGAAACAGGATCTGGAGCACTTGTATTTGCTACGAGTCCAACTTTAGTAACTCCAGCATTAGGAACACCTTCTTCAGGTACTCTTACTAATTGTACTGGATTGCCCATTAGTGGTTTGACTCCATCCACAACTACTTCTCTTGGTGTAGGTTCAATTGAACTTGGAAATGCAACTGATACTTCAATCACCAGAAGTGCTGCTGGTACAGTTCAAATTGAAGGTGTTACTATTGCTACTGCAACCAATACTCTTACACTCACTAACAAAACAATTGGTGCTGCTACAATTTCTGGAGATCAAATTCCTAATGCGAACAATAGTATAAACCTTGGTTCATCCGCTAACCGTTGGGCAAACGTTTACTCAAACGACTTAGACTTGTCCAATGAAGGAAATGCAAATGGAATTGATGGAACTTGGGGATCATACCTCATTCAAGAAGGTGAAGAAAACCTATATATTATTAATAGAAGAAGCGGCAAAAAGTTCCGCTTTGTTCTTGAAGAAATTTGATTTGCAACTTATAAATATACAAGGAGATTAACACAAAATGCCTTTATATGGAGACGGCGTAAACGTCACTAAAACTACATCCGCTACGGCTGCAACCTATGGTTCGGCAAATGCAATTCCGATTATTACTGTTGATGCGAATCAACGAATCAGTGCAATCAATACAACCGCACTTACACTTACTGCGGCAATTAATGCAAATGCTTCTGCTGGTGATATTGGAACCTATGCGTTTCTACAACAAAATAATAGTACCACATCATATGCTCCAGGATCTACCTTAGCCGGGTCTTCATTATTTTATTCAGATTCTACTGGAAGACTTTATACGTCTTCACAACCTGCAGGCAATTGGAAGTGTATGGGATATGATTCTGGTGCTGCTTTAGTGAATACTGGAACAGGAACTGGATCCGGATCCGGATCAGGTACAATTTCTGGCAATACAGGAACCGTCAATGTTTCTGGTACAATTTCTGGTACTGCGAGTGGTGGTAACCTATCTACTAATAGTGGTTTTCAACCACAGATTAAAGCAGCGAGTGTTAGCGGAACCTTCTCTGGATCTGGTTCGTCATCATCAGTAACCGGAACAGCGTCAGTAAACGTTACCGTAAACTCAGTTACGGTCAATACCACAGTTGCATATTCTGCAACTTTGTGGATGCGTTATTCTTAATGTAGGAGAAAAAAATGACAGTAAAATACGAAATTATAGCAGCAAGAAATCCAAAATGGGCACATCCGGATCATAATCGAATTGATCTGGAAGTTGATTTTGCAGATTTGCCGGAACATTGGTTACCATACACATGTTGCCCAGACGATGTTGTTGAGCATTCGAGAGAACTCTATACTCGTGCAATTAATAATGAATTTGGAGAAATTCAAGAATTTGAACAAAAGGATCTTTGGTATCCTTTAGATCAAACCTTTGTGCAAGTAAGTAATGAATCTTTAGTACAGATTCTTCTTGAAAAAGGAATTCTTACTGACGAAGAAGTTGATCAAATTTTGGTTGAAGATACGAGAACCGTCGCATTCGCAATTACGACGAGTCAACCAGGACACCGTGTATTTAATGGCGGAATGTTCTAATCGATGATTTCAGAAAAGTGGCAACACTCAATGAATCGCTATCTGGGAATTCCCCTAGATAGCGATTTTTTTGATTTTTATATTCAACCAGGAATTTGTAAAGAAATTATAGGAAAATTTGATAAATTTTATTCAAATTCAATTTGCATTGGATCGAATAAAATTTATTGCTGGTCAGAATTTCACGCTAAAAAAATAAATTCAATATATGCAACTTGTCCATTTTTATTTGATCTTGCAAGAGTCGCAATCAAGAAAAAATTTAATTCAAGAGGATCATTATTTTTTCTACCCAGAGAAGATCGTGTAGTCAAACGTAATAATGATATGAAATGGAAAGATATACTGAAATCTGCACCACAACCAATTACAATTCTTTCTGCATATCGAAAACAAGATTTTTGGAATTCAAATCTTGAGATTGCAGTCGAAAGTTTAACCGAAGTAAAAACTAGACAATTTCGTCTATCAGAATTATTATTATCTCATGAATACATCTATGTACCTTTACCAAGTTCGGATACATTTTATGCAAATTTTTTGAACAAAAAAGTAATTCATTATGACAATATTGAAAATTATTCGTCTAAAAAACAATCAGAAATTATTTCTCCGAGCATTTATCTTCGATATTTAAATTGGTCATATGAGAAAACAAATGAAATTCAAAAAAAATTCTTTGAATTTAATTTGAGTCAATCTGATTTTGATTTTTTAACAAAAAAAATGCTAGGTCTTGAGGTATTAGAATCCCCAGAAGACTTAGCAGAAAAACTTTTATTGAGAGAATATTCTTTTGATTCTTTATCCAGTGAATGCTATCAATGGATAAAACAAAAATCTAAAAAACTTGTAAATTCTAAATCTAGTAGTGAGTTCACTAATCTATACAAACAATTTTAGAATTGTCGAAAAAAATCAGAATCATTCCATCCTTTATCATCCACATAATGCATTGCTCTGGGTTTTCCAAAAAATAATTGATGATATTGAACTCCCCATTTTTTCAATTGATTTTCCGTCAATAAACGCATTCTAATGTCTGCCAAAAATTGATTATTTTGAGAATCAATCATTCCACGAGCAGTCATTAAATAAATTGTTGCTCCATTATTAAAAAGTTGATTGATGATATTGATTCTTGAATAAATTGGTTCCGCATTTTCGCAATCACCTTTCATTTCATTACAAATTGTACCGTCAATATCAAAACAGTACACTTTTGAATTTTCTGGTATATCCATCATATATTTGTAAGAGCAGTTTCATTATACAACAGAATTTCTCAAATGTCCAGAAAATATTAGATTGTGTTTAATTCTGCTCCACATTCTCGGAAGAACATATAAAACTGCCACAGGACTTCTACTTCAAATTCGTGAAATGTAAGTTCATCTGTTGTAAAATCAATGCGGTGACATTGATTTTTTTGAATTAATAAAGTTGGAACAGTCGAATGTCGTTTCGGGGCAATTAAAAATCGATTTATATTTTCAATATTTTCTAAAGCATTTGAAATTGGAGAATTAATTCTCGTTGTAATTCCAATAATTAGATCCGCATTCAATGCTGCATAATCTACCCATTTTTGATGCCAATTTTCATCACCACCCAAAGCGGTAAGATGAATCGCAGTTGGAGCAAAACAAAACTTCTGGAGATATCGAGACATATCACTTGCAGCATGTTCCGCAACTGCCATATTGCCACCATTACCAATAATGGCAATGCTTTTTGCATTTTTTATAAATGAAACAAATTTTTGATAGTTTATATTAAGCATTTCTCTACCTCAATAATATCTTCTGGACGATCAACTGCTAACGTTCTATATTCTAACATAAATGGCGTAATTTTGACAGCTCCAATAAAACCAAAAGTATCTAAACCATTCCATTCATTGACTAATGTTAGATCATATTTTTCCCAGTTCTGAATAATTTTTGTTTTATAAACATATAACCCAGAAATTCCATATAAATTTTTACTTCTCATTTCTGGATTTCTTGTCAAATGAGTAACCTGTTGATTATTTACAATACATTTTACACAATCATGATCTAAAATATCTTTTTCATTGACAGGATATATTGCCTGCGAAAAATCATGATTATTTTTTAGAGTGAATTCTATCATATTATCAAGTACATTTGAATCAATTAATGGTTCATCTCCTTGAAGATTGACAATGTAATTACTTTCCACAGTCTGAGATACTTCTGCCACGCGATGAGTGCAGGTATTATGTTTAGTTGTGATTTGGGATTCATATCCATTAATTTCACACAATGTCTTTATAATTAGATCTTCTGTAGCAATAATGATACGATCAATATATTTACATCGAGAAGCAATGTCTGCAACTCGAAGAATCATTTCTCTTCCTAAAATTTTTGCGAGTGGTTTTGAAGGAAACCGACTAGAATTTAATCTTGCAGGAATAATACAGGTTATTTTTTCCATTTCCAATAATCAAAATCGTTTTTAAAAAATTTATGAATTAAATTTAATTGTTTGTCGGAAAATATTTTCGATACTTTTTCTGCAGTATATGTTCCAGTTTTTTTTGTATGTGGAATATTTTTTGAAATATTATATATCTCACACAGATTTTCTAAATCCTCTTGAAGATTTGAAAATCTAATTGTATATAAATTTGAATGTTCTAATGCTTTATCGTAAAATTCATATTGTCTATAGATTTCTAAATGAAATTTATTTAAAATAATATCACTAAAACCATATTTCAATGGTTGCATAAATCGGGAATCAAATTTTGATCTTAGATATTCTTCGGATGTTTTTTCAATTGAATTTCCTTTATTATATTCTTCGATTCCTTTTCCAGACCATGCACATTCGGATGCACAAATTTCATATGGATGACGAATTGCAATAACTGGTCTTAGTTCCGAAACATCAAGATTTTGAGTCAATTCCTTGTAGTTTGTATGTTCTTTAAAATTTTCGGAGTATGATTTTTGATATTTTCCTTGGCGATATTGATTATCTATGTTTTCACTTTTGCGAAATTTAGTGAAAATGTCATTTTTTTCTTGACATAATTGTCCAAGAACACATTCAATTGTTGTTCCCGCAGTCTTTGCCGGTTTGAGAAAATAAAAACCATGAGAAAATGAAACTAACATAATTTGTCTGCAATATACTCTACTTCGTTATCAGTTAATTCTGGGTAAATTGGAATACTTAAGACTTTTTGAGATAATTTTGTTGCAATTGGTTCATTACTTAAAACATAGGAATAATTAATTCTTGTATCAATTCCAAAATTTTTCAAAGTTTCTCTAATTTTTTCTCTTTCATCGGTTTTAATTACAAATTTTTGAAATGCATGTTTTTGGTGATTTTTGATAACTGTCTCATATTTTATATTTTCTTTCCAGAATTTTGCAATTTTGTTTCGTCTTTCTTGCCATTCATTCAAATAAGATGATTTTATTAATAAAAGAGCACAATCCAACTCACTCATTTTTGAATTTGTTGCAAATTGTGTATATTCTGGATGATGATGATGTCTAAACTTTTTGGAAAATTCTATAACTTCGGAAAGACAAGATACGATTGCTCCGCCATTTCCGTAGCAGGGTAAATTTTTCATCGGATCAAAACTAATTGTTGTAATTTGTCCAATTCGTTTATAATCATTTCCACACCAATGTTGAGCACCATCTTCAAGAATAATTGCCTCAGTTTCAAAAGATTCTAATGGTGCTCCATATAATCCAACAATACAAATTAGATCATTTTTTTTCGCATTTATATTCTGATAATTTATGATTCCAAAATCATCCACATCTACATAAACAATTTTACATTTAGATCTTTGAAATGCATTCTTAGTTGCAATAAAAGTAAAAGCTGGAAGAAATACTGTTCCGTCATGAGTTTGTTTATACCATTCTGCAACGATTTCTAGTGCTTGAGTTCCACTGTGACAAGTAATTGCAGTTTGTTGATTTTTGAAACTCAACCAAGATTCAAATTTCTCGGTATATTTTCCTAACATTAATTTTCCAGTAGAAAATATTTCATCCGTTTTATCAAGTGTTTCTTGTCTTAGATTTTTATATTGCCTGTCTAAACCAGTAAATGCTATTTGATAACCATTCATAATAATATTTTAAACCTTCTTCTAAATTTGTTTGTGGAGAATATCCAAAGTCATTTGCTGCATTATCAATACAAAGAGTATCTCTACTTGGAAATTTATCATCTTTATCTTTGAGAATAATTTCACCTTTACCGACAATTTGTTGAATTATTTTTGCTGCGTCAAGTAAAGTTTTACCTTTGCCTCTAGTGATATTATAAATGTTTTGATTAAAATTTGCAAGAGATGCTAATACAATTCCTTCTGCAGTATCTTCTACATATGTAAAATCTAATTTTTCATTACTACCTTTTACAATCATTGGATTGCCATTTATTGCATTTAGCATAAATTTAGCAATGACTCGATCTTTGACATCACGAGGACCATATACAGCTGACGGACGAATAATTGTATAAGGCATTTTATATCTATAATGATAGTCTTCGACAATTTTTTCTCCAGCATATTTCATAATTGCATATAATCCTTTTGGATTGCAAATTTGATTTTCTGATGCAGGACCTTTGAAGTCACCATATACCATAGAAGAAGAAATATAAACAAATTTTTTATCTTTACATAGTTCCAAAATATTCACCAATCCTTGCATCATTGTTTTAGATCCTTCTTGTGGATTTAGATCCACAGATTTTTGTCTAGGATATGAAGCTAAATGTATAACAATATCTGGATTGAATGAATTGAATACACTATAAAGGGCAATAAATTCACAGACATCAAAATTTAATATTTCAGAACGAATATATTTTTTTCTTTCATCTAAAAGATAACTTATTTCTTTTTCTGGAATAGATCCATATGTCTTATGATTATCAATCACAAGAACCTCATGATTTTTATTTTCTAATTTATGAACAACTTGATGTCCAATAAATCCACATCCACCAGTAACAAGTATTCTCATAAGCTTGACAAATAATTAAAATGTATATAAAATAACTCTGTCAGGGTTAAAACCCAATATGGATTGACAAAGCTATGTTTATGTGTTATTATAGCACAGAATTTGTAATTTTGCATTAATGAACAAAACATTCAAAAAGAACATAAAGTTACTTATGTCCTCTTATTGTGATGCTGCAATTCGACAATCAAAGAAAAATGAAAAGAATGCAATTGCATTGTATCAAGAAGTTTTTGTAGACAAATTAGATCCAACAGCAGATATGAATTATGAATGGATATTTTCTCTATGTCAGATGGACACTTGAAGAACTGTCTACTTGCCACCCCAAAAGGGTGGTTTTTTTGTTACTATACCTTCAGTTGAAAAAAAGTTTATGCCAGTTAATTTTGAAATTAAGGGAAATCTTGCAAGACTTCTTGCAACAGAAAATTTGATTGTTGAGCATAAGAAAGTAGAAACCGCTCAGTTTGATATTGATAATCGAGTTCTAACTCTTCCAGTTTGGGAAAAAGCTTCTGCAACTGTATATGATATGTTAGTCGGGCATGAAGTTGGACATGCTTTATATACGCCTTTAACCGAATGGAAGAAAACTGAAGAATATAAAAATGTTCCTTACGATTATGTCAACGTTGTAGAGGATGCTCGTATTGAGAAATTGATGAAAAGAAAATTTGCCGGACTTTCAAGAGATTTTTATAATGCATATCAAGAACTCAATCGTGAAGATTTTTTTTGCACAAAAGATTCTGATCTTAACGAATTTCTTCTAATTGATAAAATTAATTTATATTTCAAAATTGGTGCATATTTGGTAATTGATTTTTCTGAAATTGAGGAAGAATTTATTGTACAAATTCGTAATTGTGAAACCTTTGAAGAAGTTTTAGAAATTTCAAAAAATATTTACGAATATACTAAATCCCAAAGGATTGAGAAAAAATCATTTTCACCAAACGAATCTTCAGGTGAAGATCAACAACAAGAAAATCAACAAAGTTTATCAGAAACTTCGGATCATAATCAAACAAAGTCTGAAGACTCTTTTCCCGATGAAGAAGAAAATAATTCTGAGCAAAATGAAAATTCAAATTCTACTTCCGTAGAAAATTCAATTGATGAAAGTAAAACTCAGAGAGCATTTAGTTCAAATACTCAACAACTGATAGATAATTACAGTGTTTCGGATACTTTATATTTGACTCTTCCTGAAATTGATTTAAATCAAATTTTAGTTACTTTTGATAAAATTTTTGATCATCTAAAAAGATTTTATCATATAAATGATAATGATATTATTAGAAATGAAGTAATTCAATTTAATCAATTTAAAAAATCTTCAGTAAAAGAAGTTAATTATTTGGTCAAAGAATTTGAAATGAAGAAATCTGCGGATTCTTATTCTCGTTCTTTAGTTTCTAAAACTGGTGTATTGGATACATCTAAACTTCATACCTATAAGCATAATGAGGATCTTTTTCGAAAGGTAACTGTTATTCCTGAGGGTAAAAATCATGGATTGATTTTTATTTTGGATTGGTCTGGATCTATGCAATGTACAATTCAAGATAGTATTAAGCAATTGTTTAGTCTTCTTTGGTTTTGTCAGAAAGTTAATATTCCGTTTGAAGTTTATGCATTTAGTAATGATGCATGGGCATTGAATCAAAAACCAGGAGAATATTATTCGAATTGGGATAATTATCCCACTACTAAGGAATGGAAAGAACGTCAAGTTAGCATTGAAGGATCTTTTCGTATGGTGAATATTTTTAGTAGTAAGTCGAAGAAAAGAGAGTTTGATGAAATGATGAAACTTATGTGGATTCTTAGTAAATCTTTTGTTTCTTCACAGATTCCAAATACATCTGCTTTTGGATTGTCTTCGACTCCATTTAATGAAAGTATTATTGCACTTCGACCAATTTTGCGTAAATTTATTTCCGAGAATAAATTGCAAAAATGTCATACAATTTTCTTTACTGATGGTGAAGGAAATCCTGCAACATATAATACATATTTGAATTATGGAAAAGATGAATATAAATTTAAAGAAAAAAGTCGTCGAATAGTCAGATCAAATTTTTTTATTCGCAATTCAATTACGGGTAAGACTTATAATGCCGGAAACAATGACAGTGAAAATAGTGCTGCAATTCTCTTAGCAATCAAAGATGAATTTAGTCAAAGTAATTTTATTGGATTTCGTTTGATTGATAGAAAAGAATATCGTAGTTTTTATGATTGGTATGCACACATCGAATTTGATTCTTATGATCGGATGAGAGAGAGTATCAAAAAACAAGGAAGCGTTTGCCTCAAGTCATCTGCATTCGATATACTTTTTGGAATTCCATGTAGCAATCTTTTTACTGATACTGAATTTTCTGTGTCTGAAGATGCTTCCAAAAGGGAAGTTTCGAACGCTTTTCGAAAAATGTTCAGGGGAAAGATGACAAACAAGAAAGTTCTGTCAACCTTTATCTCTCAGATTGTTTGAGGTAAGAAAGAGTTGACACGCTTCTAAAACCGTTCTAAATTATACATGAGTGGACAATTAAAGAACTGTCCACTTCTTCAACACAAGACACAATTTTTTGCTATTATAAGGAAGTTCTGAGATTCAATTATGCCTCGCTCCATCGACTTCAACTGCCACAAGCAGCAAATTATTGATAATTTCGGTACGGAAATTGATGCCGATATGATTCGTGCATATTGCAATCAAAATAAAGTTTCATATGTTACAATTACAAAATATCTAAATCAGTATAAAATTGGTAGAGGTAAATGGAATATGAGTATTGATGACACTAAAAAACAACTCGAAACTTTGGTCGAAGATAATCTGTCTATGTCTAAGACAATGTTTATCGAGCAAAATTTAATTCCTTCTAAAGATGATACTTTCGTACAGTTTGGTAATTTCAAAGATCTCAAAAAAGTTATTGCTTCTCGCCAGTTTTATCCTATATTCATTACCGGGCTTAGTGGTAATGGAAAAACTTTTAGTATTGAGCAAGCATGTGCTCAATTGAATCGAGAATTGATTCGAGTGAACATCACTGTCGAAACGGACGAAGATGATTTGATTGGTGGATTTCGTTTGATTCATGGCGAAACTGTTTGGCATAATGGTCCTGTAATCGAAGCACTTCAAAGGGGTGCAATATTACTTCTCGATGAGGTTGATCTTGCAAGTAATAAAATTCTATGTCTTCAATCTATTCTTGAAGGAAAGGGAGTTTTTCTCAAAAAAATTGGCGAATATGTAAAGCCTTCTTCCGGATTTACGATTATCGCAACTGCAAATACCAAGGGTAAAGGATCTGATGACGGACGTTTTATTGGCACGAATGTGTTGAATGAAGCATTTCTCGAACGTTTTCCTGTAACCTTTGAACAAGAATATCCGAATCCAACAATCGAACAAAAGATTCTTGAAGGAGTTGCTTTAGATTATGGTGTAGAAGATCGTGATTTTTGCAAACGTCTTGTAGAATGGGCAGAGATTGTTCGTAAAACCTTTTATGAAGGTGGTATTGATGAAGTTATTTCGACTCGTCGATTGGTTCATATTATCAAGGCATATGCAATTTTTGCCGATAAAATGAAATCCGTGGAAGTTTGTTTGAATCGTTTTGATCTTGAAACAAAAACTTCATTCATGGAACTTTACACAAAACTTGATGATACCGTAACCATTTCAAACTATCAAGAGAATAGTCAAACAGTTACGACTTATTAATAACCTACATATTATTTAAATTCAACCAAATCAATTTGATCTCATGATTAATTTTTCTTTAGAAACAACTGACAACTGTAATGCAGACGAATATGAGATTATAAGTAATCTTATATTTGAAGAAGAAGATGATGAATTTGAAGATGAACGAGGATCACAAGACAAATATGCGGAAATGGCACAAAGATTTTACGCTTGACAAATTCATTCAAATTCACTAAAATGTCCTTCATAAACCAAGTTGGTATCATGATTACTGAAAGGGATTTAAAATCGCATGATGATTATGAAAGCTTTGCCAAGTATCTTGGAATTGAATATGAGGATTATTTTGAATTGATTGGAAAAGATTCTGATGATGAATTGGAAAAAAATCTGAGTAATATAAGTAATACTTATGCCACTCATAAGAAACGCTAATCATTCAACCCCTTGACAACGCTACTGATTCTGCTATAATAAGGGGACAAAGAGAATGAGATGCGCTCTAAAGACACTCAAAACTGTACACTCGATTTGTTTTTATCATGTCTGCTCAAATTATGAACATCGCCAATTCCACTGCCATTGAATCTGTTTCTTTTGGTGATAATAGTGCTGTTGGTGTACGTTTCAAAGGAAACGATTCTGAATATGGTTTTCTTGCCAAAGATCAGAATGCAGTTCGTAGTGCTCTGGAAACCGCTATCGGCAAAGGTGATAGCATTGGCAAATTGATCGCAACTCTTCGTAGCGAAGGTCAGCTTCAAGCTGTCTGAGAATAAAAACTAGGCATCTACTTCAAAGAGTAGTATAAGTCCTAGTCAAAAAAAAACCGAATATATATACTTTGTCATTCTAACCTCCTTTATCGGAGGTTTTTTAGTTTAACCCATGAAATTTTATAAAATTCAATCTATTCGTATTGAGACTTCTGATTATTGTAATCTGAAATGTCCTTCATGCCTTCGATACAGTAATAATAAAAATTATAAAGTCAAGGAACTCAATCCAATTGAATCTGTTAATAAAAATCATATTAGCATTCAACAAATTAAAAAATGGTTTCCTAGAGAATTTCTAGCAAAAAGAGTGAATGGAATTGTATTATGTGGACAAGCAGGTGAACCTGTTCTTGCACCAGATTTTCATGAAATTGTAAAATATTTTATTTCATGTAATTGTTTTATTACCGTATCTACAAATGGTTCTGTTCATGAAAAAGAATGGTGGGCAGAATTAGCAAAAATTTCCAGAAAAAATGTTGTAATAAAATTCTGTCCAGATTCTATCAAACCAAATAATAATTTGTATAGAATCAATTCCGATACAAATAAAGTGATTGAGAATATGAAAACTTATAATGAGAATGGAGGATTATCTCAATATTCTTGGTATATTTTCAAACACAATGAAGATGAACTTTTAGAACATAAAAGAATTTCCGAAGAAATTGGATGTGCAAGTTTTGTGGCAGAATTTCCAAATGGACTTGAAAGAATTGATTATTATACTGTAGATGATGGAAAACGAAACTACAGGATTGAACCATCCACAACATTTTCGGATCGAAATACTTTTCCAGAACAAGGGAAAATATTTTGCAAAGCAAAACATCGAAAAATGTTAGAAGTTTCTGCAAATGGAATTTTGTATCCTTGTTGTTTTCTTGCCTCAGAATTTCGAAAAGCATATAATAATTTTTTTATAAATGAAAATGATACTTCTGTGAGTGGAAATATAGATAGATATCATTTTGTTCGAGATATTGAAAATCAAGGTGGAATCAAAACACTTTCACTAAAACATTACACAATATATGAAATATTGGATACTCCACTTTATCAAAAAGTAATTGAAAATACTTGGAACAATGATGGGATTTGTAAAAAATTTTGCACCAGTGCAGATCAAAGAATCAGTCAAAACATCAACGGAATTAATATTATGAGGTCATACTGATGTTATTACTTGTAGCACTTTTAACTTGCCAACAAGCACAAATTTTAATTGCAAATATTCAACTTAATAGAACATTGAATGAGCAACAAAAAAAAGAACTTATATCTGAAGTATTAAATTTTACAGAAAAAAAATGTATTTTTCAAAAGAAATGATAAATTATTTCTGCATTCTTTTGATTGGAATTATTGCATATCTGATGATTATAGATGAAAATATTGCAATTTATATGACTCTAATGACTAAACTAATCAAAGTTAATATTCAAAGATTTTTTTGGGCAATTCATTTTCACCCAAAAAATCCAATACAAAACTTTATTATTCGTCGAAGATCATATAAACTTGCTCAAGAAATGATGAAGAAACTTTGGAAAAATAAAAAGGTATTATAAATAACTAAAAAGTATCTGTAAAAATGAACACACAAGACTATCGCAATCTTCAAGAAGCATATATGGAAGTTTATGAACAAGAAAAAGCTAGAGGTCCTAGAATATCAGATTTTTATGATTTGCAGGATAATAATCCAGCTGAGTCTGGTGGACCTAAAGGTGGTGGAACAATAAAGGGGCCAAAAAGAAAAAATGTTATAAGAAAAGAAGAAGTAGACATTTATGACATCATCCTCTCACACCTTCTTGATGAAGGATATGCAGAAACACCAGAAGCAGCAGAAGTCATTATGGTGAATATGAGTGAAGAATGGATGCAAAGTATTGTTGAGGCATATCAAGAACCAAGATTTAATAGAAAGAATTACCTCGCCAAACTTTCTAAAAGAGGTGGTATGGGAATGGGAACTCCAGAAGACCCTCACGGTTATAGAGACCCAAGAATGACAAAAGTAGGTGCCGAGTTTTCAAAAAGAAAAACTGCTGCTGCAAGAGCAAAGAAAACTGGACAACCAGATAGTTACAGAGCAGAAAAGGAAGCACAATCAAAAAATTGTTGATTTCAATTTCTAAACTGGTACAATCTCCTTGACTTCTAGTTGAGGAGGTTTTATAATATGAGAGTAAATACACCCGAATTATGAGTTTCACAGCAAAAGCAACTCTAAAATATGAAGCAACTTCTGACTTCAAAAATACTGATGATTTTCTTCCAAATGAAAATTTTGTATATGAGTTTGATTGTGATGATTTGAGTACGACTCAAATGTTCAAGGCATATGAAAAGTTTCTTCTTGCTGCTGGATATAATGAACATAACATAATGTCTGGTGCTTGTTCTCTTGCTTTCAGTGACTGGAGAAGTCCAGAAATGATGAAGAAAGTCGCAAAAGAGTATGATTTAATTTTGAGTGAAGATGCGAATAATCGTATACTAGAACTGGAAAGGGAAAACTGGAATCTGATTTCAAAGGTTCGTGATTTGTCTGCAAAACTTTCACGTCTTCAAGATCCTGATAATCCCAATTATACGAATGAAGAAGTGGAGGCAATGACTGAAGAGATTCTTAACGATGTGAATATTACAACTTTGAGAAAAGCTTATCGGGTGTGTAGGGATTGTGGAGATAAGTATGGAGAATATAAGGGTGGAGTTTTTTCTACATGGGAATCAACCTGTCATGTGTGTAAAAAAACCAAACCTGTAACTGAGGTAGGAAATTATCGTTATTTGCAGAAAGGTATTCAGGAGTTGAAAAATGAAACTATTTGATTTCAATTATCGTTACGATTTTGGACATGACATTTATCTTCAGTTCTTGATTATAAAAGGGTGGTGTTTATTTCAATTCAATTTAAGTTGGAATGAGGATACCGGGTTTCCATATTTGCAGATTACTTCTGGAAGTAATGGATTATTTGGTTTTATGTTTTGGATATATAAGTTTGGAATAGATTTTGATATTCTATCCAGAACTTGGAATTTTGATTATTGGGAGGTAGAAGATGAAGATTGAAATTGAATTTTGATCTAAATACTTAAAAAGTTAGATTCAAAGTGAAAACTTTCAAACAGTTTATAGATGAAGTCACTCTTAATAAAATGATGAGAAACACACAAGAAAGAGACACCGCAATGGTATCTCGTGATCGTGGATCTCAGTCAGAAAAAGAGAATCGTGATGAGAGAGAATCTCTTGAAAAGAAACTCAGAAGAAAAAGAGTTGGGTTTAGCAAAGTTGTTGGATCTTATGACGAAAAGGGCGAAGGAAAACCTGAGACCGAAGTTTCATACCAACTCACAAGAAATCCGAAGAAACAATCTCGGAAAGGTTTTGAGAGAATGGTGAGGAACATTGGTAAGAAACCAGGACCATCTGGTGAAGCACAACATAGTGTCATTACTCAGAGAAAAGGTCAAGAAGCCAAACTTCACCCAACATCAGAAAGAGGCGATTCATTTCCTATCGGTAAAGTCAAACCTGGTAACAATCCAGATCAATCTATTGGACAAACTACCGTAGGTAAGGTAAGATCGGGTAAGAAGCCAAGTTCTAAAGAAACTCAAACAAAACACAAACAAAACAGAGCATTTCACTATTCCTCCGATGACTAAATCATTTCCCTACCAACATTTTGTTGACGAAGAACAGAACCTCGTGTGGGTTCACTATAATGGTGGTGGGCAACTAGGCCGCTATGGTGTTCCTCAACTGGTCAAGAAGTTCTACCCAGGATATACCTATAAGTTCTGTTCGGAACAACAACTTAAACAAGCCCAAATCTAAATAATTAAAAATATGACAGTCTAAAGAACTTGTGAATGAGGTATTGAAATGACCGAAATTAAACTTTGTAAAGATTGTAAGTGGTATAAAAAATCTTGGTTTGAGCACTTTATTGGCATGGGAGACGGATATGATACTTGCCACAATCCAGTAGTGAGTGGAAATTTTGTAACAGGTAAAACAAAAGATGGTCGTTTTTGTGAGAATATGAGACGACCTTATGGTATGTGTGGTGAAGAAGGTAAATATTGGGAGGAACGAAGAAGAATGTGATATGATAAAAGTTATCAACACAGCAATCAGAATGTTTCATAGAAAAATTAAAAATGACTAACAAAGTCAGATACACAGGTTTTGGTCCTTACAAAGATCAATTTGTGACTGGTCAAATCTTCACAATCAAAAAGATGATACCTTATGCCTGGCACGAAAACTTTACTTTTGAAGAAGTGAAAGGTGAATATCATACCATTTTCTTTGAGGATGTGAAAGATACTTGAATAACTGGCACAGGGGCACTTGAAAACAGGTGATCTTTCTGGTATGATACATTTGTGAATTGAGAAAACCTTTATGTCTTCAAGGTGGGTTAAAAATCCAGATGAAATTGTTTTGGAAGATGTGAAGATGGTTCATTATGAGACGATGGAAGAAGGCAGAGCAGTATGGTTGGGCATCTATCTCAACAACGGAAAAATATATCACCTAAACATCGGCGGTGATAATCTTTATGTAAATTATAGTGATGAGACCTATGACTGAACGAGACCTTACTTATGAACTTCTCTACACCAACTATGTTGACATGGAGAATGGTGATGATGTAGAATCGATTGACTATCGTTCTTTGATTCATATTATCACAGAGATGATGACTCGTA